CACACTTAGCAGCAGGACCATATCCCATGCTCCAGTCGCCATCAAGCACTTCAAAACTTGTCCAACGATGCCAACCTAAACGACACTTTAGCGGCTGAATAGGCTTCAACCCTTGTAGTGTGCGCCAGGTGTTTTCTTTTTCAATGTTCATCGGATGTGAGTCATACCTGCTTGAATAAGCTTCTGATAAGCCTTCTGAACGACAATAGCCTGACGCTCTGCGTCTTCTACTGCCTTGTGACTTGTAACGTGTCCACCATCCTTGAGGCTTACACCAGCAAGATCATAGATAGTGCGACAATCACGAACATTCCAAAACTGCCACGGATACTTCATATCAAGATCACGGAATGCACTTTCTGCAATCACGATATCAAAGCCAGAGCCGTTACTCCAAACCTTATCGTGCCGCTGCCAGCAGAACTGATACAGCTTTTCCATACATTCTTTATACGAAATGCGATCACGTTCACCCATAGCTTCTTCAATAGCCTCAGGGCTTTGTTCACCCCACCAACGAAGTGTATCATCGCTGATAGTGCGATTATAAATTTCAGTCTGTTCTTCCATAGTTGGACGAAGCTCAAGCTTCTCAATTACGCCAACCCCGCGAGGATCGAAACGAACAGCACCGATAGTAAGTATTACAGTGGAAACGTCGGTACTGAGTGTTTCCATATCAATCATAATGTGGTTAGCCATTTGAACTCCAAATATTGTCTATCTTTTTCACATCTTCCAGTATATCACCATTTAGGTAATTTAGCAAGAGCATTGGGCGAGGTTCGGGTAAATAATTTGGCATACTAGAATGTAGTAGCCTACAGTTGTACATCAACACCGACCCTTTAGGCATGTGTCTTTGCTCATGAAAATCCCAAAAGTATTTGTTATATGCTCCATTGTAGCACATATCAATGTCCCAATCAGGTTCGTGACTATTGGGTACAAAACCGGTTGCACCCATTTCAGGCGTAGTATCTTGCAATGACACGATGCACTGTACTCCTAGTAATCTAGGATCCATGTTCCACTGCTTGAATCTATGCGGCGTATCAACGTGAGGATTAACTAACTTAGTATCTCCATTAATCGTAATAATGTCACTCGTATACCAAACAGCATTGTCAAGTTCTTTATTGATACGAGTGATTAGAAAATCATTGATTAGTTTGACTTCCCACCAATCCATAACTGTTTGGCTCCACCAATAACTAATATCACTTAGCTTACTGATGTTCTCCCGTTCTTCGTAACGTTTACCTGAACTGGTTGCACGAACCGGATATAACGTATCCAGTTTGCTATTAATGCCATCAATTAGTTCATCAGGTATCACGTTCTCAAAGAACAGATATCCTTCACCCTCAGTTAAATCATTCACATAATTTCCAATGCGTATATGTCTTTTCATCAAGAATGATATAGCCCGATACCTTAAACCAAGGTCCTAAGTAGCGAGGTTCTTTATAATATTTGTAGCACCATTCTTCTAATTCACTGGTTCCCCTAGAACGATGGTCTGCGTTGCGAATAGGTATACGAATAAATTGCCGTTCTTCCCACGCACCATTAACTGCAACTTGCTTTTTAATCTTCTGTTCTACGGGAACAGCCTCAATAATATCATAGTCAATATAGTCGGATGCTCTTAACCCCATGTTAGTTTGAACCATATATAATCTCTCTCGTATCTAAACTTAAATCGTAAGTAATTTCCCATATACCGATACCTAGTATGTTTTTTATATCCCTGTATATTCTCTTTTACCCATTCAGTTATTTCTGCATAGTTAATTACGGATTCGTTAGGATCATGAAAATGCAGTGCTACTTCATACCAACCAGGATTTGTTTCATCCCATCGCTTAACGTAGTCATAATTATCGTCTGGTCTATTACTCATAACCAACGCAACTTAAACCAATTAGTAGCTTCTTCGTTCTCAAATGTATAAGCGTAAATAACATCTGCATCATAACTAACATCCGACACATCAGTAGCAACCACACTCAAGAAGCTAGCATTGTTGCGACACCATTCTTCTATTTCCTTAGGATTTTCAGGATCAGAAATTAATACCGTGCATGGACCAAACAAAGACATTAGCGATATCTCAATAGAAAAACAGTATACTTGTGTTCATCTATGATTTCAAACGAACGATCTTGCCAGTCAATCAATCGTAGTCCATATTCGGGTTCTGAAATCTGATTGCAATAATCGTTTGAAATACCAATCTGTTGCCAATTATATGACTTAATGATCAGATTGTCAGTCCATGTATCAAACAACTTTTGATCCATATGAAAGTAGCGCATTAGTATCCTCCGGCACTGAGCAATTCTTTTACCTGAGATACGCCGTCGGTATTACGATGAAACTTCAATGCCCACTGTTCAGGATTGATATAATCAAGAACCATTTTTTGCTGCGTAATGTCAAGGTTCTCAAGCAATTCAATACCGCTTTCACTATGATAGAGCATCCAAGGACTGATCTTACCATTAACGATCAAACTGCAAATGCGATTTCTGTTACCATATCGCAGATAATCTTTGCTTTTAATCTTTTCATTCTTAGCATGTTCAATCGTAGTTTCAATACTACGAGCGATAGCATCCAATGGATCTTCCTGCTTAAGATAATCAACCAAGAACTTGTCATAGTTGCTATCACTGCACCAGTTATCAATCTTGACATTGTTCTTCAATAGCCAATCAGCATAACGGTTGACATTAATGCACTTAATGTCAACGCAATAGTGACCAAACTTGACAAAGGCAATGTAGTATGCGCTCTTAGCAAAGTCCTGATAAGTCTTTTGCTTCTTGCTGGCAGTGTTTCTTTTGTAGAACTCAAGCCATGATTGAAAGCCAATACGATTGCCTGGCATGTCGCGGTCTTGCCACCTGCGCTTTGTCTCGCACAGATGGCTCATCATGGTTGTTTCCTTCTGAAAATACCTATTACAGAATTCGCACTGGAACTCTGTCTTAGTTACCGAAGGCTTCTTCGTACTCTTTGATATCTTCGTCTGTAATAAGGTCACTTAATAACTCAATCTCATCAAACTTTAATTCGGGGAACTTATTAGCAAGATACATCTTTGTCTTGTGATTGATGACAAATATCTCGGTAATTAGGGTAAGATCACTGTCACTTGCTTTAGGATATACCTTCTTGTAATAGTCCTTAATTTCTTTGTGCTTTGGGCTTTCTTTAAGCTTACTTACACGCTCACGGATATGCGGAATCCATTGATGAAACTGTTTGCCTATACCCGGGCTTGCAGCACACAACATCAACCACTGTAGCTTAGGATGCTTCTGAACACTCTCGTTGAACAAGTACTTGTTAGCGTGATAGTCAGTGCTTTGCAGATAGTATGATTGAATATCCCCACTACCTTTAACTGCACTGATCCAATGAATCATCATAAATGGCACGAACTTCTTTTGCTGTTCAGGAGTCAACCTATCATAATACGAATAGTCCTTGCGGTCAATAGCCGCAAGTGCTTCAAAGAGGTCAAACTCGACCTTCTCGAACTTTTCGTCCGCTGATAGTTTCTCTTTAGCCATTATGAGCGAAGTGCTTCCATAGTAAGAATATGTTCAACGACCTTGCCCAACTCGTCACCCTGATTAACAATCACAAGTTCGGGACCATCACCATCTTTATAGCGATCTTGCTTGTAATATTCAATGATGTGTCCGCCCGAAGCAGCATAAATGGTGAAACGAACACTAGACTTACCGTTAATACCGTCATGGGCTCTTACTGTATCCGTAGCATATACTTCTTCTTTGCGAGAATTTTCCCATGCTTCTCGGCACCATTGAGCAAACTTTCTCTTAAACCAACCCATCTTCTTTTCCTTTTCTTTTCTTACTTTGCGTGTCCTAGCAGTATCAAGTCTAAAGACTCCAGCACTAGGAGGAGTTCTAGCCATCGTTCTATTATATTTTGCCTGACCTAATGATATATGTCCAGATGACATTATGACTTCTTCTTAGCCTTCTTTTTAATGAAGGTTTCGACTTCAATGTCAGGGAATAGAGTGCGAATCACACCCATAACATCGCCTTCAGTCTTCTTCTTAACGCTCTTTTTGTATGATTCAAGAATATTAGTCATTGTACGCTCCTTAATAAACCAAAGAATAATCTATAACTTCACAATTTCTACTGACTTCTTTAACAAAGTATATGCATCTAGGCTTTTCTCCATCATCAATAGGGACACATAAAAACTGTCCATTCTTTAATCTTGGGGCATACCAAGTAACTTCTGGATAGATATCTACAATCTCAATTGGCAAGAACGAGGGAGAGAATGAACTTAATGGATTGAATTCAAATACATTGAATCCCCTATCGTTCAGACTACTCAACGGCAATGCTTCTAGGTCGCCGTGTTCTTTTTCACCAATCAATACTTGCCAGTCAATTGGCATCTTGATAACTTTGTCTGCTACTCTTAATACAAGTGCAGGACTATTGAATGATTCCAAAAAGATTAATGGAATATAGTGATAGTCTACGTTTGCCGGAACACTATTATCTAGGATAGCAAAGCGCAAATCATCAATTTCGTCGGGGAGAGTTTCTAGGTTATAGAACTCGTTATCTAATGTTAGAATTCGCATAATATAATACTAGCACGGTTAGTTATGATTGTCAACATATTAATAATCTAATTTCTCCAAAGTGAACGGATAGTTGGCCTCTTTATAGAAAGCCTTGCGTTGTGTCAAGTGTCTTTTTGCGAACTTACAAGAACTTGTAACGTCCCAAATCTGTACGTGGTCCTTGTCTTCTGCCTTACGAATACCTCGACCAATACTCTGAATCACTCTCACAAAAGATTTACCTGGTTCAATAAGAACCAAATTAAAGATGCGAGGAATATTAATGCCCACTGCTGCGACTCCGTATGTTGCCACAATGATTTTATCATCGCTAGTAGCGACTTCATCATACTCTTCCTTTCGTTCTGTCAGTTTCGTGCCGCCGTTGACGAACACTGCGTTAGCGCCTAATCGGCTGACAAGTTCTTTACCTGCATTGACACGGTCAACAAGAACAAGAGTGTTTCCAGTCTCGTTGACCTTTTCAATAAGTTCTGCGATTCTATCAAGCCGCTTTTCATCTTCTAATAGATGCTTCAACTCTGACTGATAGTTGGTGAACTCTACATTGTCCTTAAGCTGGACGATGTTAACGTGACACTGTGCAAGTACACCTCGGTCTTGTAATTCACTAGCAGATAGCTTGCCGATTACAGGACCAAGCGAAACGAGCAATGATACACGATCCATTTCAGCTTTGGGAATCGTCCCCGTTAGTCCCCACCGAATCGGAATGTTGCTGAACACGCCAGTAAGCATCGTCTTAAGAACATCAGCCTTAGCCATATGAACTTCGTCAACAATGACGCAGGCAATATCATCAAAGAAGAATTCGTCTAGGCTTTCTTCACCTGCATCGGCTGTGTTCTTAAACAGATTGTTCAATGATTGCCAAGTGCAGATTGTGTGCGTCTTGCCATAGTCTTTACGATCACCAAAGTACACGCCTACATCAAGTCCTAGATTGATATAGTCTGCTTCTGTCTGCACGACTAGGCTCTTGTTAGGGACGATTACAAGACTGCGGCCATACTGTTCTACGCTCTTAGATAGAGCAGCAGTCATGAGTGTCTTACCCGCCCCTGTAGCGACTTCCTGTAGGCTTTGAGGGTTAGCTAAGAAGTTGTTTACAATCTCTACCTGATAGTCTCGTAGCACGATGGGCTGACCCTCACGCTCATGTCCAACTGGCCATACAGTGTCAGCAAAGCTATCTTCACGAATCAAATCAAACTCTAGCTTACCGTGCTGTTGTCTATGGTCAATCAGTTCAATGTCATAATTATTATCATATAGATATGTGATAATGTCTTCCAGTAGGTTCAGATAAGTGCTGCCTGCTAGACTGAAATAGCTAATCTTGCCGTTCCAACGACCCAAACGAACCGAAGGCAAATATCTTGCCCCCGGCTTTTCGTACTCAAACTTCTTCATCAATGCTCGACGGTCTGATAGTTCAAGACCCTCAATCTTTACATTGACTTCATCCTTAATTATGATTTTAGCTTCGTTCATTTGACCTCAATCGGTCGGCTATCTTTAAGCACGACTGTTTTACTTATTTGACCTGCGAAGGCACCTCGAACATCTATGTTAGATGTATGCTGAATAAGCATATTGACTCCATCAGGAAGCTTACCAAAACTCATTGGTCCACATGGCTGCATACCATATTTGGCAATAAGTTCATATAAAGCATCCTGACTTATGTGTGTTCTAAGTCCTCTGCCAACAATGACATTTTGGCAACCAAGATTCTTCATCCAAGAGATAACAATCTCTACCTGATCCATTTCAATTTCATAGACCCGCTTGCTTGCAAACTCTAGTCTAGGGTCAGATTGATACACTGAAGGATCAATGTCGATACCCATCATTGTCAACTTGTGCAATGTGATACTATCAACCTTCAAATCCATATTTTGCGTTAGTTCCCCTAAAACGCTATTGATAGCGACAATCATAGGGTTACCGTTGATTACATGTAGAGTAGGGTTGTATACCTCTGCATTGTAAACTGAAATGTCACTGAACAACTTGTTAAGATTATCATCGAACCTAACTGTGGGGAAATACTTCCCTAGTTCAGTATTTGCAATCTTCAATGCGACTGTATTGAACGGGGCACGATAAACCTTGCTATCCTTGTCCCATTCATAGTGGTTGTTCTTAACTTGTCTAAATGCACTGATAAACGGCTTGTTGAAGGGCACCTTGATTACGAGATCATCGCCATACAACGAAACCATTGCTCCAGTGTATTCCGGCGTACTCTCAACTATCTCTGTCTTCCAAGGCAAAGATTTCAAAATATCTTTGTCAAATCCGTTTTTAGTAAGCTGCTTCTTATACTTACTAATAAGATTATCAAACAAGGTAGCCTGATTACTAGTGACCCTGTTCTTGTTTTGGATCATAGTTTGCAGGTTGGCCATGAACTTGTAGTCATACTGACTCAAGCTTACCTTACCATTGAGGAAGAAATAAAGTAGTTGTTCCTTGTTGTTCATATTCTTACTATATCACCGTTGTATATTTTTACAAGTATTCTGGAAAAAAGACAGGGACCGAAGCCCCTGTCAAGTTTGATAGAAGGAAAATATTATTGACTAACTCTAATTCCAAAAAACCATAAATCAATTCTAGCAAACCAACGACCGTCGTGCTTCCCAAATCCAATGCGAAGCATGCGGTTGTTAGTATCAAGCGGGATGCGAGTTAGTTTCATTATCCACGCTTCATGCAAGTGCTTTCAGCAAGTGCCTTCCAATTGCGCGGGGAAATCTTGATAAGATCGGCAAGCTTGAGAGCCATACGAATTGACATTTCACGCAGCTTCTTCTGATTGGTCTGCATGAAGTCAAGCACTTCGGCGCCTTCACCATTCTGAAAATTGTAGTCAGCGAACAAGCCACCTTCGGCATCGCGGTCAACCTGACGGATGCGAAGCATCTTGTCACGCTGGGTGTCAATCGTCAAGTCAATGAAGTGACAACGACTTTCAAGGGCTTCAAGGTGATCTTGCAACTTCTTGCTGCGAACGTTTTCAAACTTGAGGTTCGTGATAAAGATAGCAGAACCGTTGAAGTTGAACGAGTTAGGAATGCCCTCGTCACGCAGAAGGCGTGAGTCCGAGTTCCAGCAAATGCGCCGACGCTTACCACTGTCAAGAGCAGCCTTGAGAATGTTCAGAGCAAGTTCATCACCAAACACGCTATCGCAATCGTCAAACACGAGGACGTTCTTCTTGTCGCTGTAGCGATACAGCTGGGCATACAGACCGAGTGCAGTCATAGCACCCTTGACAACTTCATAACGAAGCTTCTTGCCTGCAATCTTGTCAAACATCGAAGCCTTCTCAAGCTGCTGTTCAACACCAAACGACTTACCAACGCCCGGAGGACCCGAAACAATCATCGCACGAATGTCGCTGTTGATACAAGCGGCGCTCATTTCGTCAAGGATTTGAAAACGAGTAGCGATGCGGTCCATCGCTTCTTCGTCAGTTTCAGTAACAGTTTCAGTCGGAGTAGCATCACCGTCGAGAAATTCAACATCGCTAGTATCAGCAATCTTGATGCGAACTTCGTCAATGTTTACAGGGAAAGCGCCGTCATTCTTGACAGTCACGAAAGTACCCTTCTTACCAGTCTGAAAACCCTTGACAAGAGTAAACTGGCTGTCGATGACCTGATTGTTGCGATATTCACCTTGCTTGATAAGAATGCGAGACATAATGATTCCTCTGTGCTGTGTTGATATACTAGTTATAACAAAATGGGCACCCGAAGTCAACCGAAAAATGACCTCGGGTGCAAATTTTTATCCGTTCAGTCGTGACTGAATTTCAAGATAGAATTGATTGTACTTTGCGATACGGTCAATGTCTTTCTGCGTAACGCCCTTGAGACGACGGATATCAGTGTTATGACGAAGGTCACAAGACTTAACACGCATTGCATCAAAGTTAGCAAAAACCTCGTTCTTGTATTCATCGTAGGTCTGACCCGGCATCTTAGTGAGGACCCGCACAGCAGAAATAACCCGCGATGTGCATCCGATATCCTTAAGGTCTTGCCACGTAGTCTTTGTATCTTCAATTACGTCATGAAGCAGTGCGATACACTGTAGTTCTTCATCGTCGGTCTTGAGATAATGCATGACCTTAAGTGGGTGAAGAATGTAGGGGTTGCCGCCTCTGTCAAACTGACCTGCGTGAGCGTTAGTAGCGAGAACTAGGACTTTACCAAGAAGTTCACCTTTTTTCATAACTGCTCCTTTCTCTATCTATAATTAACAATAGCAAATTACAGAAGCTATGTCAACCGTTTATTGTGGTTTATCTTTGGAAATTGATGAAATCGCAGTCAGTGCAAACGACGATACCACCAATACCAAAACTGAAACTACAATACCAAACGATGCGATGAACCATTGTGCGGAAACAATGACGACCGCTACTGTTGCAATCAGGCTGAATAGTGCAAGAATGGTTTTGACTAGCAGAAAGATTCCGCCTGACCATCTGTTTGCTGTTTCGCCTAACGCTGTTAAAAACTTAGAAACGAACAATTTAAATTGTTCACTGTCCCAATTGCTGTTCATATTGAGTTATCTCTTCCTTTAGTTTGAGTTTACGCTTTTTTAATTCTTGGATTTTTAAATCATCAGCGTGAGTATAAACAAGCTGATTTATTTCCAATTCTAAATGATGATGCTTATGCTTCAATTCTGCAATGTGCAGTTTTAGTTTATCGCCCTTCATTATAGTTCCTCTCAATTTTCAGATATTGATTGTCCACGCCTTAGCAACGTAAAATTCTAGATTGTCTCTGCGCTTCTTTTCAAGGAAAGTACTGACATTCAACTTGCCAGACTGAATGCTATGTTCCCAAAGATTTCTGACAGGGTTGTGCTTTTCTACTTCAAGCAGAATACGAGTGTCGGAGTCATCCTTAAACCAGTATTCATAATGACGAGAACGCTTCTGTCCATTATCAGCTTTGGCAATAAAGGTAAGCGCAATGTCTTCCCTATCACGCTGTCTAGCAGTACCGAGGTCTTTGTGTTCTCCTCCGAATATTTCAATCAATTGCATATCATATTCGTAGAAGTAAGGCAGCTTGTAGACCATACCAACAAAACGTGAAGTGAGAGTATTAGGAGAATTGTGTAGATACTGCATCAAATCAGTTTTAAACTTAGTGAAGTCATCGCCGCGCAACTTAGCCATAAGCAGCTTAGACATGTAATATGACTTGACTGATTCCGCAAATACACGATCCTGATCGGTAATTTTATTTACAATCTGATTAGCGTGTTCGTTTAGAGACCAATTAAGATATGATATGGAATCGCTTTCTCGTGACTCCTTTATCAAACGATAAAGAGTGCAACTGATTAGCAAAGGGTCTGTCGTAAAATTATAACATACTTCGATATCTTTGGGTTCCGAATTATCAACTAAATCTTCCCACGCAATTGCTGTCATATTTCTCATAGTGTTCTCCTTACTATTTCACACTATACGAATTGTTAAAAAATAGCAATAGACAGGTTACCCAATAGTAACGTCTTCCATGCCGGCTGTTCTTAGACGCACAATATGACCAAGCTGCCATTGCTTTGCGTCAATTCCTTTAAGTATACCCAACCATTTGTTACGTAGTAGAGCAACTTCGTTGATTAGTACTTCAAAATCAATAACATCATCTTCACCCTCTGCATACTTTTCAGCATCACGAGGAGTAAGTTGTCTGTTATAGTTTTCTAGGTACTTCTTGAAATATTTTCTTTTGAGTTTTCTCAATTGAATATTGAGGAAATTGAGTACCGCTTCAATCTCTTGTAGTTGATTAAAGCGATACTCCGTGACACCGGGTAGTGCGGCAATGTTCTTTTCAACATTGCCGTACACCTTAACGTCATTCTTTGCGGAAATCAATTCATTCTCGTAATGAGTAATGAAGTCAGGAATGTGACTCAAATCCTGAGTGATTTTGCCATACCAAGTCATTAGTACTGGTCGTCTTCTTCATCATCGTAATAGTCGTAATAATCTTCTTCGTCAAGATCATCTTCGTACTCGTGTATCAAACCATCTTCTGGAGTTTCTAAGTAAAAATCAAGGGCATCCTTGATATCCTTGTCACCTCGGAAAGTGTTCTTGATTTCGTGTGCTGAATAATCTTCTTCTACGAGATAATTAACCAGTGTTTCAGCAGCGCCATCAACGTCGCCAGCCTCGATACTTGACCTTAGAAGCTTCCAAACTTCACCGATTAATCCAATGCTCATTCTGCACCTTCCTCTTCTTCTATCAAGGAAGCGTTCTTGCTTGCAGACTTTGCTTCAAACTCAGCCATGATTGTGTCCAAACAACCATCGTCATTTGCTTCCCAAGCCTTACGGAACTTCTTAATGATAGAACCATCAAGCTTAGTATAGACAAGGCTGTTGCCTTCCTTAGATACCATACCCATTGATTCTGCCATATCAAGCATACCTGAGTAAGGGTTCATACCAGTTTCATATGGAATCTTAATCTGAACAGATTCGAACGGCTTTGCGTAACGAGTCTTCATGACCTTACAAGCACTGCGAATGCCGCGAACGTCACTGACCTTGTTGCCTGATTCGTCTTCCTTAAGCTTAAGCTTACGCATAGCTACAACGATTGACGAAGCATAGATGAAGCCCTGACCACCTGAAATCTTATCGTCAGGGTCAAACATATCCTGCGATGCATAAGTGTGGTTAGTTGCTACAAGACCTACGTTGTTCGAACCAAACATATTAACGCAGTTACGAACAAGTGCAGTAAGTGCCTTAGGCTTACGACCCATGTCACCCTTCATATCACCTGCTTCAAACTGATTAACATCAGTAGGAGTGAGCAACATGCCGAGCGAGTCAATGACGAACAGCACCTTAGGTTTGTCTTCTTCATTCAAGGTTTTGTAGCCCTTCATGAATTCACTGATAGTTTTCGCAACGTCATCAATCATTGCCATGTTCAACTTGAGGAGCTTATCCTCAGCAGTGTCTACGCCAAGAGCGTGAAGCCAAGCTTCATCAAGTGCGTTTTCGCTGTCAATCAATACAACGTAGATACCCTGCTCTTGGGCATGACGAACAAGGTTGCCCGAACAGATGTAGCTCTTACCCGAGCCGGACTCTCCAGCAAAGACAGTAACTTTACCAAGAGGAATGCCCTTATTAAAATCTCCACTAATTCTATAATTGAGTGCATAATTACCTGTGCTGACCCAATCAGTAGGGTCATTAAATCCGATACTAAGGCCGTCAATAGCCTTAGTAATGTCCTTGCGGAACTTACTAATATCAAATGGCTTTGCCATGTTTTCTCCTGTTATCTTACAATTTGTTTTAACTTATCACCTGGTGAGGTTTTTTCAAGTAATTCGGGACTATTTTCTGCTAAACCATCTAAGTGCATATCCATAGGATAATGGCGTAGAATCGTTCTAGCACGATCACGAATGATACTCGGTACTCTAGGTGTTTTGCCAGGGTCGCAAAGTTCTTCTAAAAGCTTTCTACTTTGCTTCAAGGCTCTATATCTTTCATCTGGTAATGTCATATAAACCTCCGGTCAAAATGGGGAGACACATGGTCTCCCCTACTAAGTTTTACTTAGCCTGACGCTGACGGATCATTGCAAGAATGTCCTGAGCCTTGTCGCTTGATGTGTCCGACTTAGGAACAACTACCGGATCATTTGCTGCCGGCGCTGCATCTTCGTCCCAAGGAACATCGTTAGTAGAAGCCGGAGCAGACTGGGTTGTGCTGGTTTCAGCAGTCACCGTTGTTTCTGCCGGAGCTGCTCCAGCCGGGGCCTCAAGTCCATATGGACGATAGTAAGCGCCCCACTTATCAGGATCATATGCACGACCATCAACAGATGCTTCAAACATTTCCTTGATAACACGAAGTTCTGCTTCGCTTGGCTTCTTGGGCAAGAAGTCCTTAAGATTGAAAAGACCATGCGCTTCAATAGCAGCAAGTTCTGCCTCAGTCAATGGGGATTCCTTACGGGCCCAGTTAGAAGTTGAGTAGTCAGCATAACCACCCTTTGAAGTCTTCTTAATGTTGAAGTCAAGACCACGAGCGTAATCAGTTGGCAATTCTTCCAACTCAGGATCCATCAACGATGCCTTGATTACAGTCTGAATCTGCGGACTGATTACAAAGCGACGGATGGGGTTAGATGGGGTCTGATCGTCACCGAGAGGGTTTGCACGAACGAAGCCCTGATAAAGATAAGAACGCTTCTTCCAATACTTATTAGCGAGGTCCTTAAGACTGTCATCCTTGTACCAAGGACGAACTTCTGCGAGAACGGGGCAGTTATCACCATACATTTCTACGCAAGGAACCTGAACGATTACCTGCTTAGCATCGGGCTGACCCTTGATTCCGTTGAACGGAAGCTTAATGATTTGACGTTCTACCCAGAAAAAGTCGTTAGTATTATCCGCGTCGGGAAGCAAACGAATCGTAGCCGTTGCGCCTTCTGAGATATTCCAGTGAGGGTAGATTGCATTATCAGATTGTGGGCGGGCTCCGCCGCTCTGATTCTTATTTTCTTGGGCTGCCAAACGAGCCCGGATTTCTGCTAGACTTGCCATTTTGTTTTCTCCTTTTAAATGTGCCTAAGTTGTGCCTAAATGTGTTTTATGTTTCGTTGTCGGAGACAACTACACACAAGTCATGTTATAACTCATGTGCATTGTATTTACAATCTAATTGGGTGCATAATATATTATTATTTTACACTATACACCCAAATTAGTATTATTAGCCAAAAGTTGGTGCGGCGGGTGCTGGTACCTCGGCAGCTGCACCGGTGACTGGATTAGCAATTAAAACGTCTAGTTGAAGAATACTATTTCGCATTGATTCTATAGCTGTTGCAAATGTTATATCAGCTGGCGCAATTTCAGGTGGAAGAAATTTAGCAATGCTAGGGATCGACGAACCGATCTTAGTTTGTTGTGCTGCAAGTTGTGCCGCAGGAGTTGCAGCGGTTTTACCAACTGCATTTTTTGCTGCTGCTGCTTGTGTTTTCTTTATTTCTGCTGCAAGTGCTACCTTGGCCACCTCCATTTTAGCGCGGTCTGCTGCTGTGACAGGAGGCACACTTTTAATTGTAGGAATCAGATTCTTGATAGCTGCGGTTGCTGCTGCTGCCTTAGGAGCTGATAAATTTGGTCTATTATTTTTATTTGGCATTATTGGTTTTCTCATAGTACTTTCCCCGTTGTTATCTTTTAAAGCGTGCCATTTCGATGATACGAGCTAGTTCTGGATCAATCTCTGTTGATTCATTGGCGCCAACTAGCTTGCCGATGTTGTTGTTCTTTACTTTTTCAGTAGGACCAAGTTGACCTACACGCTTTTGGTTTGCGTCTAAGTCTTCTTCTACTTGTACTTCATCAAGCTTATCGTGCTTAGCACGGATTGATGCCATCTTCTCTTTGCTTGCGCCATCGCGGCCTGCTTGTTGAAGTGCTTTCATGCCCTTTTCGCCATACTTCTTTTTACCGAGATATGCTTGTAGTCCGCTTTCTTCAACTTCTTCTTCTGCAAGACCAAATGCTTTTAGATTTGACTTTTCAGTAGATTGGTTATGTGCTAGTGTTTCTGCTCCAGGTGCTTCAAGCATCTTGTCAGCAGGTACTGCTAAACTTTTAGTAGTTGAATCCATTTCTTTTTCTGCTACTGCTTGAGGTGCCATGCCGATAAAGTTTTCTTCAACATCGCCCTTGAACGCTTTGTCAAGAGCCTTTCTAGCCATCTTAACTGCCTGTTTAGCAGCTAGCATCTTAGCAGTCTTATCTGGACCCTTAGCATGGTCATCGCCCTTACGATGACCTTGACCACTATATGGGTTAGCTTCTGGACTCTTATCCATTTCGTTCACATCATTTGCAGGGGTGCGTTTGCGATTGCGGTGTTTTTCTTCCTGCTCAAAGTCTTCTTCTGATGGCATCCAGCTATCGTCATCATCGTCATCTAAATCATCATCTTGCTTCTTCTTGAACGGGACAACATCGCCCTCGTCAAGTTCTAGCTTCTCATTGATAACGCTGTCTGCCCATTCTGCTAGAGTATCAATTTCTTCCATTTCAGTTACTGGCTTTTTAAGTCTTGATAGGATTGGCATTGCTGATTCAATGCGAGGATCCATAGTCTCTTGTACAAACAATTCAGTAATGCTGTCATCGCCTTCGCCTTCCATAAGTGAAGGAGTCCAAGATTCAAAGTAAGCTTGATATCCACGATGACCTGTAAGTTTGTGTAGGGTTTCACGAAGATTATTATAGTGGTTTACGCCTTCTTGAACCATTTGAGTTGCTGATTCGTTGAACTGTCCGTTACGGGTAGCACGAACAAAACCGGCCATCTTGTTATAATCTTCACAGATTGACTTAATATGGTTCCATCTATCATCATTGGGTACGCCACCTTCTGCGATGTGACGAGCATATACACGAGCGATACCAGGACGAGTAGTTGGAGCAAGGAATCTTTCGCCATCGACGTTTTCAAGATAGATTTTAGCAACATTACGATAACGCTGTTCACCTTCTTCAAGTGCGCGGTTGTGTTGTAAAACAATCTTTACATTAGGAACTGCATCATTATATGACGCTTTCTTACCCATTGGGTAGTAACCTTCTGATACTCGTTCTTTCATCTTGTAATAATCCCGTTGTCTCATATCGTCGCCAAGGCGATCTTTGTTTGACAATTCAAAACTTAATTGTCTACGCTGTGCCCAATTCTTTAAATGCTTTAAGAACCCAGTCCAACTGTCATTATACTCTACACCTGGTGTAGCGTTGCTAGGACTTTCTTGCTGTTCTTCATCGTAATAGACAATAACATTTGCAGCATCGTCAATACTCACCCAAGCCTTACCGTATTCTTCACCATCTTTTGTGAAAGTAAACTGAATAACGTCTGCTGCCTGACTTGCAGGAACACGTTGATTCTTACTATCTAGTGGAACAGGTTCATACCCTCTAACTTTGAGAAGGTCATATAAGTCGCGGTTGAATGATTCGTTGTCAGTGGCCATATGTATATTTATGCCAAATTAGCCTAAGACGGCAAAGAATGGCAGTGGTTGAATTATCTCATCGTGGTCTCTGATTTGACTTTCTAAGTCCCCGTGAAAGTCTGCTAGCTGTGTCATCATACGAACGGCAAGTAAGGATGACATTACTAAGTCATCAGTGTCACCAATCTTAGCTGCATAGCTTCCGCCGCTAGCAACAAACGCTTTCAATTCACTAATAAGAGAGCGACTATGTATGGTCATCTTCTTTGATTCTAGCAGTGTTTTGAACTTAGCACAAGCAGCTAGCTTAGGCTTATTGGTAGTAGTAAATCCTCGTTTACCTCTACCCGTCTCACTAATAAAGATGCCAGGTATATTAGATTCCCCGTACTCATTTAATGACACAATAGCAGCCTGACCAATACCATTGTTCTCAATGCTATAATAGATACTGTTTGGTTCTTTTGTTATTTCTGCAATATACTTGCAAATCTCAGCAAGTAGTTTAATCTGACTAGGGATATCAGTCTTATTGTGTTTCCACTCACCTATCTGTGTAGTAGTGCTTGCTTCAAATATCTGAATAGCAGCGGGGTCTCCGCCTGTACCCAATGACGGGTCAAGTGCAACTACATATAGTCTACCCTTTTCAGGTTGCTTATACCAACGTATTTGACCTAATCTATTGATGGGTTCAATACCTTCAAGCATTATAAGAGTGTTTGGATTGATGAGTGTTTCATCTGCGATAATGAATTCGCAACCTATTTCACGATTGAATCTGTCTTCACCTAACTGAGCCTTCATCTCAGCAGCCCATTTCTCATCTCTTCCGGGCTGCTCGTGCCAGTATGCTCTATATGCTCTAAAACCGTTGACACCTAACTCAGTAGTGTTGCCGAACTCATCCTCAGTCTTGTTAGCGCCTTTCCAAATAAGAGCGAATTGGTCTTCGTCACTGTTTGGAGTAGAAGTGATGATTGCCTTACCACCAGTTGATAGAGTAGGAGTAATAGCAGTCCAGAATTCCTGCGCAATTGAGGGACGAACGAACGCAAATTCGTCAAGATATAGCAGTGTGATAGACATACCACGACCTGTGTTTTCAGTCGTAGTAGCAGATACGATACGTGATCCGTTCTCAAAATCAAGTGAACCTTTGTTGTAAGTAGTTACACCAGCTTTGATGTGGTCAGGACAGTTTTCATATGCATAACGAATGCGTTGCATAATTTCTTGTGCGCCGGTATACTTGTGTGCTGCAATTAGAATAGTAGAATCAGGGACGAACATAGCGTACCAAAGCAGATACCCTGCTGCTGATGTTGACTTACCACTCTGCCTTGGCATGAGTGAGATAGAGAAACGATAGCGATGGTATGTATCAATCAGTCTTTCTTGATATTCCCAAGGGTGATAATTCATTGACCCTTTAGTAGGATGCTGAATCATGAAGAAGTTATCCATAAAGTATAGATAACCAGTTTCAGGGTCACAACACTTCATAAACTCATCAAGTTCCTTTTGGTTCTTGAATACAGTTTTCTTGTAGGGATCCTTGATTAATGTTGGTGTATTTGCCATATAACTATTTAGTTAGTGTTAGGTTATCTCTTGCCATTCCACACTTGCGTAAATATCTTGGTTAGTACCAGTAGTTGCCATTGTAATGACATATTCGTAAGCAACACCAGTGAATGGTTCTCGCTCTAATTGATATGTAAATGTAAATGTTTCTTGCGTAGGTGATCCACTACTTTGGTTAGTTGAGTTAATAAATGATTGTTCGGCAATGTCGCCACTTACTAATGCAGTGGGTGTAAGATTATATTGAACGGCACTGTCTGCCGCACTATCTACCCAGGTGCCGCCTGATGTAATGGCTCGTTTATAAACACGATATTGGAACATGCTTCCTGCAACTGGAACCAATGTATAATTAATGGGGATGACTACTGCATCTAGCATAGTGCTTTTTAGTCTTATTGCTATAACTGGTTTGAAACTTGCATCGTTAGGTAATCTTACTGGAGTACCAAGCAGATGTGAGGCTGCTTTTGGATTACCTGATCCTGATAATTGGAATCCACCTTCACTAATAACACTAGCACAAATTTGTCTCATCAAGCTTGGAGACGCAGTTGCCCCGGTATTAGTAAGTTCACAACGCAATGGAAGTGTCGCAGTGGTCATATATGTTGTGGTGTTATCAGTAGATGGAGTGCTTATTACATTTGCGTGGTTGAATGAGTGGCAAGTAATGTAAACACCGTCAATAATGAATCCTACTCTAACAGTTCCTACACCCAACCATTCAACATCTATCCAAAAGATTTGGTCTAGTGCTGGGTCTAAATCAATTCCACTTGGGTTATTAGCGCCGCCAGCGCCATTTAGCCTGTCACCGTTCCATTGACTTTGTGGAATTCTATCTTCTACGAGTACGCCTGTACTACTACTTCTAATTACCATATTAAGCGTAGTGCCAGCAACTTCAAAATAGATACCATTGTCTTCACCAAAATATCCTATTCTTTGACGAAGATTTGCTTTGGGAGTACTCATACTGAATGAAGAAAGAATCAACAAACTCTTGCCTGGTTGATATGGGAAAGTTTTAGTCGTTTCTCTTAGAACACTGTCGCCTGAAGTTTGACCTACAGTAAGTTCATATGAACTTGAGTCGGCATCATAATCAACATCTGCGGTTCCTGTAATACTAGAACTAAACTGTTCATGATCATAATATCGTGCTTGTGTGTCAAATATAGTATATGGGTTGCTAACTCTAAGTCTACCGAATGCGTCTGTTGCTTCCTGAGCAAATGATACTTGTGCAGTGCCACTAATGCCTACATTACCTTCAACCATCCAAGGATCAGTGCCCTGCGTGACTTCAACACTGTTGTCAATGTTTACATTGCCAGTAACGTTTGCATTGACATTACCTTCAACTATCCAAGGATCAGTACCCTGAAATACAGTTACATTACCTGCATCTATGTTGATATTGCCGCTAACGGGGAGGGTGTTACCGGAAACATCAACATTTCCTAGTGCATCTACTGTAACATTACTAACAATAACATTGCCGGAGATAGTGACATTACCGCCCACAATGCTTGAACGCATGTAAACATTACCGGTTGTTTCATCTAACCCTAAGGCTTGAGTAATATTTCGTAAGTACCAGGGGGAAACTTCGGTTGGTTCAGGGAATGCCATAAAAAAATACTCTCACATTTCTATGAGAGTATTTATCTTACTTATTTGATATCTAAGGGTCTTGCTTTAGTAGCGACAATACAGTAGTATGTTTCTTTGGCTTTTTTAGATTCTTCAGGATTCTCTGGATTAGGAACATTAAGATCAAATTCAAGATTATTGAACTTATCAATGTCAAATCCTGTTCGCTGTAGTAGTGCAGCCAATTGATTTGCTCCTAAAATACTATAGTGATTCAAATTGAATTCGTGCTTTCTATCGCAGTCAGGAGCAGGAACTTCAATATAAATCTTAGAACCTTGCTTCAATACACGATTGTATTCCATCAATGAGAAGATAGGATAAGGACTATGTTCTAGTGCGTGGCGCAAGAAGATGAAGTCAACTGATTCGTCATAGTAACCATCCTTCTGTGGCAAGAAGCTCAAATCATATTTCTTAATATCGTGTCCCTTGCCCTCACAGATAGCAATATCGCCGGGGCTTAGAGTTACACCGTGAATGTTAGTATACTCACGTTCTTTCATTTCGTCTAAGAAATAGCCAGGGCCACATCCTAAGTCAAGAATGTGTGCATCTTTTGGTAGTTCAAGTGGGTCAACATAAGTTTTTACTACTTGAGTAGTCAGCTCCTTATGGAATTGACTGTCGCCCTCATCGTAAATGTGGGCGGTGTAAAGCCATTCGTTATAAAACTTAAGCTTGATGAGGTCGAGGGTTTGGTTAATGTCGATTAAGTTGTTCATGAAATTACTTATCAGGTGAAAGTAGCGTAATTATTTTTTTCTGTGATCTTTTGGACGTTTTGCTACAGGGCTAATCTTATTAACAATGTCAAGTTCATCACTACCTCTACCTTTAATCATTTGATTAGCTTGAGTGGGAGATACAGTGTTGAATGCTTGTTGCATCATGTTATGTTCTAAATCACTGTATGGATACGCTACGTTGTTCTTACCGACAAAGCTTTCATCATCCATTTTAAGTGCTTTAGTAGATGAACCATCTGCCATAGCTACTGCTTTCATGATTTGATTCAGGTGATAAGTTCTGTCAGTGCCGTCATCCTTGAACTTATAACCGCCGGGCTGGGCTTTGTTATGTCTTTTAGGGACCTTACCTTTGTCCCCTTCGTTCAAAAATTCACTGGCTCTCACTTCTTATATCCTTTGAAGGGCTTTATTGGGCTTTGGTCTTGTGTAGAATCTAGTTCTTCACTATCCAAATCACCCTTGTTCAAATCTTTAAAGGGGATGCCTGCTGCTTTATATGCTATCTTTAACATATCTTGCTCTACTTTAGTGTATGGGTGAGCAGTATTTTGTTTACCCACCCAACTTTCTTGCTCTATATCAGGAATAGTTTCGCCATCAGTTGATGCAACAGCCATCATGACTCTATTCAAGTCATATGTTCTATCGTACTGACTAATAGCAAATACATTTAATCCAACAGTAGACTGTTGCTGGCGCTTAGATACCTTACCAGCACGAGTGCCATGTGATTCTTCAGTTATAAACTCGTGCGCTCTCATCGCTTGTATCCTTTGAAAGGCTTAAGAGTAGACTGCGTACCAGTATTTGGTATCTCATCGCTTCCTGGCGTACTTACTGATTTTTTACCACGTTTGCCTACTTTTGCTAATGCCTGATCGATGATGTTTCCAATGTCAGCATCAAATTCAGAAGATACTACTTGATTCTCGCCCCAGGCAGTTTCTGCTTTAAATTCGTGCTTGAATCCATTTTGAACACCGTCATCGAGACCGTTTGTTCCGCGAACATCTGCGATTGCTACTCCGAATCTATACAATTCATAGAAGTCATTATTCTTTAAATCAGGAATAACAAAGGTGTTTGGTAGTGCGTAGGAAGCAACACTTAAACCATCCGTGACCGATTCGGTTATGAATTCATGCGCTCTCATTAGAATGCTTGCTCGGTTGATACGTTCAAGTCATTTTCAGTAGACATTACTGAATCAACATATCCGTCAAGACCCATTAGCAATCCAGGAACATTTGCACCTATCCAAAGAATCTGAGAGCCAATGAAGTGAAAGACAGTTGAGTCCACTAGTGGATTTGCTAATAACTGAACGTTACCACCTGATACTCGCATACTGTAGTTTGTTAGTGGAGTGCCAAACACGGAAGTTCCAACTGCGCTAAACTTTGCATCATCTAGTGCTTGATTAATTTGTGCGTTAAGCTGCATTGATTGACTGCTATTACCCTCAGCATCAGCAGCGTACATATAAAGCTGTGCTGTTGTAAAGGTATTTGCATTTGTTTCGAAGATAAGCTGGCCGGCAGTGTTCCCGTTAGTATAAGAACTACTTGTGTTTATTCCAGTAGGGAAAAGATTGGAAAAGTTATTATTAATTTTAGCAAATGCTACTCTTAGCGGATCGCCTTCGCCATCGTTAGGTAGTGTACCAATGTTAATAATTTCTTGGGTAGCCATAGTAATCTTCCGTTGTTATCTAGTATTTATCATACTAGACTCAAGATTACTTTTTGGTAGCCTCTTCAAATATAGCTTTTTGTTTGGAGTACCACTCGTGCCAACCTTCAACTTTGCGGCTGCATTCGTGATATAGAATGTAGTTTTCTACTACTATTTTCGTGAAATCTGTCAGTGAGGCGTCCGCAGCAACTTCTTTGAGGGCAGCACATTTTTCTTGTAGAGTAGCAGGAGCTTCTGGAAACTTAGCAGTGACTGGTTCAACGTGAACTGCACAACCAGACAGTAAAAAGAGGGGAAGAATTAGTAGTTTCTTCACTTTGGTTTTTCCTCAGTAGCAGCCTCGTCCAGCTTAAGTGTTGCTGCCATATTGTGTGCGTTGATTACTTCTGTTGGAAGGATACATCTTTCATTATACTTGACAACTTCTCTGTCAACATATTCAGTGATTGTTTGCCCCTTCTCACGAATGATTTGCGTATCAGATACAATCTTTTCTACAATTTCAGTGTTAGTCTGCATTGACTTAACTTCTGCATTCTTTAATTTTAGCTTAAGTTCAGCTACTTCTACCGCAACGCTGTGCTTATATGCTAGTGCGCCCTGAAAGAAGACGGCTACGATAGTAAGAGCAAATGCAAGAAGTTGAATAGGAAGCTTATATTGAGCTATGAATGGGACTCTTCCTGCGACAGCAGCAACTATTAACCCAAATACCCCAACGATGAGGGCTAGGTTAAATACAAAAGTCGGTACAAAAGTAAGAATCCAAAATATTGACATAACAATATTATTTATCAAAGAACTTGCAAACCGTGTCTGCAACGGCTTCTATTTCACTATCAGAAAGTTCAGGATAGATGGGTAGACTCAATACTCCTCTAGACAATGCTACACTTGTACTAATAAGGTCAGGCTTATTGATAATCTCTTTAGCAATAGGAAGTTCTGAAAGTGCATAGGGATAATGAACTTTAGCTTCAATCTTATTGTCAGATAGATATTGCACCAGTTCGTTTCTATCACTAGTATAAATTACGAATTTTTGATCGGCGTGACAGTTTAATCCTCTGCCTCCGTTATATCCCTTACTCAAGCATCTGATGGGCAGGTCTTCAAAACGCTCCAAATAGTAACGTCTGATATCGTATCTTCGTAACTGCCATTTGTCAATGTATTTGGCTCTTACTAATAGATGACTGCATTCCAACTCACTCATCTTACTATTAGTTCCGGGATAGAAGTGATCCGGTTTTCCATTGTTCTTTATTACGTTTACGGCTTCATACAATGACTGGTCATTAGTAACAATCGCTCCTCCGTTACCGCTTGAAGGCAAGTTCTTTGTTGGGTCAAAGCTTATTGCCATACCATCGCCTACCTCATCTTTAGTGACTGATAACCAATGTTGGGCGCCGTCTACTATAAAGGGAGAATATAAATTTCTTTTTCCAGCAGCACCGTACAGTCCCACAAAGCAATGATAGGTGCCTAAGTGGTCTTCATATTCGTCAAATTTCATTAGACCGGTGTTGTCTGTATCAACTAGTTCGATATCCCAGCCCGTAGTATGAAATGCGTTAAGTGTAGCAGGGTACGTTAAGTTTGGAATTCGTATCTTAGGCGGTTCTTCGTATCCTGCCAAAAAATTCATTTCATAGTGATAACCTGCAATAAGCTCTAATGCTTGCGTACCACTATGTGTAACAGTTGCGTACTTGCAACCAGTGCGCTCACATAGCCAAGATTCAAAGGTAGCAGTGAAGGGTCCATTAATCAACACCCCTTCCTTTAAGGCTTCATGCGTTGCGTCTAGCAACTCATCTTGCAGGTTATAGTATTGTCTTGCTAGACCAAAATGAGGAATTAGATAGCCACTCATAGTAGTTTTGGAATCCTTCTTCAATGTTGACAGTGGGATTATATCCAAAGTCTCTGCGGGCTGCGTTGATACTTAATGTGCCGCGACTTGGGTAGTCTTCGCTCTTATGCGTCACTTCAATCTTACCTTTGCCAACAATCTTTGTGATAAGCTGTGCTGCTTCAAGTAAGGTTCTAGATTCGCCACGAGTAATGTTATATGTTCTGAACGCTGTGTCCTTACTAAGGGACGCTCCTACGATGCCTGAGGCGGTATCTGCTACGTATGTAAAGTCTAGTCGCTCGTGTTCCCCGTTAACCTTAAGCACTTCGTCCCGCATTGCAGCCATAAAGAATTTGGAGATTACCCTATCCTCAACGTCACAGGGACCGTAAACAGCACTGGGGCGAACGATTGTATAATCAAAGCATCCGCGATGACCGTAGTCTCTGACTAGATGCTCTCCCGCAAGTTTCATAATAGCATACTGACCCTGCGGCTTGCAGAATGCATATTCATCAGTGCCATCTTTGAAGTCACCATAGACCATGCTGCTGCTGACATATACAAAACGCTTGACTTGATACTTACAACTCAACTCGCACAGGTTGAGTAAGCCTTTCATCATAGTATCTGCGGCTAATGTAGGATTGCTGTTGACTACCTTCTGTCTAGGGAAGCTAGCAAGATGAATTACAAGGTCGGGTTTTACTGCTCTAAATGCAGTTTCTACCTCTGATAGTGCAATGTTATATTCATAACAGACCGATGAGATTTTTGTTTGACGCTCTAGCATCAAAGCATTTAGTTCATCTTCGGGAATGATTCCATATGTAGTAAAATTGTCAACAAGCGTGATATCGTCATATCCCATGTCTTCAAGTTGGGCAACAATATTATGCCCAATGAAGCCCATGCCGCCTGTTACTAGAATTCTCATGAATAGCTTTTCAAATAATTTTCAGCAATTAGCATCATGCCCTTAGCTTGCTCAATGTTTTGAGGGATAGGACAATGCGTACCGGCTTCATACTTCATAGCAGAATCTACAAGAGGTGCAATATCATTATCGAAGATTTGTGCCATCGTGTTGTACAATTCTTCACGCTCACGCTTCGTCATACCTGACATAAGAGTGTACATTCTATCATCTTCGCTGATTTCTAGACCATAATCATGACGGAAGGTCATGCACATGTTATTGATGATTTCTTCACGGGTTTTCATTCGTATTTCAACTTCCAGTAGGTATATTGTTCAGGGGTCAAATCAATTTTTATTTGGTAAGTGTAGCCAAATTTAGCCGGGTCCATTACACGGTGCCAACTGGGAGTCTCAGCACAGTTTTCCATTGCCCACTTGCCTGCTTCGCTGTTCTGCCATTCCCAAAGAGGTTCGGCAGCATAGATATCAGGATCTTCAACGTCTCCGACAGTGAAACGGTGAGCAACGATTGTTTTCATACTGCCATATCAGCCTTAATAGTTCCATGACTCTGATAGTCAAATAACAGTATATCATCCATTGCGAATTTGTCAATGTTTTTTATCTCAGGATTGAGGAAAAGTGCAGGTAATGGGTATTCTTCTCTGCTTAACTGTTCGTTAACCTGTTCAATATGATTGCTATAGATATGCGTGTCGCCAGTTGAAATGATAAGTTCGCCTACCTTTAGGTCACATACCTGTGCAATCAAGTGAGTGAGTAATGCATAGCTAGCGATGTTGAAGGGTAGTCCAAGGAATACGTCAACGCTACGCTGATACATGTGGCAGCTTAGTTTGCCATTGCTTACATAAAACTGTGCGAGAACGTGGCAGGGAGGCAACGCCATCTTGTCTAGTTCGTCTACATTCCACGCAGTGATGATATGTCTGCGACCGTTCGGGTCAGTCTTGATACCCTCAATTAGATTTGAGAGTTGGTCAACTCCTCGCCAGTCTCTCCACTGTACGCCGTATACTCTGCCCAAATCCCCGTAGTATCTCGCTTTTGGAGTCCAATAAGCTGCTTGAGCGTTTCCTGTCCATATTGTGCTACGTTCAGTATCTCTGGATCCGTGTAAAATTTCCGCAAGTCTTCTCTCATCTCCGCTCCCTTCTATAAACCACAATAATTCACTTACTACTGATTTCCACGCTAATTTCTTTGTAGTAACAGCGGGGAAACCCTCTGATAGATTAAATCTAAGTTGACGACCGAATACGCTGATAGTACCAACTCCGGTTCTATCATCTTTTCGTTCACCGTTATTTAGTATGTCTTCAAGTAAATCGTGATATTGCTTCATTTTCTTTTCCAAATTTCGTATCTGTGATCAGGGAACACTTCGCTCCATGTTCTAGTAAAGTTAGCTTCTAGATATAGCAAATCTATGAAGGTATCGCAAGTGTAATGGTCGTATACTCTTGTCAAATGAACTTCATTGATATATGACCATGATTGTTCTATTAGTTTGGCGCCACCGATAAGCCAATACCAATCAGTGTGGTCCATGATATCAGATACGCAAGTTACCCCTTCATGTTCAAAGGGCCTTGACGTAACAACGATATTGATACGATTGGGTAATGGTTTCTTTGGTAAGCTATCCCAAGTATTGCGTCCCATTATCACTGGTTGTCCTTCAGTCAAACGCTTGAATCTTGGCAAATCGCCCTGAATGTTACTCCAGGGCAATCTGTTTTGATAGCCTATACCCCCATTTGGGTCACATGCTAATATTAATTTCATAGTCCATTCAATAATCTGTCAGTTTCGGGTTGGACTGTTTCCGCAATACTTTCTACATTTAAGATGAACTCAATTCCTGTAACTAACTCATCTAATTCAATAAGCTTAGTACTGATTGCATCTTCAATTTCGTCAGGGTAAAGTCCTTGTTCCAGTAGTCGCTGTATATTAATAGTATGTTGTTTTCTTCCTACTAGCTTCAATACAATTTTTTTAATAAACTCAACTGGAATTTGCTGTTTGTCAACATCTTCAAGTAATTTTTCCCACTTTTCAATAAATTCAGGGGACATTAACTAACACCTTATGCAGTAAGGACCTTCTTTGGTCTTCCTCTAGTCTTTTTTGCTGCTGCGGAAGTGCTTACTACGGGTGCAGATGCTACTGGATCCATTGTATTAGCTTCTTGCAATAGCCTATCTGCTTCTGCGAGTAGTCCCTTTGCTTCTGCTGACATTCTCATCGCCTGTTGACGAAGATTGTTAGCAATAGCATTGTCACCCAATGCGTCGCCTGATGCTGTTAAAGGTGCAACTGGTGGAACAGTGTCCTGTGGTACTGCATCACCGCGCATACGCTTAGCAACTTGTACTGGATCCTGCATACCCATCTGACTATCCATATCAGCAAGCTTCTGCACTGCTGCTTCACCTCTTTCCATTTCATCAAGGATAGTGTTTAGTTCACTAAGCTTAATCTGTGTTCCGGGTGTTGGGGTCATTACGACAAGTTCAGTTTGAACCTTCTTAAGCTGACCTTCAGCATGAAGTTTCTGTAAGATGATAAGACCATCTGTGGTGTAACTGCGGTTTAATGCATCCGCTAAATTCTTGCTATTCTGACCAATCTCGCTCTCAATACATTTTACTAGCGGGTCATGAACAGTTCTGTTCAATAGTTCTGTATATACTACCAAACACATGTGTGGCTCGCCGGGTACTTCACGAAATACGACCGCTACCTTGCGATCACCGTGCTTCCCTACGTGTCTTAAAAAAGCCATTTGCGTTCTCCTTGTAAATTCGCACTTGTATTTAATTGCTAAATTGGTTGGAGAATATTTTTATTTCCAACGCAAACTAAAGAGTGTTGCGTGTTTAGGATCATTGAATATTACATCCATAAACCATCCTGCTCCAAATTGGCACCATCTAGCTTCCCAATTTTCACCGTAATAATGAGTAGCATGGCTATCAAAATGTCGGCGTAAGTCTGAGTCGCCTACATTATCACTCAGCCAAATGAGTACTTCTAATACGTTAGATGCCATACTGGCGCCAATGCGCACCTTAGTCATGACCATCGCAAGATGAACATCGTTAAGTGTTTTTCTTCTGCAAACCAAAAGATATAGTCTGGATCTGAACGATAGTTCCAGACTGTTCGCATAGTTTCTTGGTGATGCCCACAAGGTCCAAAGGTGTCCCAGCACCACTGAGCCATTTCCTCCAATTCAGTAAATGAGTACATTATTGGATTAGCATAATGATAAGGTGTTTTATCAATTAAGAGTTTAGTGTCTTTAGTAAATGTAGCTATGCGCCTAGCCGCAGGTTCAAAACCCATTTCGTCTATCCAAACACCAGTAGCCTTAACCCCACTTAAGTTCATAAAACAACGCTTCCTTTGGATCTTCAAACGCTGGTGATAGAGAGCCAAAGAAGCCCTCATGTCCAGAGATTGCAAATCTACCGGCCAGCTTTTCTAGAATCCAAATCTTAGATTCGTCAGTCAAGACAGTTCCTGACTTAACAAAATGCGGAGGCGTGAAATCTAATTCACGGTCAGTAAACCAAGTGTGTAAGTTGATATCGTCAATCGTTTTCATTTTTCACCAACAAATATATTTCTTCAAGCTTCTCTAGCTGGTCGTTTAACGCGGGAACTGTTTTAGCCAATTCACAGATTTTTGTAAGCCGGTCTCGTCTAGCAAGAAGCTGTTTAGTTTCCTCTACGGTATCATCTTTGCGGACTAAAACGCGGTCAGACGATCCACGCTTTCTTGCGTAGACCGTCTTTCCACCGTCCGGGGACTCGTATATAGTCGCCCCAACTATTGCTATCGGATTATTTTTTGTGATCATCGTAGATAGCATATGTACCGAAGGGCGGGTTCGGATTGGGGTCACCGTGAATGATCCAAGTCGTATCACAGTAATCAGCATCACCCCAGCTACCGCACGGATAACCATCAGTGAAGACAATCAAGCGATTGGGAACACGACCAGCTTCCTTGAGGTCATCAAAGATGCTATCAAAGTCGGTACCGCCGCCACCGTGAAGCTGATACTCCTCAATGTTCTCCATGTTCTCGCTCGTATACTCCTGCGTGTTGTAGCAGCGAGTATCAAAGCAAGTGACGCGGAGCGAGTAACCATCAAACGCTTCCATCATACCACCAACTTCGCTAAGGAACTGCATACCCTGCTTATTACTGATAGAACCTGACATATCAATATAGATATCAACGTCAATTTCTTCACCAGGATTCATACCAGGCATAACAGCATCCATGTGCCAAGAACGACGAGAAGGACGCATCCAAGTGTAATCGGACTTGATAGCAGAGGTCAAATTAGTTTGGATAAGTTCACGCCAGGGCATGACAGGGTCAGTAAGCTGCTTGATAAGACGTTCAACGCCCAGCGGAATAGTACCAGCTTCGGCAGTCTGTGCAGCGTTAAGAATAGCCTGCTTCATTTCCTGACGGGCCTGTTCACGCTCCTCAGGACTCATCCGCGGACGCTTACCATTACCCTTCTGACCATTGCCTTCGCCATCTTCGTCACCATCACCAGAACCTTGACCTTCATCTTCAAGGTGATCGTCAAGCATCTTGTCAAGAAGGTCGTCAATGTTGATATACTTGACATTCTTCATGAGGTCGTCGTAAATGACTTCCGAAGCAAGACCATCGTACTTGCTCTCATAAAGAGCAGGAACAGTAGTAATCATTTCACCGACCTTGTGACGCTTGAGGTCAGCATTAACGGCATAGTCGTTAGCAATGTTCCAAATCTCAGGGTCACGATTGTCACGACGACCAAGGTGATCGTAAACAACGTGAAGAACTTCGTGACCGACAAGGAATTCAACTTCCTTAGTGCGAAGCATCTTAATGAAACGACTGTTGTAGTAGAAACGCAGACCGTCAGTAGCAGCAGTGGAGCACCATTCGTCAGCGTTTACAAGCTGCATACGAGTAGCGAGATTACCGAAAAAGCTTTGACGGAGCAGGAGACCGATACGAGCGGTAATAAGACGCTCACGGGCTTCGTGATCAATCTTAGGGTCAGTCGGACCAATCAGATTTTCAAACTTCTTGCTACGGGTGCGCTTGCCCTTCTTAGGCTTAGTCGCAGTACCGGGAATAACGTCACTCATAGAAATCTCCTTAGTTGATATAGTCAATATAACAAACCTTAAGGGTATTGTCAACCAAAAACTTCAAGTTTGTTTGCTTTTTAAGAACGCTTCTGTAGCGCATTTGGCGCTGCAATATTCTTCAAAGTCACCTTTACCCCAAAACGGATCTCGGTGATATAGAGCAGCAAGGTAGGGAGCATTGTGCGGATACTTGCGAGTAGGGAATTGATGAAGTGTTCTTTCTACTTGGACACCGCAAACCGCGCAAGTGGCTATGCTCATATTAATACCTACGAAAAATGGGGGAGGGCTGTCTCGAACCCTCCCCCGGAGCTTGCTGGCTTAGTTGCCAGCTTCCACGATGTACTTACCGTACTTCTTGTGGAACTCGTCAAAGTTAGAAAGCTGCGAGGGCTCAATCGGCAGACGGTACGTCTTAAGCGCAATCTTAGCACCCATCACAACCAGTTCAGTTTCGAAGTTCTTCATGATGTATTCAAAGAAGTTATCAGCCATCACGTGGAACTGCTTGTTATCAACACGCTTGTTGTCAAGTGCTTCCTTAAGTTCGTAGCACATAGAAATCGTAAGCGAATACATCGCAGAGATTTCCTTGACCTTAAGGTCCTTGACCTTACCATCAAGAATGTCAGCGGGGTTCGGCATCTGACCAGCAACACGACGATGTGCCATGAACTTAGTAGCGAGACCGTCACCAACTGCACCAGCAACGAGATTGAACAGCGTATCGTTATCAACGTTGTCCTCGTCAGTAAGCAAGTCGCTCACGAACACCCACGAACGCGGGGTAGCGAAGGCACGAGACGAAGCCTTAGCGTCAAAGTCGTACATATCCTGCTTAGCGAACGAGAGATAACCAACAACGTCCTTGTGAACGCCCTTGTTAACAGCCCACTGCTGCCAAGAATTGAAGTCAGGACGCATTTCAAGGTGAACGAAACGGTTAGCAAGCGGCATCGGCATACGATATGTAACGCCCTTGTCGCTATCGCGGTTACCAGCAGCAACGATAACAACGTTATCAGGCAGCTTGTACTTACCAACACGACGGTTCAGAATAAGCTGATAACCAGCAGCCTGAACAGCGGGCGGGGCAGAGTTCATTTCGTCAAGAAACAGAACCACAATCGGATACTGTGCAGCGAGTTCTTCGCTAGGAAGATCGACAGGCTCGGCCCAATCCATCTTGCCGATATCCTTGTTGAAGTAGGGGATACCGCGAATGTCAGTCGGTTCCATCTGCGCCATACGCAAATCGACCATGTAACCACCGAGTTCATCAGTGATTTCCTGAACGCATTCGGACTTACCGATGCCTGGAGGGCCCCAAAGAAAGACAGGACGCTTTGCCTTAAACGCAGCGAGAATTGCCTTACGGGCCTGAATTGAAGTGATAGTGAGATTATCGGACATCTGAGACATAATTTAAGCTCCTTAGTTTGAACAAATACAGAGAGTGTTTGCTTCGTTGCTCTCTATAGTCTTGTTATACGACATTGTGAGGGGTAAGTCAACCACTTTTTCGCCTTAGTGGATATTTTTTTATGCCATGAGTTTTGCCATAAGGATAAGCTGCTCAAGATGATTGATAGCCTTGATCATGTCTTCCTTATGTGCATCAAACTTATATGATTTACGAGTTTGGCGCATTTCAACCTCAAGGCGACTAAGGGTGTTATTCATTTCACCAATATTGTTACAGAATTTCATGAGGTCAGGATTGTATGGAAGACGCTTCAACTGAATACGTAGGTCACCGATGATTTCCCTAGCTTCTATTGCAGTGTTAAACGTTCTATCCATATTATCACACTACAGTAGTTTTGGGCATAAGTCAACCGCTTTCTTTAGTGAGCCTATTATCGTCAGGGGAGAACGAGCCGCGATTGTAAACTGACTTGACCTGATTAGGATTGAAGGCGACCCAGACTTGACCGGACTTAGCGTTGCTATTGTTAGGGATTGCTTCGTTAATGATTGCCCCATCAAAGCCTAGCTTCTGTAGGTTATCAATAAACTCTGCGCCTTCGGGACCATCAAACAGTTCCCATCGTTCAAGTTCGTAAAAGTGATTGTAGATTGAACGAAGGTCAATGTCGTTAGCTTTGAATTCTGCTACGGTTTCCTCATCACTCAGCATTCTTGACAGTGCATCATCACGTAAATCAATCGGAGATTGTATTGACAGGTGTACCGGAAGAATTCTGCCACCTTCCTTGACTCGCCCAGTGTTTGGATCTTCAATGAAGCCTTCAGCAAACTTTGGGTCCACTGCGAAGAAGGAACCATGACGCTCTACTTCATATGCCATTCCCAATGCACTAGCGAATCCTGTGCCATGCGTATTGAATGTGTCAAAGTCTTTGGTTGTTGCGTGATAGAATGTCTGTGGCTTGCCGTTCTGTACGCCCCAAGACTTTGCTAACCAATTACCTAAACGCTTTTCTCTGTGCTGCTCGTCATAGCCCGGAAACATTTCTTCCTGCTGCTCACCTAAAAAAGTTTTAAACTCTCGCATTAGGTCTTCTGCAATCTTTCCGTCTGCTCTGGCTTGGGGAGGGATGCCTGCTCTGGAAGTCTTGAAGCCAAATGCCTTAGCGTTCTTCTTGATTGCGTCTGGCTTTACATCTACGGTGAGGGCAGTCTTGAAGCGAGGATCGTTCTTTTCTTTTGCTGATGGAATGTATCCTGAGGCTTCATATAAATCGTTATCGCCTTCTCGCTCACCGTAGCTGCTAGATTTGGTTAGTCCAACATAAGCTGGGATAGTATCATATCCTAAATTAGCATAAGCATTAGCACGATGGATTCCGTCAATTATTGATTTTGCAATAGGATCATAAACAATCGGAGGCATAGTTTTCGGTGAGTCTTTGATATGCTCTATGTAGTCATCTACTAGGTCCTCATCTACATAATGTTCATCTAGATTAAGATTAGATATAGGAAGTGAGGTTAATTTATAATCATCAAACCAATAGATTCTGTCACCAATATCACCTTCAACAAAGTCATCCGGTTCTCGGTGCCCGCTTTGTACATCGCTGTAGATAGTGTGTGCGTCAACTGTTTCATCTATTTTTGGATTCCAAGTATCTGGATTCTTGTATGGTTCAGGATTGGCAAACACTGCATATATAACAGGGTAATCTTGATATCCAGCAAAGCCAACTTTTAGTGGCTTTTTGCCGCCTTCACGCCTAACAAAGTCTCGTATGACTTCCTTATAAACATCGTCATAGTTTGCTAAGTGTCGTGGGTTGTCCGATGGTAGATTGCATCGTCTTTCTGCATCCTGTTGACATTCATCAGTGAAGCCTTCAAAGTGAACGTGGTACGGACCAATTTGTTCTACACCAACATCATCAGGATTCAGCGATTGAACGAAGTTTTCAATTTTGTTTTCATACTGACTTTCTTTTAGCTTCTTACCCTGCACTGCTGTTGTCTTGTTAGGCTCATCAGCTAATCCAGTCTTTGCTCTAGGCATAAACTTGTTGATTGATTTGAGAGTCAACGGACCTAGCTTACCATCAAGGTCAAGGTTAGCGCCATACTTCTTATTCAAATGTTTCTGAATCTTAAGTACTGCTGCTTTTCTATCGTCTGTCTCATTGACATTATACGTAGGGTCAGTCTTTTGACGTTTCATACCTTTAGGTTGATTAGGGTCAATAGGGTCAATGTCAGTTGTGGTTAGACCAGTCTTTTCTAAATCTTTAATATATTTGTGTTCGGTATCTTCATCACCAAATGAGAAGATAGTGCTGGGAGGACCTTTACCAAAGTCATGCTTGCCTAAACCCTTCATATTGCTGATATGCTGTCCTAGCTTGTACCAGTCGTATACATCACTAACGTCTACTCTGACAGTACCTGCAGGCATCGTCGGCTTAAACTCAGGACCAGGGGGCGGACCATTTGGGTCGTAGTCTTCATTAGCATACTCGTCAATGCTTAACTTTTCAGCGTGTAGTTGTGTTTTAAGGTCATGTAGGTCTTGAATCAGTCCTTGCTTTCTGATTGCTTTGAATGCTAGATTCTCAGGACCAAACTCGCCGGCTTTCTCTAGCCCGCTCTTGCGATAACGCTTAATTAATGCGAGGGTATCGTTGACTCTTTTTGGATCTCTTGACTTCAATGCTAACTCAATGAGGTCGCCAAGCTTCTCATACTTTGCTTTAGTTGCAGCTTCGTCAAAATTTGCTCTACGCTTTTTAGGAATACGAATCCACTTGTCATATACAACGCTGTATTCACCTAAGCTAAAATGGGGTTGGTTAGTGTCCTGTACATATAATTCTACAGGAACATCACGAACGGTAATGTCGTGGGCATCGTTGTATAATGTTTTCTTAGCAGTGAATAGTTCTTGATACACTTCATTGTTTGGTAGTTCATTGAAGTCTACCAATACGTGCAAGTCTAAATCACTGTGTGGAGTATATGAATAGGCAGCGTTACTACCACTGATGGTAACGTCTCTAACTTTAAGATTACTAATGCCTAGATATTCTACAAAATCTTCTGCAATCAACAATAACTGATCACGCACTTCTGGGTCAAGTTTAGTACCTTCCCACAACTTAGGGTTCAATTCCTTGTGAAAAGTTACAGCATCGCTTAATTTAAAGGATTCTAGTTCATTAATGTCCATACTGTATTTATCAGTATAGTTCTATGGTCAATCTAGATTTTCAAAGGTAAGATGCAATCTAGGCTCTGAACCTGCATTCATAAAAGAATGAGGGATACCGTTATTGACTACATAGGCGCTACCATCAGCAGGCATCAAGAATGATTTATGCTCGTAAATAAACCTGCAACCTATGTTGGTGATTATAGGAATATGAACACAAGTCTTTCCCTTGTCAACGTGCCAATTGTAGCAAGTGTTGGGCATAACGATTCTATAAGTTGCGGAGTCAAACTTATGAATGTTCATTATTGTTCTAATGACTTCATGGGTATATGGAAGATTGCTAAGTTCGGTTGACTCTCTGCCTGTCTGCACAAGATGGAACTTACTTTGGACTAATACAGCATTGCCATGATTGGTAACATCCGTTAGAATGTATGAGACACTTTGGTATTCTCTCAACAGTTGAGCAAGGTCAAATCTAAGATTGGGGAGACGATCAATGTGTATCGTAGTGGGCAAAGACATAAAGATATTTATGTGTGCAAAGTTGGCGGATTCTGTTTCTAAGCTCCGCCGGGCTCACAGGATTATGCGGCTAGCGCAAGATCCACATTGTTGTCATTAGCTGCGACATTTACAGTTTTTGGCTTATATGCGGCCAACCAATCAGTCTACTCTCACCTCTGCCTTGCAGTCGATCCTATTTCGCCCCCATAAGTTTATGGTGGAGGCGCCGGGTACCGCCCCCGGGTCCTGCACAAACATCAGATTGCATCAAACAACTGATAATCTATTTATATACTAGTTGGGGGTTCGTGTCAATCTTTTTATTGTCGTTTGGTAAAAACTCGTCTAAACATGTACCACAACAATAATCATCTTGCAAAATACGGGCAGCTAGTTCTTCTCTGCTAGTAAATTGCGATTCTCTAATGTTTCTACAATTACAGACTACCATAATTATAGATCAGGTTCACGACCCATTTCAGTTAGTCTAGTTGCTCGTTCATGAATTTGTTCTTCGGTGAGTCTAGAATCTTTAAGATACTTTACCCAACGCTGGTAGCGTCCGCGCTCCTTTTGAGTCGGCTTTCGCACAGGACGCATACCTGACCAATCAATCATTGCTCGTACCAGCAGTTACGTCCAGCAACATAAGGATTGCCGTAATAGTCACGTTGAACTATGTCCTGACAAACTTGTCGAGGTTGCGGCTGATGGCGTTCTACTACGATTACTTCACGATTGCGGCGACGATTGTTGTTATCGGCAATAGCTTTTCCAACAAGCAATGCTCCAAGACCAATGATAATTGCACCTTCTGTGCTTACACCACGATCACGACGATGATGCTGTCTATGATAAGGGCTGTGTACATTTCTGTCATTTCCCCAACGGTAATCACGATCCCTATCACCGGCAAATGCCGGAGTAGAAACTGCAAGCATTGCAGTCATTGTAATAAGCGAAACAATCTTCTTCATAGTAGCCTCCTTTGGCTGTTAGTAGATCAAACCGTATGCGATGCACCAAACTTCAAGTGCCAGCCTGTATGTGGCATACGCTATCACCGGAATTAAGGGAGTTACTAGCACGGCTGTGGCTAGAAATTTTTGATTGTATAAAATATTTTCTTTCATATTACCCTCTACTATACTTATCTTTTTTATCGTTGTCAACCGGTTTATGTCAGATTTGGTCAAATTTTTCTCTGAGCCAAGCCCACTCATAGCTCAACTTCAACTGGTCAAAGTCGCCGTCTACTTCATCGTAATACTCGTCTGCATCCAACGCACCCTTGATGCTGTATTGAGCAAAGTCACCCTCTGCCTTATTCAACCATGCATCAAGTCTTTCCTTAGACACTTCGCTATCATCTGCTCTAAGCTTGATGACCTCTCTGAATGCTGTTCTCCATGTTGAGAACTCATCAGTGTTGTATTGAGCAGTACCTGAAATCAACGGAACAACTTCATGCTCATCATCTAATGTAAAGTCTAGTCCTTTACCGTCATTGGCTAGAGTTAGCTTCTTATTGTACGCAATCATTGCTTGGTGACCATATACCAATCCATTAACAGGATTCTTTGCATGGAAGATATAATGCTTTGGACTCTGCATTCTATCTGGTTGCCAGTTAAAGTCAAACTTAGGACTGACCTTCAGCTTAGCAAACACAGTGAACATCCAAGGAGTGTTGCTTGCTTCTGCTGCTGCGTGATATGCTGCTGCACGACCATTCACTCCATCTACTCTCACTACTCTGTTAGGGAGATTCTTAGTGATATTCAGCAAATGCTCGTAATGTTCTTCTGCCCCAGTTTCGCCGTTGCTTAAGAACACAATGTCTAGTGGGTTAGACAATGATAGCTTAGGAGCACGTTTGATATATGGATACTCGTATAGTTCTTTCTTAACGTAATCCTTAATTTCTTTGGGAGCAACAATTCTAGTGGAGCCTGTACTTGTTACATAGATGTTCTTAGTTTCGGCTGACCAAAGATTCATTGGCTCTACATCAACCTTACCAATGTCAACATTATCACTAGTAATTAATGTTGCGTACGGGAAGTCAGTAATCTTATCAATTGAGTTAGTGTGCGTGTCATCACTGATAACAATGATTGGTTCTTGTAGACGCTCTGCCTTCACAGTGCCATTATAGTTTACTTTGGTGAAGTTTTCTAGCCTGTCAAGTTCACTGATTACTTCTCTTGCGTTACTAACGTCAATAAAGAATGTGTCGCCAAACTTCTGTTTACCACTAGGGAAAACATGCAGATTGTCTCTTGAGAATGGATCAATTATGTAAGTGAAATCAAAGTTAGTGTAATCACAAACACTTGAACATACCCAAATGAAATGTTCTTTCTTCTCAGGCTGGCGCTTGATAACTTCTCTTAGTGTGTCCAAATAACTGTTATTGTATTTGGTAGTAGTAACTGTTTTGTCAGGCGCTTTATTCTGCAAGATAGAAACAACATTGGGTGTTTCTTTATTACCGTGGTCAATAACCACAATGTCGTGACTGCACTTTGTGGCCGTAGCTCTAATGTCTTTCACGAAGTTTAGATTGCTTAAATGCTCAATTATCTTGATGTATTTCGTATCTTCACGGAAAGTTTCAGTGTTGATCATGAATGTTGTACCCCAATGACTCCATTGAGTTCCAAATACATGTACCATCTTTATTTGCCAAGGGTTCGGATAGTAGCTAAAGTTGAAATCACTGTAATCAAGTTCACTGTTCAGTACCCAAATCAATTCACTAGTTGCTCTATTAGTGCAACGATTGATAGTGTCTACCCAACTATTAAGATAGCGAGTCTTTTGAATTTGTGTACCATATTTCGCTTTTAGTGCTTCAAATCTAGCAGCAGCTTCGGGGTTTCCACGGTCAACAAAGAACATGTCCACTGTTTCGCTAGAGACGTTTTCTATTTGTTCAGTGATGCTCTCCTCGTGAATATCAATCTGTTCATCTTCAATGATAGTGTCATCAACATCAATTTCAACTCTCGGAACGTTGATTATCTCACCCTCATTACCTGGCACGACATATATCGGACCATCTAACGGATTTGCAGAAGTACCGAATTGGTAAATGTAGGGTTTTGCTGATGGGTGAGGTACCCAACTAAAGTCAAATCGAGTAACATCTATATCTTCACGCACTTCCCAATTATTATTATTCGGGGCTAGCTTAGCTATCATGTCATCAATAAACTTAGCTTCTACAGCGCCATCTACTCTGTACTCAATTGTCGGCATTTCATCTGCCGGATACCAGTTATTACCGAATAGGTAAATGTAAGGGGGACTAGTATCATCGGGATGCCAAGACCAGTCGAAGTCTTTGATTTTTACCCCTCCCAAAACTTTAAACTTGCTTCGGTTAGGCAATCGTTTTGCCTTGATAATACGTGTATCAATATATTTGATTGGGCTAGAGCTATCAGCACCCGGAGTGACATATTTAGGTCCGCCGGTCTTTTGATGTTGTGTACCGAACTGATAGATATATGGCTGATCTTCTACATATGGGTGCCAACTAAAGTCAAAGCTGTTAACGTCTATTTCATTTTCGTCATATACCCAATTGGTTCTATCGGGTAGGGCTTTAGCAATTGGATTATCTACATACTTGACTTCGGTAGCTCCATTCACTACGTACTTAGGGCCGCTGTTCAATGCCCACTGAGTACCGAACTGATAGATGAAGTCGGGATCAGTGTCATCAGGATGCCAGCTAAAGTCAAAATCAGTAACGTCTACGTTCTTAGGAATATCCCAATTCTTTTGATTAGGCAGATATCTTGCTTTTTGCTCATCTACGTATTTTACTGTTGTTGCTCCAGGATAGGTGTATCTAGGACCATTAGTCTTCTGCCACTGAGTACCAAACTGATAAATTTGAGGCGGCTCTAACGGGTTAGGACGCCATGACAAGTCAAAGTCTGAAAGGTCAATCCCCTCTGGAATAAACCAACGGTCATGCTCCGGAAGAACAATCACATTGTCTTCCATGTATTTGATATCAGTTGCGCCCGGAACAATATATTCTATAGTAGGCTCATACTTGTTGCTGATATATTTGTTACCCCATCTGTAAATGTACGCAGGGTCTTTGGGGTGTGGTCTCCAACTAAAATCAAACGCATCTTCGTCAATTTCTTTATAGATTTTCCAGTTATCTCTACTAGGTGCTAGCTTAGCACAAACGCCAGTGATATATTTTATTTGAGTTGCGTTCGGAACAACATATTCTACAGTAGGCATATCTTCTGCACCATATTGCTCATTGCCAAATACATAGATGTATGGCTCTTCGGTATCGTCGGGATGCCACGAATAATCAAAGTCTTTAACGGGATAACGTTCTACCCAATTATACTTTTCTTTATTAGGCAGACGTTTCGCTTTGAGAATACGAGTATCAATATATTTTATCGGACTAGAACTATCAGCGCCGGGCGTGATATACTTAGGGCCACCAGTCTTCTGCCACTGCGTACCAAACTCGTAAATATATGGCTGATCTTCTACGTATGGGTGCCAACTAAAGTCAAAATCAGTAACGTCAATCAAGGTTGGATCATACACCCAGTTGGTTTTATTTGGCAACGATTTAGCAACTAAGTTGTCCATGTACTTAATTTCATCAGTTGCGCCCGGCACAACATACCTAGGTCCACCGGTCAATGCCCACTGAGTACCAAACTGATAGATGTATGCTGGGTCTGTATCGTCTGGATGCCAACTAAAGTCAAAATCAGTAACGTCAACATAATCGGGAATTTCCCAATTATCCAAATTAGGCAATCGCATTACTTTTTGAAAGTCCACATACTTAATTTCAGTTGCGCCCGGCGCAACATACCTAGGGCCGCCAGTCTTTTGATGCTGCGTTCCAAACTCATACGTATACAGAGGATCATTGGGGTTAGGGACCCAACTAAAATCAAATCCAGTGGTATCAACATTTTCGGGAACAACCCAATTAGTCATATTGATGCCTAGCGTTGCAACTATATCGCTGACAAATTTTGTTTGGGTAGCGCCTTCTACTCTATATTGAATAGTAGTGCATTCTTCTGCGGGATACAGATTGTTGCCAAAAGCATAGTTATATGGTTCTTCGGTGTCGTCTGGGTGCCAACTGAAATCAAAATCAGCCACCTCATAGAATAAGTTCCAGTTACTATCATGTTTGTTAGGCAAACGAATTGCTTTTAAGATACGTGTATCAATATATTTGGTTGGGCTAGAGCTATCAGCGCCCGGAGTAATGTACTTAGGTCCGCCTGTCTTCTGCCATTGAGTACCGAACTGATAGATATAGGGCTGGTCTTCTACATATGGATGCCAGCTAAAGTCAAAACTTTCGATATCAATCAGCTTCTCATCATAGACCCAATTGGTTTTGTCCGGTTTAGCAATTGCTATTTGATCATCTACATACTTGACTTCAGTTGCATCATCAACTATGTATGTGGGTCCTCCACTGAATGCCCACTGAGTAGCAAACACGTAGATATAAGGAGGGCTAGTATCATCTGGATGCCAACTAAAGTCAAACGTAGTGCTATCAATGTTATCAGGCACATTCCAATTATCTACTGAAGGTAGCTTTCTGACTTTTTGAAAGTCAACATACTGTTTTTCAGTAGCGCCAGGCACTACATACTGAGGGCCTCCTGTCTTCTGCCATTGTGTTGCGAACTCGTAAATATACGGTGGTGCAGCAGGGCTAGGTTCCCAACTGAAGTCAAATCCAGTAGTGTCAACATCATCAGGGACTATCCAGTTATCCATGCATGGTTTGCGTACTGCACGGTCTTCCATATACTTGTATTCAGTAGCACCTTCAACTACGAATTGCACCGATACCTTGTCTTCTGGTATATTCCACTGATTGCCCCATGCATAGATGTAGGGAGGGCTTGTGGGGTCCGGACGCCATGTATAATCTAGACCATAGCTGTCTTCAAGATGTTCAAATAATTCTCTCTTACTTGATAGTTTGGCTTTGATATCAGTAACATACTTAATTTCAGTTGCATCAGGGCAGTGATACTCAACAGTAGGCATGATAGTGCCATCGTATTGTTCGTTACCGAATACGTAAATGAAAGCGGGTTCTCTAGGGTCTGGTCTCCAGCTAAAGTCAAACGATGATTTATCAATATCTTCAACTATGTTCCATCTATCAGTTTCGGGCAATACAGGAACCAACTCTGACATATACTTTTTGTCGGTTGCATTCGGTGCATGATACTCTAGTGTGGGTCTAAGTGTCCCGTCAATATATTTGTTGCCCCAAACATAGATGAACGGCGGGTCAAGTGGATTCGGTCTCCACGACATATCAAATCTATCTTTGTCAATTGCTTGATGTTCTACCCAACGCTCATACTCAGGAACCAACTCTGCAATTGTGTTCATGTATTTTTCTTGTGTTGCTCCTGGCACACGATATTCTAATACATGCTTGAACTCAGCAGGGAAGAACTTGCAGGGCCACTTATAGATATAGGGAGGGTCAGTTGGGTCAGGATGCCAACTAAAGTCAAACTTATTATGGTTGATTAAATCAAGCTCAACCCATTGGTCAGTCTTTTCGTTTTTACGAATGACTGGATCTACATCACCTCGATAGATGATTAGGTCACTGTCTTCTTTTGGACACAACCATGTGCCGCTATCTTTTTGATGTTGACTAGGCCACACATTGTTATGATCTTCTGCCCAAACATCTTCGTCTGGGAGGAATTCAAAATCAAAGTCCCAATCAAAATTACGATAGTCACAGAACTCATTGATGATCCAAAAGTCACGAGTGGTGGCTTTTAGTCTAGCATCAGCTAGATTCTCTGCGAATTGTTCTCTGGGGTGAACATTGGGCTTCTTGCCATAATAAAAAACGTCTCTAAGCATCTATTACTTATGAGCAGACTTTTACTCCGTAGAGTTTTTCAAAGCGATCTGCATCAGCCCTATCATTCACCATTGGTTCTCCGCGTATGTTTAATGACGTATTCAATAGCATTGGGCAACCGGTTTCTTTATACCAAGCCTCTAAGAGCTTTCTGATTCCTGATCCGTCATTCGCAACAGTTTGAACACGAGAAGTCCCGTCAGCATGAACGATAGCAGGAAATAAGTCAGGGTGCCTACAAGTAGCGATGACTTGCATATACCTACTGTCACTCCAGCCGCTAGGCATATCAAAGTAATCAGAAACCAGCTCCTCCAAAATAACGGGCGCAAATGGTCTAAATTGCTGTCTTCGTTTAATTTCATTTACTTTATCCTTAATCTCTGGCCCGCGAGGGTCTGCAAGTAGGCTACGATTACCTAATGCACGAGGGCCAAACTCTGCCCTGCCACTAGCAACACCTACCATCTTATTAGTATACAACTCTTTTATGATGTTGTCAACTGGGTATTCGCCTTCAATGTTAAAGCCCAAGAAAGCATCAGTCCAGTTGACCTTCTTACCATAGCCTAACGCTGCTGCACCTAAGCTGTTGCCTGCATCGCCCGGGTTAGGCATAATCCAAATGTTCTGATAGTACTTACCAATCAATCTGTTAGCTAGGCAGTTGAGAGCAACGCCCCCACCATATACGAGATTGTCGCTTCTGCCTAGCTTCTTAGCTTTCTTAATTACTATTTCAATTAGCTGTTCTACAACTTCTTGTGCGGATGCAGCAATATCCATTTCATCTGCTTCCTTTAAGAAACTATCATCTACTCCGATATGTAAGTTGTCCTTAAGCATGATACCACCGAAGTTACTAAACAATTGTTTCATTGAAGCGTTATATAGAGGCTCTCCGTATGCAGCCATACCCATTAGAATATATTCTTCATCTAGTGGACGTAAGCCTACTCGTGCCGTCATAGCAGAGTAGAACAGTCCAATAGAGTCAGGGTATCTACGCCCCCAAATCTTCTTGTACTTTGCTTTGCCGTTCTTATCGTAAGTTGCATCCCAAATACTGATAGTGTCCAACTCACCAATAGCGTCAATGACAACTACAGTTGCGTCTTCATATGGACTAGTTTGAAATCCTGCTGCGGCGTGACATAAGTGATGATTGTGTGTCTTAACTTTACCCTGACGAATATGCTTAAAACTTTCCAGCTGATATAAGTTATGCTTGCCTATTATCTCATTGACATTGAAGGGGCCAAGCTGTTGTTTAGCAATAAACTGTCTAACAGCTTTGACATACGGGCGCTCATAATAATGAACTTCAAAGTCATCATTGATATGATTCTTAGCGTCTTCTACTATACCTGAACACAATTTGCTATCGTGCTTCTTCATACTGTAACGCTCACTGTGTCCAGCAAAAAGTATGTCGCCATTGTCATCAATGACACTTAAGCCGGCATCATGAAAGCCGCAACTGATTCCTACATAGTTCATATTATCTCACTTGTAAATGAATGGATCTCGCTTCTTGAGTTCCTTAATTCTCTTGCGATATTGAATCTCACGCTTGACCTTGTTAATGATATTTCTAATCCATCTCATTGTTGTTCTCCTATGAACTTGTATAATTCTTCTGCATAAAATGTATGCGGTATTTCGTTATGATGCCAGTATTTAGCCTTGATATTTTTATAGCCCAAGTTTTTATACTTCCAAAAGAAAGAACAGTCTTGTCCTGAGTCAAGGTTATAATAACACTTCTTATCAATCAGCTTTAATAGGTGACTAACAAAGTGGTCGTTCGGCACGAACATATGCATAGTGTTGCACATCACATATGGTACATTTAATGATTTTAAAAAGTACTGCACCATTAACACATTTGATGCTGCTTGGTATTCTAGATATGTCTCATTCTCTGCCATGAATTCGTGATATTTAGGAATAACTGCCTTTTCAAAACTGTCATTACCTGTCCAGCCATAGTTGATTCGTAAGTAACTATTAGCAGAACTATCATACCATTCAATGCTAGGGTTACCCGAGTGAAAGTCACTAGGTCTGTGTTTAGCGGGAATTTCCATTCTAGAGCTTTCAGTCCACCCTATGATTACATAAACATCCATTGTTTCTGGATTATAATTCTCATCGAACCACAGCAATACACTTCTTGCAATACCTGTATTGGATGCACCATTGATAGCTATATTGATAGGACGATAGCCTAACTTATTAGAAAGCAATGAACCAAAAGAATGTTCTCTGTTGTATTTGCTGTCTAGGTTGCCATCAATCTCTGATCCTGCACTGTGACTGCACCCTGCGATTAACGCTATCTTTTCTTTAGTCATTTAACAAACTCTTTATATTTCGCTAGATTATGCTCTACCGTGCTGTGCATTTCATCATACATTGAACGTAAATCTTCTAGGGGAGAATTCAATATAGTCTCAACCAAATCAAATATTTTAGCTAATCGTTCACCGTGGTCTGGCTCATCATCATAGCTCTCGTCCCAAAACTCGTTGAACGTCTTGAAGCCCAAACTCTTAACATATTCTAGTGTCTTTGGTGGACCTACTACGATGAATGGCTTTTTATATTGTATTGCTTGAAAGACCTTCTCACTGAAATTAGCAGTAGGCTCAGCAAATCTAGTTTCATTGATAATATCGACAAACGAGTTGATGTACGCTGAGGAAAGACTATTCGCTAATATGTTGCGTAGGGCGGGAGTCTCGCCGGGCTTAAAGTTTTCAGTTTGGGGCCATATATCAAAATGATTTGGATTTTTAATTTCAACAGGTGCGGCTGCCGGAACGTCAACTACAAACGGCGCATTCTTCATAACTATATCGCAGTTGTCTTTTAACTTGCGGTAATGGTTAGTATGTGTATGCTCCCAATCCCCTAGCTCAAATCTTAAATTGCTACTGAGTGAATCAAAGTCTGCGCTATGATACCAACTGAGATTGCCCTTATCTCCTGCAAGAAACGTTGACACTAGTTGTCTATGCTTAGTGAATCTCCAATTTAAGCAGATGAACTTATAGTTGAATTGGTTTCTAAATGTCTCGTCTAAGTTTTCAATCTTTTTTTGACATTTCAAGAAAAGGTCATCGCATATCAATTTCAGTCTATCAGTATAGTGTGTATACCAAACATCTACGTTATAATTACCTGTATGAACAGTCACATTTGTTAGATTGTTTCTTACTGCATATTGATATATGCTGTCTAGTTCTTCTGCCCTCAGTTCATCTGGCCTAACTGTGTGACTAAACTCTGAGTAGAAGCCTTGATTATGCGGATTGTCCGGTGTCGCATCTTTGTGATAGCTGCACAATGGCTCATACAGATAGATGTGAAGTCCGTTTTTATTTAGAACGTCAATAGCCTTCTCGTCGTGCATGATACTATCTAATTCTTCAATGTATCTGTTATTCATATAGACCATTGAATGAGCTTCGGGTATCTTACCAAACACTACGTTGTTGACAAAAGGATTATGTAAGTTATCTAATGTATTCGGGACATTCCTATGGAACAACTTATTCATTTGCCCCTGCATAATAGTCGTGCCTGTTATTTGTAGAGTGTATCTTGGTTCAATTCCTATATTACTAGCAGCATGAGGAACATCTCCTCTCCACTTGAACCAATCACCCGCTTTCCAGTTAACATAACCCACGCCATCAAGCTCAAAATAATGTCCAGGCTTCCAATCTTCAAGCATTAAGATAACACGCTCAACGTTATCAGATGTAGTGTTATTCAATTTGCAATAGGTGTTAAAGTGGTCACTGTGGGTTGGCATTATTTCTAACGTATCCATTTTATAGAAGGTATACGTTTGGTTATACATCCCAAACAGAAATTTTAGATTAGCAATCCAATTCGGCATTGGATTTCTGTTGTCATACATTGATCCAGAAAAGCTTTTTACATAGTCATAGCCTTGACTACGCCAGTGACTTATTTCCTCTCTAGTTATAGGTTGTCTATTATAAGGCAATGATTTAAACTTATCATTCCAAAATTTAGATACATGTCCCTTTTCAATGCGAGAGTTCATAATGTATATTTATTGGGTTACTTCATTGCCTTATTAAATCTAAAGTAACACAGTGGAAAGTGCCTCCCAATGTTCTAGCATGACGCATAGGTAACATAGCACAGTTAATCTTGTGCTTCTCTAGTTCGTGTCTGAGATTATGTTGATGCTCTTCCAATACAACAAGATTAGGATTAATGGACAATAGATTAACACTTACCCACTTACTTGCATTACAGTATCCTGGATAGTGACCAATGTCAACTGGCTCAGGAGCCCAAATGATATCCCAATTACGCAATACTTCCGGCAGTTGTTCTACGCTCTTAATACGTGATGGATTCAGTAACATTAGCCCTTCACGCAATAGTGCAATAGTGCTATCTAAATGAATGTAGCTATAGACATTTTCAATAGTATGGACACGCTTGTTTGGACCTACAAGTTCTTGTAAGTATTCAGCACCTTTCTTGTTGCCGGTGTTGCTGACCAAATAGAACAGGTCATCGTTCGCTCGTAGAACATTAGCTGCATCAAATATAGGCTCATATTCACGCAATGCTAATGTATCGGGGTCGCCAATACATTTGCTATTATAAGTATCTGAATGTTCAGGCGGTGGCGCAACTACTAACTTAGAAAAATCAAAATATTGTTTACTTGCTCGCCATTCATCTCTACGAGATGACAATGCCATTGGAGTCGCAAGAATCAAGTCATCGTGAATTAATACTGTATCTCTAGGGCAGTAGTTATAGTATTCAGGGTCGTTGCTACTTGGACGAACCACTTGAATTTCTTCTTCACGCAAGAATTCACAGAGTTGTTCTAAGTCTTCGTTCGCTTCTTCAATCACCTGGTCAGGATATCTACCGTGTTTAACACCCATATACTCACTGAATGTTAAATCGGCGTAATTGACAATGCGTAGTCCAATATTAGTAGGAGGAATCTTAGCATCATCTGCAATGCCAACGATTACGCTTTTAAGCGGGTCCCATTCATTTTTGCTTAGCATCAAACACTTTCATTTTACTTAGATCAGGATAATCTTTAGACGACCACTTGCGGGGTTCTGTTACCTCAGCAGAGCAAAAGCGATAGATACCTGTCTGTGCAGTTTCAGGAGTCATATAGTAGTGATAACCTATAGTGTCAATGTCTTGTTCTGCCCACGGTGTATTAGGCATTCTTCCATCATAGCTCATCTTTTTAAGCTTAGCATATTCTTCGTAATTGTCAAGCAAAATCATACCGCCGCGCCCTAAGCTCAAATGTTTCTTATGTTGAAAACTGAGGCACATCTTTGACCCAGGAACATACCCGCGAGGTTTCCAATACACCGCAGCATCAATGATGCTCGTGCATCCTATGTGATAGTAATTTTCCCAATCATAATCGTCAAACTGCCATTCTAGTCCAAGCTTCATAAATGTCATGGGAACACTTAGATATGTTCTAGTAGGGCAGTTTACGGGATATTCTATATTTTCAATTCGCAGGCAAAGTTCAATTGCATGTGTGCAGCAATCAGTTGCTACCGCATATGGTGCCCCATAGAAATTGGCTATGAGTTTTTCAAACTTATCAACAGTGTCGTTCATTTTGGTTTCCGCTTAATACTATCTAGTGAAATGCTACTAGAAACTATAGTTGAGCCAGTGTCGGCTTCCTTTTCTGGAATAATGTCTCGTGATGTGTTACTTACATCAACACGATACTTTTCATAATCGCTCCAATCACCTGACCCCTGCCAATCAATATGAAAACTAAAATCAATCGTAGCATTCAGATATGCTTCTTCGTCTAACAAGTCAGCAAAGTCTTGTCCTGATCTACCTTCTTGATTACTCCAAGTGGGTTTGGCTAACTTTCTAGCTCTCTTTACAGTGTTTGATTGTAGTCTTGAATAGTCTTGAGCGTAGAAAGGACCCTTACGTCCGAGCGGCGGACGTTCACGGTCGTCTAATGGACTATCTACTTGCTCAAACTTGATATTGAAATGTGCGTCCCACTGACCTTCATCAGTAATCTTAAACTTAAACGTTGCCCAATACTGCCCTGGACCATACTGAGTTCCAAACTCTTTCAAGTCTATCTCAGGATTGAAATATACTTCTGCTTCGTATCCGCCTCTAGCTCTCCATAGATTTCTAAAGAAGGGCCACATTTCATTGACTAACTGATTAGCAAAAGGATTGTTGTCACCGATGGGAGGAATAATATTGTAGTCAAACTTCTCGTAGTGCATTTCTTTCTGCACTCTTTGATTGTTTAACTTGATCTTGTAGTGTTCTTTTGACAGATTATGTCTAATAGGATACCCAATCGGAACGTCTGTGCAGTGCTTAAAGAAGTCTAACCACATGTGAATATTCTTAACACGAGTCATGACATGGGGGCCACCCATTGCTAAGTCTTTCGTAATCCAGTGTCCCTGATACTTATGGAAGCTGATATTATATGCGTGTGGATTCTGTCCAACGATTGTTTCAGGACCCAACCCATAGCCCACACCAAGACCCATATTGTTGACGTTGTTGTTACGCATACGCCACATGAATGTCATAGTATCTGAATAGTCTTGGAAGTCTTCTGTGGGGAATGCAACAATCCAGTTAGTAGCACAATAGATGCCCACCTTCTTACAGTCAATGAAGTTCTGTTCCATTTCTGCAATGGTAACACCCTTGTGCATATCGTCAAGAACTTTCTGCGATGCTGATTCGCATCCGAAGTTGAACATGATGCAGCCACCGTCAGCTAGGTCTTGCAGATATTCTAATGTCATTCTACCATCATGTCTAGCATAGCCGGTAAAGCGAACCTTAAGTCCCTTCTCTTTCAATGCTAGTGCAAACGCTCTAAGCTCATTGATGTTTCCGTTGATAAGACTGTCAATGAACCAAATGATATCAGTACCCTTGTTATAGTATAGCCATTCAATTTCTGTAATCAAGTCAACTGCTTGACGCTGGCGATACTTCCAAAAGTGTGTTTCTTCACAGAATGTACACTTAGCAGTACATCCTCTAGAGATTTCACTGTTGACACCATTAGGAACTTCATACTGAGTGAAGTCGATAGATTCATAGTCTGGCATAGGCAGACCGTTGATGTTGATACGTTGATTCTCTGGTTGAGTCAGAATCTTAGGCTCAGTTGGGCGCCAGCCTTCTTCAATCTCATCAAGCATGACAAGTAGATTCTGCTCGCCTTCGCCCACGATAACATAGTCATAATAATCGTGAATAGGGAACCAGCTCTTGTGTACGTTAGGGCCACCTACTGCAATGAGAATGTTTGGGTTGCGTCTTTTGATTTCTTGACACATCCACTTGGTTGGTTCTTCACTAATATAGTATACGCTGAACCCAACAACGTCTGGATTCATTTCAATGATTTCATCTACCGCTGCGCTTAGAATAGGTTCAAGCACAGGGTGAATATCATTTAAGTAAGTTTCACCTAACCAGTGCCATGAACTAGATGGGTCCCACAATCTGAATGGTAGTTTCTTGTTGGGTTGCCAATCATCACGATAAGCATTATATGCCTTAACATTTAGATCCATGATATGAGTTTCATATCCGGAAGCTTTAGCAACGCCACTGAGTCTCGCAAGACTGAATGGTGGCATGTACGGACTCCACTCAGGACACAATACGAGAACCATCTTAGTGTTGCGTGTTTTGTAGTCAGTGTAGACAGGTGTTAAGTTCTTTGCATTAACTACTACATCTTTTGCATATGGCGCAATTGCTTCCATCATGCTACGATGACGAAGATCACCAACGTCTTCAGTTGGCCTTTCGTTTGGCTTAAGCTCTTTTGTTGCTAATGACTTAAGATTAAAATCCAACTTTACATTCCCCTATTAGTTTATATAGAGTATTTACATGTTATTAGGTAGTTAGATATTTAAAATTGATTGTAGATTGCCCATTGTCGTGAAATCTGAGATAGTCTCTAAATGCGTATAGTTGTGTTCAACGATATCCTTAGCAAACTTAGTGAATTCAATCAGTTCATCATCAGGTAAATTACATAGTCTGACTACCTCATCAACTATCATTTGCATACGCAGTAAATCATCTTCGATAGCGTCATATGATTCATCAATGAAAGGACTGAATGTCTTGTAGCCTCTAGACCTTAGGAACTCAAGCATGCCGGCAGGTCCCACGATGATAAATGGATGCTTCATTCTAACACACTTGAATGTCTTTTCACTGATAAATGTGCCAGGATATGTTCCGGGAATATGCAATGCTCTACCATTAGTAACATGGATGTGATTTGGATGATAGAACATAGTTTCAGTAACAACTGAAAAATAGCTATTCTCAAAATACTTGAAGTCGTCCTCAATGATGTTTACCGGATTACTTCTTTCATCAGTCTTATTCAATTTTAAAGGAATATTGTATCGTATTTTTGGTATGCCAGTTAGCTTTTGCCCATGAATCATTTCAAATAATTCATGTTCTTCACAGTCAAATGAATAGTATGAGTCATCTAGTAGGTTATGATTAACTACTTGGTTCAGAAAGTCAATACGATGTTGTCTAGGAACTTTGTTAAAACATAGAAATTTCTTGTCTCTATGTCCTGTAACGTAAGATTTATTATATTCGGGATGAGCCCTTGCAGAAAAGTCATAATGACTTACGCCAATAGTCTTAAAGTTGATGGGAGTATCCTTAAAGTGTTCTTTAACTGATACTTCTGCATTATAGTCACCCGACAAATAAAATAGTTGAATGTCGGGAAGATGACTTACGCCATCAGTAATAATCTTTAGCATATCCATGTCTTCGAGCATTACACCCTCTGACAAACATTCAAAAAAGAATACACGAATACCCAATGCATATGCATCTGTAATTTCCATTATTGTACTGTCAATAGGCCTCTCTTTGAACGAGGCATCAGCGTTTGCGCCAGCATAGATAATACGAAACTTGTCAAAGTGTTCATCTATATTAGGCCAATAACTATTGAACATATAACGCATCCAATTATCATACCTAGGAGGACGATATTGATCATACTTAGACAAATCCATTAGTTCTTCCGAGAGTTACCATAATGTACTACGTGACCTGAACATCTGTCAGTAGTCCATTGCCGCCAGGGGTCAACTACAGTCGCAATGTTCTCATCACTGAACTTTAATTCTTCTACATAGTCATCCCAGTAACCGATCAGATATACTTCAGTCCAATCTTCAGCTAAATCTAAGTCGCCGGTATGCTCATCATAATAGTTTACCTTACCACCAAGCTGCTCAACATAGTATCCAACTAGCATACTTGAGCTACCGTGTGTGTATGGTACATTTGGCTTATATGCTTTACCGATGATAGTTACGTTCTTGCCATACTTTAGCAGTGCCTTAGCCATATTTTCTGCTTGCACTTCTCTAGCTCTCATGATACTATCAAATAAATCATATCCTAAGTCAAGCTTCTCAGCAAGATAGCGTAATGCGATATTGTCACGAGGGTGACATGCTCCACCATCGCCCATGCCCGCTTTCATATATGCAGGGCCAGTGATACGATATGTTGAACGCTCTAGTGCGCCAGTAACTACATCAACGCACATGTTGTCAACTCTCTCAGCAACATCCTGAATCATATTGACTAATGCAACTTTCGTGCTAATAAAGGTGTTGTAGAAGATTTTGATTGACTCTGCTTCTTCCCAGGTACCCAATTCATATCGCGGATTGTTCTGCATCAATGGTATATAGAAGTTAATCAATTCAAGTGAATCGTCTGTTGCATTACCATTTTCGGTACCGATGATAACCATCTCAGGGTTAATCATATCAAACTTAGTTGTACCCATTGCAATCAAATAAGGATTGTAAATGAAACGTGCGTTAGTGATGCAGGGGCGAAGAATGTTTCTAACGGTGCCCGGAAGCACTGTGCTGATTAACACGACCAATTGATTCTGATTGACATGCTTGTTAACTTCGTTGAGAATATCAGTTACGATAGTGTAATCAAAATCTTTATTAGGTAGATGACTAGTAGGAGTCTCTCCACCATACATAGGATCATGTGGCGTAGGAGCTGCGATAAAGATAATGTCTCTATCTTCAACTGCCTCTTTAATAGTGCTGCACATAGGGAAGTTAGGTGTTCTTGGCTCAATATCATAACCAACTACGTCATACTGAGTAGCCATTACTTCGGCACAATCTTGTCCTAATTTACCTACACCGATCATTGCTATTTTTTTCATTATACTATTCCTATTAGATTATTGCTGAATTACTTTTAACTTTGTTCTGACTCATTTCTGGAAAAAGATCATATAGCTCGGCCCAAGTCTTGGCCTTTTTCGTTCTTCTCATCATTTCAGCAGTGTATTCTTTTCCAAGGTCCGATATCGGAAAATTATATTTTAGTAAAAACTTTAAGTAGTCTTCCGTTAACGGATGACCGTCTCCTCTTTTAGTTCCATCATGATCTATTAAGCGCAACCCGTGATATCCGAACGAATCTAATTCCATCACATATGGGAAATTCAAATTAGGATAGATTTCTTTGACCTTACCCAACGTATGATCATTATCAAAATCTACTGTATTAGCTAGTCCTTCAGTTTCAGTAAGAAAACCCGTCTGCTCAGTCATGTCGCCTAGTGATAAAAATACAGTCGTGCAAGGTAAAGAGTTAAGATATACTTGCGTCATTTCAATCAATGCAAGGTCTCTTACTATGTATCCAATAGGATCGCAATAGTTTTTTATAAAGTTCTTATCGTAATAATGTTGATTATAGATGTTCCCGTGAGAGCGCCAAGATCCATCAATATAACGGTCTTCTCTACACAGTGTAGTGAACATGACAATTACTAGGTCATCTTCGTTGAACTTGAACTTTAAGTTTGCTTGTGCAACTCTATTGTTAATCACTAGATTGCCAGCACCGCCTTGACCAAAATTGTAGTAATCTGCATCTGGCATTTCGCTTGCAATAATGTCAGCCCAAGTAGGTGGGTAGTAAGAAGTGAAGCTGCATCCAAACGCAAAGAAGCGTTTATACTTTGAAAAATCTGAAATCATGTGTCAATATTTATTTGTTAGAACCTAGCCCCACATATTCTTAGTGGTGAAAAAGTCATATTCTTCATAGAACAGTGCTTGTAATTGCTGTATTGACTTTGCTGAACGGTAGGTCTGCTCACTGTCTATCGCATATTGTTTGGCTTTATCATTCAGTACAAAGCCTAACTTAGTCAAATAATTGTAATAATTCATCGGCGTAGGGTGATAATCAATTTGCAGCTTGTCTTCATTGTTGATATATTGAACATCACTTGTCCAATTGTTCTGCATTTCAAGCTCAAACATTGTTTCTGGAAAGCTGTTAATCAAGTCGCTATATGTGTTCAATATGTCATCGGTCAACTCAGTAGACCCAAATATTTGATGAGTGATGGGTACGCTTAGCATCATATGCGTGTCACACGGCAATGATTCTAGATATGTTTTAGACATATCTATCAGCGACAAGTCTCTAACCAAATAGCCCACCGGGTCACAGAACTTCTTAACAAACGATTCATCATAGTAGCCTTGCGTAAAGATATTGCCAGCCAATACCCAATGGTCATTAACCATTCTGTCTTCTCTGCATAACGTAGACCACATTATTACTACGAGGTCAGTTTCACAGAACTTGAACTTACGATTAGCCTCAGTAATTCTATTAGCTATGAATAGATTGCCACCGGATCCTCTGCCCAAATTATGAAACTCAGCATCGGGCATTGACTTACTGAGAATATGTGCCCATGTAGGAAATCTGTAGTTTGTGAAGCTACAGCCAAATGTAAACAGTCTCTTGTATTTTGTTAAATCAATATTCATAATTTTGTAATAAACTCTTTTTTATTCATCAATACATCAAAGTTATATTCGGTAATTTCTTTAGCCTTAGCTAAGAATATAGTTAGCTCACTGTCAGATAGATTAGCTAAACGTTTTGTTTCTTCTACGACCATTTGCATTCTTTTGCGGTCGTCTGTCTCATTGTCGTAGCTCTCATCAATGATATCGCTAAAGCTGCGATAGCCAATCTCATTGAACTTCTTTAATGTATGCGGTCTGCCCAATACTAGAAAAGGATGCTTCTTACTGACAGGCTTAAACACTTTCTCACTGAGAAACAATCCAGGGCCATACTCTTGATAGAAATTTGTCTCAGACACAATACTGAAATATGTATCCAAATAATATTGATCGGTGCTCTCTGTTAGATTAACCTGATTGATATGCATGTCATATGTATCTAGATAGAGTGCAGGCATGTTGACAATCTCATCTTTGTGTTCACTGAGATCGGGTTCGTGATACGTGATTCTCTCCCAAATACGTTCCCAGTCTTGTCCGTCATCAGCAGGAGCCATACTTACATAGCCTTGCTCAATAATATTGTTCACTTTAAGCATAGCAACAAACAATGGTCTATGCACACGCCAGCGACGGTTCAAGCTCAAGAACTTCTTAGTATATGTTTTATTCTCTAACGTATTAAGCGGAGCGTGATTTACTGTATGAATATTGTGTTCAAATATTCTAAGCCACTCAGTTTTAATTTCAGTAGTATTATACTTTGCTGCTATTAACTTGACTTCTTCATCAATGATGGCGCTCTCGCTCAATAACGTGATATGTTCTGCTGGAATAGCTAGCCCATCTACAAAGTAAAGATAGATATATTCCACTACATCATGATATGCTTCGTGACTATTGTTAAACAACAGTGTCACTTCACCTGCACGAATTCTGTTCAATGCATCATCTGGAATATTCTTCGTAGCTTCTGCTAGATGCCAGCCATGAAAGAAATCAATGTACCAATAATCCTTGTCTGCGAAGCTGCGAAGCATAAAAAGCGATGAGTCGGGTCTTGGCTCTGGGCCTGCATTACCATAATATAATATGTTGTCTTGATTTACAATCATAATTTAGTCACCCACGCTTTGCCAAAGTTACGTCTACGTGCAAAGAATATTTGCTCACAGAATTGTTGCAGTGACATATTAGTATCCTCAGGGAAGTCGAAGTGATATGTTGCAGCACTGTCTAACTCAGTCATATTCTGTACGTAGCCAAAGATATCGTGTTTAAGTTCTACCAGTCTAGGATATGATTGTATGCCATTATACTTGATTAGATAGTTTCTTTGCACTGTCATTAAATCATTTAGTAATGATTCGGGTAAGAATTCATAGGTAGTCTTTAAGAATTCTTCAAGCACATTGAATACATGGTCGTGCATATCTAGGTTAGCTAAATTAATGATAGTGCTATGTATCAAGTTCCAGCCATGTATCTCAATTCCCTGAATAGGAACATGGTCAATCGCACCCTCAGTATTCCAATTTGCATAATGCTCACTGATACGTTCGAGTTCGCTGTTGAGCCACTCATCTGTTTTAATATATTCAAGTAAGTCAGTATAGAACTGGCTATACTCAATGCCATATTTTTTGCATAGTACACGACTAATGTAATTAGTGATACCATTAATGTGAAATGTGTTTTGAAACCAACTGAATACTTGCGCTTCGTTCATCTTTTCTATAGGTAAATCAATAGTTGAAGTAACAACTTCGATACCCTCACGAACTTCATGCTCGTTATATGTTCCTACCAAGTAGTCATATACGATTTGGCCCTTTAGTTGATATTTTTCACGCTGGGTCAAGTTCATTTCAGCATTCTCAAGCAACTGTGCCTGATAGACAGTGATGCCAGTGTGGTTACCAGCCTTGTACAGTCTATAGAAATTCTCTTTCCACGTATCCAGTGTTTCGCCGGGCAAGCCAAGAATCAACTCAGTGTACAATGGAATATTGTTTTCTTCACACATATCAAAGACTTCTTCAATCTTATTAGTGTCAAGATTCTTACGCTTGATGACCTCTAATGTATGCTCGTCCATACTCTGCACTGAGAGATTAAGCCCAATCTTACTACCGCCTTCATATATCAACATCTTAACAATGTCAACTACTTCTTTCTTTTGATTCTTTGCCCAAGATATTGTGTACGCTTTTGGATTATTATATTGCTGCTGCACTTCGACAAGCTTGCGGGCGATAGCCATATCACGCTCAGGGAAGATACCGAAGTTTGCATCAGTGATACTTACAAAGTCGCAGCCCTTTTGTCCAATCCACTCAAGCTCTTTATATACTCGTGTCTCATCAAACTTCTTGACTTTGCTATATGTGAGGCTTCCCCAGTCACAGAAGGTACACATATATGGACAGCCGCGATTAGTTTCTAATGTAACGTTCCATCGTACTTCAGGATGCTTCTCAAACAAGTGGTCAAACATGCCAACGAGATATGGGCTGGGGATAGTATCAAGGTCACTAATACGATCTGGATTGCCCGTGTTGACTGCTTTACCATCGACATTGATTAACAATCCCTTGATATCTGTATAGTCAGTGTTGCCATCAAGATAATGCTCTAGAATAGCTTTTAAAGATTTCTCACCTTCTTGAATAGAACAGATATCAATATAAGGGAATAGCTCAAAGAATTTAGGATTAGTAATGGGAGGCTCTGGGCCACCACTGAGTATCAGTATGTCTGGATTGGCTAGTTTAAGTGCCCGACCCAATACGTGATTATAGTTTCTATTCCAAATATATGTTGATAGAGCAACAATATCGTGGTCTTTTAATCTTTCAACTACGTCTTCAATAGGTTCTCTATGCCAAATAAACTCACCCAATTCAATGTGAGTACTGATATGTTCAAATTGACTAGCGTATGCCCACAGCACTGCGGAAGTATAAGGTAAATAATAGGCATTAAATTCCTTAGGACCCTGATTAAAATTAGGATTTACGAAGCTTATTTTTCTCTTATGCATAGTTCTTATATTTAATGAACTTTGCAAGCTCGTCTGCAATTACTTTGTAACCGTCGATAGTAGGGTGTGCGCCCTCACAATTTGTAAGATATTTTGCTGGCCATGTTCTATTAAAATATGCTTGATGAAAGCCTTGCCATTGTTCTTTTGGTATGACACCGTCTAGCTCAACTAATTTCTCTACGAATGCAACATAGTCTGTAGTATTGTGTAGATAGCATTCCCAATCGAACTTGTCAAACAGTGAAGTAGTTTCTTCTTTCAGATATTCAAGTATGCCTTGATTACGTTGATTAAACGCATTGGCAACAACTAGTTTAATGTTATGTGCTTTGCAGAAATCTTGCAAATGTAACAACGCTAACAACTGCCCAGTAGCAACGAATTTTTCTGAGTATAGTTCTTTAGCATATGCTTTCCAAAACAGATTTGCAGAATCGTGGGGCCATGCTGTATTCCATTTATAGTGACGATAATCTCCGTTACTATATCCATCGTCTAGTTGATCACCGTCGCTAAATGTAGCGGGTAAGTCTAGTCTCTCAAAGCCACTAAGCATTAATACTATAATGACTTCACTATTATCAAAGTCTACTCTATCACAGAAATATAATTGCTCAATAGCAGCACGATTGCCAATACCCTTAACGCCTAAATTAATGGGCGTGTAGTCAGGAAAGTGGTCGCGGCATAATACGTTTACCCAACTGTTCTCGTGTTCATAATGTCGTATATGATAGTCGCATTGTCCGCGCAAACTAATCTGAGGGCGACCATTATACTGTTCCCAAATATGCTCAGGGTAGCCGCCTTCGCCTTGCGTCCAGCTACAGCCTAGACCAATGATATACTTGTTACTCATCGTCCTTTTTACCTAACATAATCTGTTCGTTAATCCAGCGATAAGTCTTAATCAATCCAGTTTCTAAATCTTCGTCAGGCTTCCAGTCAGTGACATTCTTAATTAAGGCATTGTCACTTCGTCTACCCATAACTCCCATTGGTCCTGGAATATTCTTAATAGTGACTTTCTTATTAGTCAGGCTAGCAATTAATAATACGAGGTCATTAATAGAAATCATTCGTTCACTACCCAAATTAATTGGCTTATTATAGTTACTATTCATAATACGATGAATACCTTCTATACACTCATCAATGTATAGAAAGCTTCGTGTCTGATTACCCGGGCCCCAAATCTCTACTTCACCGTTGTCATCAGCAAGTGCCACTTTTCTACACAGTGCGGCTGGCGCTTTTTCTTTGCCGTTGTCCCAGCTTCCATTAGGGCCGAATATATTATGAAAACGTGCGATACGAACATCTATGCCATAGTTCTTAGCATAAGTCATGTATAGTCGTTCGCTGAATAGTTTCTCCCAACCGTACTCACTATCAGGGTTAGCAGGGTATGCGCTGTCTTCACTTAGTACAGGGTTGTCTGGGTCAAGTTGATTATGCTCTGGATACATACATGCGCTTGAGCTATAGAATACTTTCTTGCAGCCTGATTTAATCATTGCTCGTAGTACATTCAAATTGATAGTAACTGAGTTGTGCATGATATCGGCATCATGTTCGCCAGTAAAGATATATCCGGCGCCGCCCATATCTGCTGCTAACTGATATACTTCGTCATAATTGTGCAGGTACAATAGATAGTCTACGCTATCCTTGTCTCTCAAATCTTTAATATAGAATTCATCCGCTGAAGTTTCGTTATATACTGGCTTCTTTAAGTCAGTGCCAACAACATAATGTCCTTGACTTTTTAAACTGTCTACTAAGTAATTTCCAATAAAGCCGCCGGCTCCACAAACTAATATTGTCTTACGCATTGTTTCCTCTGATGACGTTATTGATTTTTGTCATTATGTCGTGTCTTGAGCTATTCTTTAATAACTGATAATTGTGTTCTATGATAGGTTTTACTCTACGCTTGAAGTCTAATATCTGATTATTATCCCACTCACCAATGCTTTGTAGTACTTCATCAATCTTACGCATTCTGGGAATTGGTTCAAGAATATCATCATAGCTCTCATCCCAAAACTCACCGAACGTTTGATAGCCTAAGTCTCTGAGACCCTGCAAGCAGCCAGGTGCACCAACTAAAATAAACGGATGCTTTTCTTTTAATGGCTTGAAGCTTTTCTCAGTAAGGGTAACTTCATTGCTATTGAAATTAGTTTCAGTTACTAGACTGATTAAACTATTTTGATAGTAAGGTCGGCTGACGTTGCCTTCATCGCTGCACATTTGCACAATGTTTTGTTCGTCATCTAGTACTAATGGCAACTTACTAGCTAGAGTGTCAACATGTTCTTGTTTCAAGCCCATATGTGCAAATTGATAAATCAAATCCATATGCTCAACTTCTTCTCTGAACGTGATGGTAGGTGTTTCAACATGACAGTTGGGGAAACTGACATAGCTTCTGTCAATTAGATTATTTTTTTCTAGCAATGCTACTAGTTGCACCCTATGTGGTCTATATCTGCGATTCCACATCAGCAGTAATTTTTCAGGAACAATCTCAGTATTATACTCTGGTTCGTTAGAACATTCTTCCGCATTTCTAAGAAAGAGATGTTCACTAGCAGCATATGGAATGATTGTCAGCCTTTCAGCTGGATCATCAGGTATATTATTTCGTGTGCAATAAGCTTCGTATACTTGTTTAGCGTTGATTGCCCCAGTAAGATATATAATCTTGTGTAGCGGGATACCGTGTATGTGTCTAAAATAAGAGTGCAATGCGTTTAAATGTCTAGGTTCAACAAATGCTTCTACACTGTAATCAATAAAGATATATCCATTTTTTTGTCTGACTAAGTTAATCAGCTTAACGTCAACATGACTATATTCCAATATACCTGTTCTACCTACGAAGTAGTTTTCAAATCCAGTACGCCAAACTAAAGAAAAGGGTATTACAAAATGTCTTTCATCATCACGTTCAATATTTACTGATGGGTACATTTCATATTGATCCGTAGCCTGAGAGAAAAACATTAGCCACGTGTCATCTGCTCCAAAGAACCTTGAGTCAACTTGAGCATTAAACGATACGCAAGTGAGGGACAATATATTGGGTAACTCAGTATTCCAAATAGGTCCTCTTGGGCCAATCCAACTATATACTACTTTAGTTTTATCCATCAGTTTACCTTAATTTTTGGAATGATAATATCAGTACCGCACATGCACATTTCTTTGTAGCACATGATTTTCTTTGGACCTACTTTACTGATATCGTCTAATATATGTCCAATGTTTCCACCTAATCCGCAGCTTGCTAAACTAACTTCACCTATAGGATTAATAAAGATGCAGTCACCGACGCTACATTGCCAGCCGCTAAAGTAATTCTGATTGTTAACAATCAATTCATTAGCATTACACGAGCTAGTGGTGCCGTCACTATATCTATTATAACTGCTTGTCTCTGCTCTTTTATTGGGCTTTGGAATGGTCTGTTGCATTTCAATAGTATGCGTCTTAAAGAATTCTTCTTTAGCAGGGTCGTTATACTTCCATGGGCCAGTAACGTGACTTAACTCATCGTATAAAGGAGTCCATTCAATGAAGTAATTAGGTAGTATTTCTTTTAGACTATTACCAAACTCAACTACTTCCCAAAAGCGTTCATCATGCATTAGCATCTTACTTGATATGTAGTTAACCTTATCGCATAGGTACAATGAATTCTCAATGTAGCGGTCTTTCTTCGCTTGTTCAACGTGAAAAGATGCTACGATATCATCAAACAAATGGTGATGCTTTTCCCACCATGCTAGCGGGCGTGATAGATTAGTGTTGACTGCGATAGTACATTCTGTTTCTGCTCGTAGAAACTCACAGATAGGAATAAAGTTGCGCCATGCTGTTGGTTCGCCGCCGCTGAAAAAGAACTTAAAGTGTTTATAGCCTGCATCTTCATACTTGTTGATAATGATACGCAAGTTATTTAAGTAGATATCAAGATTGCCGTTGTTGGGATTAGCCCCAGCCCAGTTGCCAGGATTACAATAACTGCAACTAAAGTTACAAAAATTGTTTACCTGCCATGTAACCGCTAGATAGGGTTCTGGAGCTTCAATTGCAATTAACTTGCGGCCCACTCATACACTTCCTTAATTTCCGGAACTAGGTCTTCAAACTTTTCTTTTCTGAATTCGTCTAGCTCATCGTTGAATTTCTTGAACTCTAGGATTCCTCCCTTATTCTCGTCGCCGACGCTTAGATTATAGATAATCATCTTGAAGCCATTATAGATATCCATATTGTCTTTACCGTATTTGTTTTGGTAAACTCTATACAGTTCAATCAGTCTGTTCTTTACGTGTTTCGGAAGAATCATCACGTTAGCGTACCAGGGGCTTGTAGCAAGATTAAATCTAGGACTAATTGTCAAATCAATCAGCTTGTTTTCTACCATATAATCAAAGAAGTCAGGGAACTTAAAGATATTCCAAATACTAATAGTAGGAGTAATCTGAAACTGAATATGCGGTAGTTCTTCACGCAGCTTCTTGATATTAGCAACAGTCTTGTCCCAGTCTGTACCCTTACGAATACATTCTGCTAAGTCACCGTGTGCATCTAATGAAGCCCACACTTGAATATTCTTGAACTTCTTCCAATACTCAAGTAGGTTCTTGTCTTTATATCCGTGCAGCGTTGAGAAATTCGTAGTATAGTTTAATTCAATTGTATCTGCTTGACCATTTTCAATCCAATAATCTAAGCATTCATAATGCTCTGGCGTAATAATGATTTCGCCACCAGCAAAATATACTTCAGATACATCAGCAAGATATGGCTTTAACTTAACCATAAACTTTTGGTCATCGTTATTGTTAATGACTATTTTACGATTAGGGAAATGTTCGTCCCACATTTCTTTACCGCGCTTGTCAACAAACTCTTGCGCCCACTGACTTGAACAGTCTGGGCCACAACTGCGGCACTTCATGTTACATAAATTACTGAAACGAATATCCATATACTTCATTTCAAACTCTGAGAGGGCGCCGTCTTCTTGTGTGTTCTCAGCAATATAGTTTACATAGTCAAGACCTCTGCGACGATTATGTGATTGGCGCATAGTCCATGTACCCATAAGCTCAAGGTCAAAGCAACGCTTACATTCAGGAACTTCAATATCGTCAAGCATTGCTTCACGAATTTCCTTATAGCGGTCGCTGTTCATCATTTCAATAATAGATTGATCGCCCTCAATTTGAGCTACTGGCATGTTACTGTCAGCAACGCAGCAAGGCATTACTCGCTTGTCGGGCCATGCATGAAAATGCACCCAGGGTAATACGCAAAAGTGCTTACCTTCTGTAACTAATTTTTCTACTTTATTTTTATCAATCATTCCATTAAGTCCTGCAATCTATTTAATTCGGGGAATGTCTCCCAGAAGTTTTCGCCTCTAATTCTGTCAACTGACCTAGTGTGCATCAAGAACTTATCTCTGACTTCACCCCACTGATCCGTATCGTTAGCAAAGTTCACTGCATCTACTACGAGTCTAGGCACACAAGTCTTGTCATCCATGTTAGCGTTAGCCCATGCCATTGCTTTTTCGCCTGCTACTGTTTTTAATTCCTTAGGGAGACTTTTAGCACAATAATAATTAGGATGTACGGCAAGATAGAGCGAATGATACCAGTCTTCTGTTCTTACGATGTTCTTATCCTTAAGATATTGATAAAAGTCTCCTATAGTGAGATAGTTGTAGATGCTGAAAACCGTATTCAATTGGAAACTAACATAGTCCAAATCACGGAATGTTAGTAGATTGCTCTCTACAACTCCCCAATCTGTGCCTTTACGCATATACTCAGCACGTTCGCCGTAATGGTCAATACTACAGCTTAATTCAATCTTTTTAAAGTGCTTCCATAAATCAAGTACGTCATGTTTTTTATACTTAATATTACTTGCGTTAGTGTTATAACGTAGAGTAATGTCAGTGCGACCCTTACGAATCATTGCTTCAAGCATAGTATAATGCTCTTCGGTGATTAATGGTTCACCACCCGCAAAGTATGCAAGGTCGATATGTTCAATATGTTCTAGCACTTCATCAAGAACTGTACCCTTATTGTCATCAACGTGAATTAATACAGGATGATTAGGGTCGTAGTTCTTTTTCATTTCTTCGCCCCACTTAGAGCTAAACTCTGAGCCACATGTTCTGCACTTAAAGTTACAGATGTTAGAGAAACGAATATCAAAGTAACGCATTTTAAATTCGTCTACTGTTCCGTCTTCTTGCGTAGAGGGAACAATCTCATCAAAGTATTTGCCAAAGTGTTCTTTGCTATAGTTTCTGAAACTATATGGGCCAGCTTCTTCATGCTTATAACAGAAATCACAAATCTTATTCTTCTTCTCATTAAGCATATCAACCCGAAGTTCTTTCATCTTAGGGCTGTTAAAGATTTCTTCCAGTGTGTTATCTTTAGTGTTGCCAACCGGGTCTGTGTAGTCATTGCTACAGCAGGGATATACATCTCCCTTAGGAGTGGCATTGAGATGCACCCAAGGGAACATGCAAAACGTTTTGCTATCGTTTAATAGAAAGTCTTTGTTCATACCCATCTTAACGTGAACCACGCCTCCATTTCTTCTGTAAAGACATAGTTCTGCCCAAACATTGCAGATATAGGTTTACCCTCGTAAATCTCATCTATACCATACTGCGCCCACATGTCTGTAGGTTGTTCTTTGATCCAATCTCTAATTTCTTGCGCACGAATATTATATATGGCATTTTGACTAGGCCCATCAATACCAATGCACTCCCATTTTCTAGTTCTCAGAGAGGGTTCGTCAAATTTACTTGTTGACATAATTTATAAAAATCCATCATTTCTGGGAAGACAGTCAACAAATCATTCTCACGACGATCATCCAATTCATTAAACCAATTATAGAAGTCTCTGCGACCTTCAATTAGCTTGTCTTCACTATACACTGTTTCTGCCATATAGTCAACAACTCTCTTGAACTTTTCATATTCAATTGTGCTGAATGCATCAGCCCGAGTGTCATCAAGATTGTCTTCCATAAACTTTAATGCATCGTGCATATAGGGCATAAATTCTTCTTTAGGAAGAATGTTCATATCATACTGAATAGGCTCACGTAGATATGGAGTGTCGAAGCGAATGATATGTTGCTTGCGTTCTTCGTCCCAGCCGTATTGCTTGCGCCACTCTAAGAACTTTTCCAGTAAGCTCTTGAAGCTTGTCACTGAGAAGATATTGAATGTGATCATGAATGTGATGGGGGCACCGCTGACTGACAAGTAAGTGTGAAAATTCTTTTCCCATAAGTCTAGTTCAAGACCTGTGCGAATATACTCTGCACGTTCGCCCCAGGTGTCCATGCTTGTGAACAATTTGAATGTTCTGATTTTGCCTTCGTCTTGTAGCTTACGAACCTTTTTAGCTAAGCGGTCGATAAGAATATTCTTAGTACCAAGATTGCTATTGATGTTAAGCTCAAGCCAGGGCATAGGCTCTTCATCAATCTTATCTAACAGTGTCCACGTTGACTTGTGTAATGTAGGTTCGCCGCCAGTTACACGCATAATGTTTAGCGTCTTGCGTAGCTCAGGCCACCATTCCCAAAATGCATCAACATATGGGTTTTCTTCTTCACGTTGAAATAACTTCATCCAATCAACGTCACAGCGATGATTCTTTACATTGTCAACAGGGCCGAAGTCTTCTATTTCTTTGTAGAATCTTGTACTATATTTCGGATGGCAATAGCCGCATTTAAAATTACACTCGTTACCAAAATTAATTTCCAAATACTCTGGGTTGATGTTTTGGTCCCAAGCTCCCTTACTGGCTTGTTCATAGCGTTCCTCTGTAAAAATACTTGCGTTGCGAATGTGTCTGTCACTGATATAGTCCGGGCCCATTGCTTCAATGTTCCAGCAATACTGACAGCCTTCTGGCTTCTTCCCTTCAAGCATTTCTTTACGCTCAAGCTTCTTGTGCATCGTATTATGCAATGCGCTTGGATTGTCTTTTAATTCTGCTAAAGGAATCTTGTGAGGCTGTGGGTGATAGCAACTATGTGTCTCACCTGTCTGTAGATACATTGTAACATGCTGCCACTTAGCCAAACAGAATGTGGGCGTAGCGTTCACATCAATGAAGTCGCGGATTCTTTTAATTCTGTCTGTTTCTGATTCTGACATTACCAGCCTTCAATCCTACGAATAACATCCATCTCCTTAACGAGCGGGCCCAAGTTGTGTTTGTCTGCGTTATAGTGACGCTTAAAGAACTTGCTTTGTTCAGCATCAAGAGTACACATTGGTAATCCTAGCTTATCTTCTAACTCTTCACCTATGAACCCTGCGCTAAGTTCCGGATGGTGGTTCTTATACTTCCCCCATAATGCAGGATAGTTATCAAAATCTGCAACATCTTTATAATCCCAGTCAGTAAGCATAGTCATGTGTGTGCCGAGTCTAGCGCCATAGATAGCCCAAAGACCATTCTCTACATCTGCGCCAACGTTATGCCAAATAGTAAGATTGTTTAGATTGCGTCCAGCAACTCTTTCACGAAATTCGTCTATACTAGGCTTTGCACCCCGATCAAGTACCATCTTGACACCTTCACGGAATCCTGCTCTCCACGCTTGGAAGGGAGTGTAGTTAGGATACGTTGTAGAGTAGCAATCGTGCATTGCCCAGTATAGATTATCTGAAGAATCCATGCAGAAATCAACCGCTGTTGTATCACTTCCGTCACTTGTCTCATGGGTCTTCATGTTGGCAACATAAGTCTTAGTCCAAGAACTCATACCACCATTGCCGTAGCGTAGTCCGTTGATAGCGTTAACTGCTCTCCAACGATACTGCGCTAATTTGTAATTAGGGTCTTTGTCTGTAAAGTCTAGTTGTAGATTGAAGAAGTCCTCATTTGGCATATTGTCACCGTCAATGAGAATGAAGCGTTCTGTCTCACTTGCTTCTCCTGCTGCCTTGTGTGCAGCATCGCTACCCTTAACTCCATCAACTCGTTTAGCCCACGGAACCATGTTCTTAATCTTGATCCAAAATTCTTCTTTCTGTGGTTCATCATAGCTAAGATAGATGCAGTCTAAGTCTGCGATATCTACAATGTCATCATAATTCATAAGTTTTTAATTTCCAATATTGTCCAGCAGTTTCAGTGATAATGCTTAGGTCTTCAACTTCGCATAGAACTCCATCAATGTCTTTGCATAGTTTACTCATCACCGAACCAAAATGATTTTTAATAATCTTCCCGTCAACAACTTTAATGTCGGGTCTAGCCTCAGCAAATGTTGTTGCGTCAATGACTATGTAATTACCCTCATGTTGTTCACAGGTGTAGTCAATAACACAGCCCTTGTCATCATAATACAGCCTAAACTCTGGCTTGTCAACCTTATGACTCTCCCAAATAACAACTACTTCATCCATTGTTATTCCCCTTAAGTTCTTTAGCTAGGCTTTTTACGTGATAGTGCAATGGATACAGTTGTGGAATAGTATTGATTCTGAAAGTGTGAGGCAGCTTCTCGTAAATCAAATTGTCTGTCCAATTCTGAGTAGGACAACCGTTAATGAATTGCTTCATATGTATCATTGACATTTCTTTGAATTGTGGTAGCGTAGTATTCTCTTCACCTAGGATGTGTGCAGCAATAGCATAAGCCCAGTCTGTAGTGCAGAGTTCATCTACGTTACACTTGAGAATAGCTTTATACTCAGCCCAATTCTCAAATACATCACGCACAATGTTGAAGAACTTTTCTGCTAACTCACTCTTACGGAAATATGTGATAGCGTTATAAGTATCCGGCAATTTGTTATCAGTAATGAATCTACGATATGCTTTAACATCCGAAACTTCTTGTTTAAAGTTTCTGATTGTAGTGCTTACTACTAAGTCTCTATTCTGTAATATATTCCACCAATAGTCAATTGACCTTGGCAAATACATATCAGCCTCAAGCTTGATAGTATAGTCGTACGGACTTGCCTCGTATACTTGCCAGTCATTCTGTAGCTTCCAATCAGTGTCGGGAGCTTGGTCGCCATACGGAAGCATCTCAGTAGTAATGATAGTCACATTAGCATCTGGCATTACGTTTAAGATGCTGTCCTTAAGAACATCAGCGCAAACTTCATAGTCAAGTCCTTGCGCCATGATGACGAAGCCTTTATTCATTAATCATCTCCACGTATATTTCTTTATCCATCACGTGGAAGTCCTGGTCTTTGATTGTAATATATTCTTTTCTTATTTTGCCCCGCTGCCAGTTGTCAAACATGACCGTATACTCTGTGCCAAGCTGGTCATCACCATTACGATAAACTTGCGTGTTTTTTCCAACGTGCAATAAATCCCAAGGAATAACATCGCGGGAATCACTACTGTGGCCGTTAGCAATACGGAGGGCAAGAGTAAGAGCGTAATCGTTACGATATACAGGGGCGATAAAATGATGAATGTTGGCGTAGTGTTCATAGTTCTTTTGTACCATTTCTAAACATTGAAAGATTTGCTCTGCGCGGTCAGACTTGCGAAACATCACAACGGTAGCCCATAGTGTTTCATAACTATATGAGCTTAGTAGCTCTTGTGGGGCGCCAATGTTCATTAAGAAATTAGTTCTATTGTGGCAGCAAAAGTCTGTGTCAATATCAAATAAGGTTAGTAGTTTGTCTGAGTTGATGATATAGTCTACGTCCAACAATAGTGTTTCGTTATAAGGACTAAGTTCGTAGGCCATATAACGACCTTTATTGATCCACATGCCCCAGTCACGAAAGTTATTCTTGTCCGGCTTAATCTTTACTACTTTGTCCCAATACTCAAACTCTCCTGCAGGCATAGAGTCTTCATCTGTTACTAACGTAACAGGCAGCTTTAAGAAACGCTCAACACGCTTTGCAGTGTGTTTAGCCATATCATAGTAATTGTATTTGGGACTATTGAAAGCAAATAGTATTACACCGCGACTCATCTTTTGCTTTCTAGTTCTTTCCACTCGCTATACCATTCAAGCATTACACTGTGGTATACTTCTTTCAACTTAGACAGCAACGCACTACGATCTACTAATACTGGATTGTCAAACGTATCAATTAGAACAACCCTATCATCATAGTCGTTGGTCATTACAGTTAAAAATGCAATAGTTTCTTTGTCAGCACGCCATAGACCACCCTGCTCTGCTACTAATAGCTTTGCATTGTGCTTTTCTTTTAGATAATCTTTTGCTGAGTTGTGAGCAAAACGAGCTTTTGCTTCGGTAATTAAGGTTTTAGTATCCATCGTAAACTCCTATGAGTATTTAGATGGATACCCCTATGCGATTAAAAAAGTTAGGAACCGGTTACAGTACCGGACAGTGTGACTGCGCCCCAAGTGTTAGCGATGTTAGTAGTTGCAGGAGGCGTGAGCGTCATAGTAGTTGCTGAGCCAGTCGCAACAACTAGACCGTCGGGTACTTCGTCCCAAATAGTGTAGATAGTGATTACTGAACCAGCATCACCGTTTGAACCCTGTGTACCATTACTTTGAACAATGAAGCGAATGAATGATGATAGATAACCGCTTGGGCCTGTGCTAGCAGTCTGAGTGAATACGTTAGCGTTGGATGTAGTCAACGCATAGTAACCATTGTTCTGAGAAATAGTAGGAGCGTTTCCTCCGCCACCAATCTTAGTAATGCCGTTATATGATGTGCCGGCAATTGATACTGAACCTGATGTTGGTGCAGACAATACCACTGTACCTACGTTACTTGCAAGATTGTTAAACAATAAATCAATGCCAGAAGAACCAGGATGTGATACAGTCATTTTAATTTGACCACCAGCATTAAAGAAGTAGCGGGCAGCGTTGCCGTTAGCAAAAGTAGCAGTGTGAGTGAACGTCAATTGGTTTGACCAAGTAGATCCTCTAGTAGCTGTGTTAGTTGTAGTGGAACCTTGAGCCGCTGCATTTAATCTATTGGTATAGATAGTTGTCAAGTTAGTGGGGATAGCTGCGTTATAGGTAATTACTCCGCCTGCTACCGGAGTAGAAACGCTAGTAATACTAGACCCTTGGTGTGATGCTGCGCTAGCAGTATTAGCTACTAGTGATGCCCATTGAGTGCTGGCTAAAATATTAGTCCCAACAGTAACGTTACCTACAGCAGTTTGCCCGTAACCAGCAGTGCCGCCGCCTGTTGCCCAAGTCGCATTTAATGTATTAACAGTCGTAGTGGGGTTACCGCCTACTAGCGTATTAAAGTCTGCTGCATCTATTGTAGCGAATTGAGCGTAGGCCATCTTAAATCCTTATTATCTTATCATAACTACGGCTTCAATAACGCCGGCGTCTTCTGTCTCTTTATTTATTAATGATCTACCAATAGTATTGAACGCGGTTGCTTCGGCATCAGAGGCTGCTCTAGCTATTCCATTTCCGGCGCTTACAAGTCTATCACCCTTTTTAACAGTGCCGATTACCTTAACTGAAGCTCGTCCAGCAAGAGCAATTGCAGGGTGAGTATCATCATCACCGGCAGCCGCATTCATCAAGTAAGCAGCAGTGTTTGAAACAACGCCGAATATCTTCTCTGACAGTTCATCTTTTGCAATTGTGATTTCTTTTTCGCCGCCTAACTCTACTACAGTACCTGGTTCATACGCTTCATCTGCTGCAAAACGTTCTGCAAGGTCAGCGTAAGTAGCATTGAGGCGTGAGCCTGCTGTTAGTGACCAGTTACCTGTAATGTTACCAGTAGTTGTATTTGCACCAGTAGATAAAGTTCTACCATTAAACACTGCTGCGCCGCCTACGGGACCAATGTTTGCTGCATATGTTGGTAAGTATGCTGCTACGTTACTGTTACCATATGTACCGCCTAGTGGAATAGATACTCCGTTTGCGTACATATAATTGTCGGTTCGTATACCGATACTACCTGCGCCTGAAATTACAAGGTTACCGTCAGTAATCCAAAGTGCAGTTCCGTTAACGCTGTTAGCTACTCCGTTACCAGATACTGTCCATGTACCGGTCAAGTTACCGTTTGTAGCGGCTCCACCTGTCGTAATGGTTGCTGTCTGTACACTAGCAACTGTAGTAGTTCCTGATAGAGTAGCGTTAGCAATGTTTGCGTTATTAGTAACAGTCAATGCATCAGTTGATACTGAGCCGGCTGAGATTTCATTGTCTACTGTCAATTCAGTAGTTGTGATTGACCCGCTTACTGAAATGTTACCGAATGTAGTAGTAGAACCACTAGAAGTTGAAGTTAGTGCTAACCAAGCTGCGGCGTTTGCTTCGCCGTCTGCTGGACATACAAGCATTGTGTTAGTAGTTGTATTGTACCAAAGCTGACCTCTAATAGGATTAGGAGGAGGAGTAGAAGAAGCAAAATTTTCTGTTAAGTGAACAAAGTTTGTATCTTGAGCTTGCCCATAACCGGAAAAGCTTCTTCCTGGTAATCCAAGAGAGGTACTAGTAGTATCTATCGTACCATCTGGAATGGTAGTAAGTACTGTACCATCGCTTTTAACTATTGTATATGCCATTTAAAAATTTCTCCGTGTACGAATATTTATCATGTATTATTTGCTGTATCGTTATAGGGTAACGATTGTATTCTTCTAGATTCTTCTATGCGATGCTGAAGGTCTGCTGCTATCAAATGTTGACTTTTCTCAGCAGACTTAATCACTTCGTTTCTAAAACTTTCAACTGCGGCGCCTGTTTGTCTTTGTTGTTGACTGTTATCAATCGTTAAGACCGGCATCCACGTTACTGCACATCCCCATTCATCAACTTCTTGTCCTGTTTGAGGATGCGTACCTCTTACTAAAGTAAACCACGAACATTGAAGACCTATGCAATCTTTTTTAATCAGTGGACAAAATTTTCCGGGTTCTAATTTCATATTTCATTAACTCTTTGTTGCTATAATCGTATCTACATATTTAACAGCTAAGTTAATGTCCGTTCCCGAAAATGTGTGATTATGGGCAGAGCCAGTGAAGGAGTGATTGTGCGCCGACTGACTAAAGCTGTGCGTGTGATTCGGTGACGAAAATGAGTGATTGTGCGAGTCGCCTGAGAAGGTGTGCCCGTGAGCCGCTTGAGTAAACGAGTGAGCGTGATTTGGTGAGGAAAATGTGTGGTTGTGGCCTGCACCCGCAAAAGTGTGGGTGTGTGCCGTCTGAGTGAAATCGTGGGTGTGAGACGGTGACGAGAACGAGTGAGAGTGAGGGCTTGTAGAAACCGTGTGACTGTGTCCTGGATCATCTATTGCATAACGATAAACCCAGAATTGATTTTGCTCGTTCTCAATTTGCTCTGAGTTAGTAATGTTTAGGGTAATTCCGGTGAGATTGCTAGAAGTAGTTCCAGAAACAGTAGTTTCTCCAATTGTTCCTGATACCGCAGTACTTCCGACACTAGCACTAATTGATGTAGATCCTACTGTACCGCTAGCAACCGTGGTGCCAATTGATCCGGAAACCGCAGTTTCTCCGACGCTTGCGCTAATTGTATTAGTGCCAACACTTCCTCCCACAGTAGCATTTGCTACAGTACCCGAAACCGCAGTTTCTCCGATGGTTGCGCTAATAGTAGCATTTCCTACAGTACCGCCTGCGGTAGTATTATCTATTGTACCAGTAACTGATTGAGAAGTAAATGCAGCCGTAAAGTTGACAGAGCCGCCTGAACCAGCAGTGCCTGACACAACTCTTAGTGCAGCGTTGTCAAATGAAGTGTCCTTTACCCATCCGGTCGGAGCGTTTGTCTGAGCAAATATCATTCTAGTTCCAGATGGAATGACGGGATCTGTTGTTTGCCAAGCTACGTTTCCAGCACCAAGTGATGTTAATATTTGTCCTGAAGAGCCGCCTTGAATCTTTAGATTTGCTACGGAGCCTAAGTTTACGTTTGCACCACTGAAGGATGCGTTTCCTGACACTGTTAATCCAGTGAGAGTTCCCGTACTAGTAATGTTTGGCTGCGCATTAGCAGTAACAGTGATTGCGGTGTCTGCTGCTGCGGCTGATACCCAGCTTAGACCTCCAGAGCCGTCAGTTGACAATACTTGTCCTGCTGAACCGCCTGTTATAGATACGTTGCCGTTAGCTCCCAAACTTATCAATTGTCCAGTAAAGTTTGCATTACCAGAAACAGTAAGACCGGTTAGTGTGCCAACGCTCGTAATATTGGGCTGTGCTGCTGTTGTTACTGTGCCTGCTGTAGTTGCACTTCCTGCTGTACCCGCGCTTACTGCGTATGTAGCATTAGCAACTGTACCAGTGACGTTTGCACCTGCAATACCTGATAGACCGTTAATCTGTGAGCCGGCTGTTAGTGTCCAGTTACCAATAATATTTCCGGTAGTTACGTTGGATCCGGTAGATAGAGTTCTACCGTTGAACACTGTAGCATTACCTGCCTCACCTACATTTCCTACATAAGTAGGTAGATATGCTGCTACGTTACTGTTGGTATATGTACCGTCAAATGATACAGCGACACCGTTAGCATATAGATAGTTATTAGTCTTTATTCCGGTGCTAACTACTAGGTTACCACCAGTCACATACAAAGCAGTGTTTGCAACGCTACTAACTGTTGCGTCGCCATTTACTGTCCAAGCTCCAGTTAAAGTACCAGTAGTAGTATTTGAGCCAGCTGTTAGGTTTGCTGTTCGCAAGTTTGCAATTACTGCATTTCCAGTAATATTTGCATTAGCAATGTTTGCTTGAACGTTAACTGTTAGATAATTTGTACTGATGGCGTTAGCGTTTGCATTGTTGGTTATAGCTGCGTTATTTGCAGTGATATTCGCTGATGCAGTAAGGTTTACAACTGAAATGTTACTAATATTATTTGGTGTTAGAATAGGTACCCAATCAGCAGGATCAGTTTCTCCGTCTGTAGGACAAATATATAATATGTTTGCAGTTGTGTTATACCATAGTTGTCCCTTCATAGCATTGCTAGGAGGAGCAGTGTCCGCCCAGTTTTCTAATGCTCTAACGAAGTTGGTATCTACAATTTGACCGTAGCTGGCATAGTTTCTACCGGGCAAGCTTAAAGGAGTGCTGGTAGTATTAACCGTACCGTCCGGAATAGTTGTTAAAAGTGAACCATTGGTTCTGAAAATACTATACGACACTTCTTGCGCTCCCTTAAATAGTTACTAGATTAGTTAAACTTTGAATTCTAATTGTGTAGTCAATTTGTATTTGTCTGTTCAACGACTTTTGCACTGGGTGGAAGATAACGTGAGTTAGCAATCTAGTTATTACATTGCCATTGTTATCTGTACCGTAGTTGGCTAATAGTCCTAATTCATCAAATACATATGTTGAATCTGTTTGAGTACTGTTATCAAATGCTGCTTGTCCAGCTGGCTCACCGTAGTCTAGAAGACATTGAACTAGAATATCTGAGTACACAGTGCCTGTTGTATGTAGGACAGTCATCTTGTTTCTAGTAGGATCTAGATTGAAAACGCTCGTGTCATCTACAATTTTAGCATATGTCTGATTGTACAATGCAGCATTTTGACCAGTTACGTTAGGTGGCAGATATGTGATTACGCCAGTTTGGTCAACACTAGCTCCACCATTACCGAATGCCATCTGATAGATTTCACCGTATCCTCTACTGCTCAATGTATCAGCAATTGCTACTGACATATTCTCGTAGTTGATGGCGTTTTTCTTATCTACAAAAATTTCCCCGTTGTTAGGGTCATAAATCTTGAGGAAGCCTTCTACCTTATATGATAAGTTGATGATAGACATTAGTTGTCGCCTCTCTTTTGTAGAAGAACTTCTTTCGTTACTGGATCAAAAATCTTAATTCCAGAGGAAAAGTGGAAGCCACCAATCTCGTTGGGCTTTTTTTCAGTAACCTTTTTAGTAGAACTGGTTGATATATTAGTATTCATTTCTTTATTTATCTCTTAATTAGCCGGATCAATTAGGAATTGAGCAGGAATAGTGTCGCTAATCTGCAACGGATCCCCTTCAACGGTGTTATATTTGTTGGAATTCCAAGTCTGATCATAGAACACATTAGGTAGTTGATTTATCGACAACAGTCCATATGCAGGAGAGTAAGCAGGTATGATAGTTTGTGTACCAGTACCGTTCACGCCTCTACTAATTTCTTGCAACGCATTAGTATCAAAGTCTACCTTATTGAATCTAATCTGTTCGCCGTTGATATAGACTAAGTTACCTTCTAGGGTAGTGATAGTCAACTCATCGTCCTCCGTAATGTAGACTCCGGGCGCAATCTTAACATTAGGAGACAAATCAATAAGAGCAACACTGATTGCTTCTTGTGGTATGAAGTTTAGTGTAGTCTTGTTGAAGATTCTAACATTAGCAATCAAGTTCTTGTCTGCGGTTAATCCTATATAGTAGAATCCGTCAGCAATAGCTGGAGCTGGAGTTGTGACTTCCTGCACTATCTGGCGAGTTAGCTTAGTAACATCGTTGACTAAGATTTCTGTTGCTAAAGGATATACAGTTTCGGTTACCCAAGTTGTAATTTCTGGACTGGTTCTGTAAACTTCAGCGTCCCCAACATTGTTAACAAAATTGATGTATATTTCCTCATTAGGAGTTGCAGTTGGTATCATACTTGAGATAATGACTCTATCACCGGGGACAATCTCTGACAAAATGCTGACTTCGTTGAAGTCATTGACTTTGAGCTTAGATGACGGAACACGATAGCCGTTGATTGTTACATACATTCTATCAACATTTTCTTGTGACCACTGAGTTACGTTGATTCTTCCGGAATCGTCGGTTAAGCTAACAGCAGGACCATATCTCACTGAAGACACAGTGAATCTAGTAGAGTTAACAATGTCCTTCACATAATACAGTGTACCCTGTGTTAAGCCTCCCATTAGCGGAGTAGGATCTCCGTTAATATCAGTGTTTGATGTTTCAATTTCACTGAAGTATACTGGAGTTCCAGAAACCAGACCGTCAGTAGAAGCTACAGTTATATAATCGTCATCGGGTGATGCTTCAGTAGTAGCAGTGGCTGTAGTAGTGCTGATGAAGAATAGACCCTGACGCCATGTATAGCCGCCACTGATATACGCTTCAATAGTAGTTACGGGATCATTTACCGCAGTAATTGAAGAATCATATGGACTATTATAGATATCAAATGTGAGTGGGTCAATGATCTTAGCATAATATGTGTTATTATTAAGCTGAACTGAACCAGTTGTACCGTCAATTCTAATTAACGTATTTTCTACAAACTTATGCTCAATTGAGGTAGTTACACGCACACTGGGCTGTCCGCCCACTACAACTTGCATATTGCCTGAACCACCAACAGTCACAATTTGGGTACCGGCAGCGTCTTTAATAGTAAACGTAGTGCTATTAACAATACTTCTAATAAAGTATACAACACCGTCTGTTCTAATGTTGGCGTCAAATGATGTGCCAAAGAACTGAACTGGTTGATTTACGATAAATCCAGTAGTGCTATCTGCTGTGATTTGATTAGGAGATCCTGCGGTTGTGCTTGTTGCGTTGCTAATAGCTATCGGCGGAGTCAAACTATTACTGATATTTGCGATAGGCGCAACCGTCAATCCGTTTGCCAACAGTGACATTGACCCAGTATCATCAGACACTACAAAAGGAGTTCCCCCTACTTCTTCAGAAATTACGAAGTCGGTAGAGTTAAGAATTTGAAGAACATAATAGGTTTGTCCTGCAACAATTCCGCCTAATGTTGGTGCGCTGAACTGCAATGAATCGTTAACATTCAATACACTGGTGTCATCGCCTGGTCCCAAAGTTAGATAGTTCAAGAATTCATCATAGAGAACAATAACAGGAGTATCTTGGTCATATGTTTGAACTACCGGAGCGTCTTGGTCATATGTTCCTAGCTCGTTTACTGTTTCTATAACTGTTAGGTTAAGCAACGAAGAACCTGGGTTACCAGTAATGTCATACTGACTGGTTAGGTATTGTCTTAATGTATCGTTGTACGTAGTTACCGCAACCACTGAGTTTGCGGGAGGAGGACTATCAAACAATATTGTGTTGGCGATAGCGTCAATCGTATACTGTGATATAGTCTGTCTAACACCGTTCACTTCCACAATCGCATTTTGTGGGTTATCTAAGCCTACAAAGTTAGCTAACTGGAATAGACTGGTTGAACCATTTCCTGCGTAATACTGAGTTTCCGGAACAGCATAACCATACTGCGCTGGCTGTGTTTCGCCAAAGATTGAGAAGGATATATAGTCAACATCGTTAGTAAAGGTATTGTTTGCAAATACTAACTTTGCCTTATTACCATTTCTAAGTCCAATTGAGTAATCATTAGTCACGAATGTAGTAGTTCCTGCGAAATCATCCTGAGCTAGAACTGGCCCGCCCTGTGTTTCAGAAATAGTAAATTCGTTACCGTCAATGATTGATTGAATATAGTATCTTTGGAAGGGTACTAATACGCCAAATGAAGCCTGACCAAAGGTGATAGGAGTACCAACAATCAATCCGCTTGTAGTTCCAGTGGTCAGTGCGTTGTTGCTAGATTTTGATCTAGTAACGAGACCAATACCACCAAACACTAATTTCTCGCCATTGTGTTCTACGAGTGGATCTGTCCAAACAGCAGCTACACCATTCTGAATGTTTGCAAACATTTCGCCTGTATCGTCTGTCAACTCAGTAGTTGGTCCAGCTATGCCGGTCAATGAATCAAAAACTGTAGACACAGTGATTGCATTGGTTGCGAAGCTTATTGTCTTGACATAGTAAACAGTTTCTTCTTGCAAGCCACCGAACGGAACACCTTGGAATGATATCGGACTGTTAATGATGAAGTCTGCTACCTCATCGCAGAAAATACGATTTGTGACAGATTCAGTTTCAAAGACTCTAACGTTCACATTATCAGTGCCGGGTCTTAGAGCGCCACCACCCTCAAAGATAGTAGCACTGTAGTTGCAAGATAGATTGATTTCTCTAAAACCAAAGTCGCTATCAGTAATGATAGGATAAGTATCCGTGCTTGCCTTCACAAGCTGGTCGCCATTGCCTGCTTCGTATACATCAATTCTTAGTTTATCAAGTCTTGGAGAGAAACTAATTGCCTGATCTAATATGATTTTCTTGTTTATCCAATCAATAGTATAAGCATCAGGTGATAGTGTAGTTCCCAACTCAGTAGTACCATTAATAACCTGTACTCTAAGTGTTACCGGAACATTTGCTAGATTTGCAAAGCTGTACTCTAGCTGCGTTGCATTGATAGGTGCTACTTCAATAGAGTTGACGTTGAATCCAGTGTGTCCATATTCAACAACAGGCCAGTTAGATCCTGGTCTAGTGTTTACAATCAATGCGAGATTGTCGCTTACAACACCTGCTACTAATTCTTCCGGTGCATATCCGAATTGGAAGTTTGCACCCTTCACATCATATACCGGTACAATAGGATCAAACACTGAGGTCTCTTCCCAACTGATGCCATCAGCACTTGTTAGGATTGTGTTGTTTTCTCCTACTACAACGAACACTCCTTGATCTTCATTATACGTGACGTTATCTAAATTATTAGTAGTGTTGCTAGTGCGAGTTTCCCAAACGATGCCGTCTGTTGAGGTCTTGATAGTACCCTCATTACCAACTGTAATCCAAAGACTGTTTGCATACAAAATGTCGTTTAGTGTAGCTGGAATTGGATCACTAGCATCGTATACAAACATTCTTGTATTGTCAGGAATAGAAGCACTTGAAAGCGTGAGTACGCTACCATCAAGTGTTGACGATAGTGTTACTTGAGTTTGTGAAATTATTTCCTTGACATAGTAAGTAGTGTTTGCTACTATAGTAGAGAATGAGTTATTGAATCTTACCGGGGTGCCTAGCGATCCATCAGTGAATCCGGCAGTGTTAGTGACGTTGAGGTAATTGTTGATGCTATCAACAAACACACATCCTACTTCATTTAGTCCAAGCCAATCAAAACCGTTTTGAGTGTAGTAGATTACTTGACGCTCACCCACTGCAATTACTGTAGTTCCGTCACTGGATACGCCGTACAAGCCATTGCTAGTAAGAGGTTGAATCTGATTCCAGTTGACACTATTTTGACTGTAGAAGATTAGACCAACATCAACCAATTGCGTGACGCCAGTTGAGTAATCAGGTTGTTTACCCTTACCTACTGCTACTAACCCCAAACAGTTTGCTCCTGTCACAGATGATACTGCATTAAGATTATATTCTAGCGATGGATTGAATTCGGTCAATTCTCTCCAAACAATTCCATCTTCGCTTCTTAAAATGTTTCTACCTACTGATACCCATGCATCACCGGTCGTGCAGTATGCAACATCATTTAGTGATAGTGAAGGTATATTCAGTGCTGCGAGATTTTGTAACTCTAGTTCAGTTGTTCCAAACGGTACAAAATATGATACCGCAGACCATGCTACCCCATTAACACTTCTAAGAAGCGGAACAGTTGGGTTTGCTGACGTTAAGAAGTAGAACCCGTTCAACTGCGAAATGCTTGTGGTATTAATGTTGTTGTTTGTTAGTTGATTGATAGTCCATGTTTCACCATCTTCGCTTGTCAAGATAGCGTTGTATCCTGGCAAGTTAGCACTAGCCAAATAGTTGTCACCGTTCCAAATAATGCCGCTGATATCAACTTCACTAGGATAGAATGGAAGCGGAGTCAATATAGTATCAACACCATATTGTAAGTTTGGATCAAAGTTATTACCCTGATAGATTGGGTTAGGATATGTAGTACCCTCAAATAGCTGCTGTAGGTCAACACCGGGCATATTGCTCGTTGGCTGATAGTAACCAATGACTCTATCCATCGCATTCAATCTACGGTCGCCGCTGTCTAACAGTTCCCACTTACCAAAGATGAATTCGTCATCGTTGTTAGAGACTACACAGACATATACTCGGTTATTGAATCTAACAATACTTTGATTGAAGAAGAATGGTTCTGGAAGAAATGCGACACTTCCTAATTTAGCCATTGAATAATTCTGTGACGTTGCAGTGCTTAGAGGAATTACACTTCCGCCAGGAGTATCGCTAATCTGTAGTGTTGTAGCGGTGAAGTTTCCGTTGTCTAGGATGTAGTAAGTTTGACCTAAGTTCATGCCGCCAGTAACATCGCCAGTGAATACTACCGCATCATTGACTGCAAACTCGGCTGTGCTGTTTACGGTAATAATATCGGTTGATGTTTGGGTTTCTGTTACAGTCGCGGTAGTGTAACCTACGTAATCAAATTCAGCAGGAGTTGCTGGAATTGTTAATAGGCTGTTCTTATATACCGCAAGTGTGTTTGCTGAACGGACTTGCATGTAGTACTGATTTGCAACGCTTGGTGGAGTTCCTGAGCGAATTACTGAAGTAATACCGCCATCCTCATCTATTGTATTCACTGTCAATAGTATGTCATTAGCTGGTGAAGTACCGTCAACTGCTGTTCCTGGAATTAAGATAGTGTTGCTAATTGCAAACCCTTCACCCGGAGTAGAGATAATAGCGTTATATCCGCCTAACAGATATGAAAGGTCAAATACTGGGTCTACTGTAATAAACTGAGTGAATGAAGAAGTAGCACTGTTGTCATCTGTCAATGCAACCGATGAGCCTCCCTTTGACGTTGATACCGTAATGTAGGGGTCGCCAGTGCCGACCATAAGTCCGTTAGCAAGAGTTAGTACCTTGACAGGTCCATCTACTACTTCGCTAACAGTAAATTGAGTAGCACTTACTATCGTTTTTACATAGTATTCTTGATCAATTACGATGCCACCTAAACCAGTTCCCTGGAATGTAATAGGCATTTTTTCGTAAAGTGAGTCAGTGCCATCAAATCCTCTAAGAAGGTCAACTGTGCAGGTCAACACATTTCCGATATCTGATGTGTTAGTAACTTCAACTTGAATATTAGGCAGCGTAAGTTCACTATCTAATGGATCAACCATTCCTGAGTATTCAGTTACAAAATACGTAGTACCAGTTACTAGTCCGCCTACGTTTGAGAGTACCTGAATTGGCATGTTCACATAGAAGTTGAATGTTCCGCCATCGTTCTCAGAGATAGCAATCTTGTTTACTGTACCAATTGTAGCTCTGATTGGTCTTTCAATTAGGTCTGAATAGTTAGCACCTGAAGGAGTAATATCAGTAAACTGTCCGGAAGTTTTATACAATGTGAATAACTGTCCGTCAACTTGTCCTGGGCTAACCGGTAGAGAAACATTCATTGTCATTGAACCAGTAGCGTTCGTTAACTTTACAGTGTCCTTTTGGTTAGTCAAGACCGCAGTACCAACTCTACTAGCAACTGATAGTACAGGACCGTTTACTACTTCAGAAATCGTAAGTTCGGTTGGGTTAATGAGCTGACTTACATAGTAAGTTCTACCTGCAACTATTCCGCTAGTAGCCAATCCACCAGTCAAAGAAGTGATGATGATTGGATCATTTCTAGAGATTCCATTAATAGTTGAAACAACTAGACTGTTTCCACTAGCCTTAGTTTGTGTGACAGTGACAGTTACTGGGTTTGGTGTTTCGCTGATTGTAAATGTCTGATTATCAATTACAGAGGTTACATAATAATTAAAGTTTTCAATTATTCCGCCGAACACGTTACCAGTAAAGAATACAGGAAGATTCGTGTAGAAACCAATTGTTCCTCCTGTTCCAACCGGCGATAGCGGCGCTGTAATAGCATTGATGACGCCTTCAGTTTGCGTTGCTTCAATAATACCTGGGTAATCAACTGAGACAATAACAGTTTCGTTGATGTTTCCTGTATAACACTCAAGCAATCGTGCGTTTACTGTTCCGTTATTGAGTACTCTTGTAGAACCGTTTATAGTGTCTGATACAGAGAACTTAATTTCGTCAATAATTTCTGAAACATAGTATGTTACGCCTTCTGATAGGCCGCCTACTATAGTACCAACGAATTTAATAGGCATTCCGATGTAGAAACCGATTGTTGTTCCTGAAGCGTTTGGTTCTAACTCTGACAAGTCAGGGTTATTTCCGTCTTGTGGAATCAGACTAATAGAATTATCAACACTTGAGGTTCCGCTGACATAGCGAGTAAACGCAGACCAAACAAGTTCCTCTTCATCGGTAACATCACTAATTTGTAGTGCTACGCCTTGGGCACTTGCTAAGATAGTGTTGATATCTGGCTCAGTATTTTCTAGTGTGATGGCCGAACTTGATATCTTGTCACTGTTGTAGTATGTGCCAGCAAAGAATGCGCCATAGAATGTTCCTGATTCCCAATCAATAACTTGAGAATTGTAGGTAGTTCTATCAAAGCGCAATGTGATATTATTTTCTCTAGTAGGAGCTGAACTCGTAATAGTTGAGGCTCTAGCTCCAGGAGAAAGCGTCATATCATTAGAAGCTAAACCAGGTGCAATATTAATTCTATTTTGATCTTTTACTGCATCACTATAGTTAGTGTAGAGAGCTATGATTACTGAGGGCAGTGATTCAAGAACGCCGACGTAGTACCAAGAATCGTCTACAAGATTAGTTGGCTTTGCCCCATCGGTACCACTATTGAATTTAACTATCTCACCTGTTCTAAGGAAAGGAGCATTAATATTAATTGTGTTTAGGCTTGCGTTAATGTCAGTGTCCGAAAATGGAATTGTGTATGCAGAATCAATTCTAATTTCAGGTAAAACAACGTAGCCTTCGCCTGGATCAATAACTTGAACTGAACTTACTCTTCCGCCACTCATTACTGCTTGTAATATTGCTTCTGTTCTAGGTGCAGGATACAATGCAGTATCAACGTATGCTGTTACTCTTGGTACTTGAGTGTAACCGGAACCTTCATCCAGCACTACCACCGCAGGCAAATCAATGAAGATATCTGAGTCAGGAATATGTTCTGATACTTGTGAGTTATTGAAACCTCTTGACAAGCCTCCCAACAGATTTAAGTTTCTGTCAACAAATGCATAAGAAATTATTTCTTGATCAATTTGTATAACACCGTTGGATGGGAAACCGCTAGCATTATCTACCAGCATTACGTTAGAACCCAAATCCATATATGATTTTAGTGTAGTTATAAGGTAGTTTTCTTGCCCAGTCAATGACAAACCATAATTCTGATACCACTGAGTATATGGGGCAGTAGACCATATAGGCGAGGTTTCATCATACTGATATTCATTATCAGGGTCAGTGAATACAAGCTGCGGGCTTATATACTGATCAAAATTAGTATTGTATGTTGCAGGAACATCAAAGTCAGTAATGTTTCCATCATAGACTTCCATACCATCGTACTTAATCAAGAACTCTTTTAAGACTACGTGATAAGGTTTGACTTCGTTGATATAACCTTCTAAGAATTCAACATTGTCACTCTTGAATACTTCAAATGGTCGTAGTTCACGAACAGTGTGGAATACATCCATCAATGATGTTTTAGAAAGCCAAGGTAAGTAATTCTGTGACTCTATTGTTTCCGTTTGGATGTATTCTAAGAGTAGAATTAGACTCTTGTTTCTGTGAATCAACAACTCCTGAGTATAGATTTGCTCGTTTAGGAGACGAATGATATTTCTAGTTGCTTCGCTTGGATAGTCATCATATGGTATAGTATCATAGAAATCGTTTCCGTATCCTAAGCCAAACTTAGCATACTCCCACAATGCGCTGCTGAATGCGATTGTTCCGTTTTCTAGACCAACTCGTGTCCAGACACCTTCACCGTCATAGCGATAAATTTCAAACGAACCACTGCCGTTATTATCTACTTTAATTAAAGTGCCTGGGTTTACTGTAAGCTCTGCTAGATCGGCGTACAACGGTACCTGTGCAAAAGCTCTAGTGCTGTTGTTATAACCCGGTGCCCACCAGTTGATGTACTCCCAATAATCTGCGGTATTGTAAAATTCATCCGAAACGAAAGCGAACGAAATGTCTGGCTTTATTTCAGTAATAGGATACTGTGCAAGAACTGCGTTAGCATATGTCAAGTAGTTCTTTAGTGCTTCAAATCTGTTGTAGAAGAAGCTTTGTCTTGGTCTTGATAGCACGCCTGACTGAACAGCTAGTGGCAAGAAAGGATTAGGTACAATCTCTCCACTAATAGTAGTACCTGACAAACTATCAAGCATTCTTGCATATAGAGAGAATGGCTCTTCACCGGGCATCAGACCTGGTAAGAAGTCATCAGGGAAATTCTGACGAATCAATTTAAATTCGTTGTGAGGAACATCAGTGTCTTGGTTAGTAGCAAATCCGATATGGAAAACGCTATCAATATCATTGATGTATTCTGCTGAGTTGTACAACGCAAAAGTATTAGGCAATAATGGTGCCATATATGCGATTCCAGAACTCTGTGGATTTGCAATGTATGATGCAAGTACTGCATCTGATAGGGTCTTCTCACGCTCTTTAACAATTAGGCCGCTATTTCTTACCCAGAAATAATAAACTGGAGTAACGATGTTAGACGCATTCAATCTACTACCGACTGCATACTTTGTAGGATCAATTGGAGTTCCAGGTCCCTGATATTGACCAGGAAGAACATTGCTAGCTACCCAAGTGCATACTGAGATATCTGAGCCAGGGAATACAGTTCCCCAGTACTCGCTATTGTACACTACATCATTCTGATGGTAGTTCACGAATCTAACAGTTGATGTATCGAACCAGATTTTTCCTACTTGTAGACTTCCCCAAACATTAGCAGAAACATTTAGCGGATCAACGTTGTATTTGGCTGGGTCTTCTGGTGAAACATAATCAATGTTTTCTCTTATTGCACCCAATAGCTTATCCTGCAACGGATCCATGTAGTCTAGATTTATTAGGGTGTTATTAGTGCTAGCACTAAACAACTGTGTATTTTGAATCTTGTTAATATCTACGATTGGTGCGCTTTGACGATACTCTGACCAGTCTCTTACACCAGTTGCATTAACAAAAGTCGTTACCTGGCCTACGCTTGATGGATTGATTATTTGATTTGGAGCACCCACAATAACAACGTTATCGTAGAAGTCAACAGCTTCACCGTAATACGGATTGATGACAAAATCTAGATTTGCACTGTTGGATGGCTGTGCGTATACAAATGCACCAGGATTCGACAAGCTGCCGTTATTGTTTGTCAATAGATCAAACATGTAGACTGCGCCAGCGTTAGGATAATTCTCAACAAATCTAGTTGCATTGTTATCAAACACAGTGTCGTTGTCTAGATTCTCGTCATCAGTGAAGTCAAACGTAGTGGCTACAAAGTTAGGACCTGCAGGAGCAGCAATTACAACTGAGTCAAACTGATTGAACTTAATTGTCTTGCCGAACTCAGTTGGGCCTTCTTTGTGAGGGCAGGGAATTACTTGAGTAGGTGAATACACACTGATACCCAATTCATCTAAAGTAGCAGTATCAAATGCAGTGACCATCAGCTGGTTATTGATTTCTGCTAAGTTTGGATCAACTACTTGAATGATAAGTTTATTGTCTGTAGTTGCAGATGCAGTAATATTAGGTACTCGTGAATTTACGATTTGGTTGGCGACGGCAGCGGCAGTACCAGCAGCCAATGTGACTTGATATCCGTTGATTAAAATGCTGCGGGTTGTTGATAGGAAGCATTGATTCTCACCTGCTACAATACCAAATCTTGCACCACCATTAGTAAATCTATATACCAAACCTTCTCTATTCTCAGAGTCAATTTCAAATGGGCTGCCAATCAATAGTTCTGAGGCTTGTCGTGTAACGTCCAAATCATATCCAAATTGAATGTTGATTGCGCTATTAGAAGCAGCGTTGAACGTTTGAACATTATAAAAATCATTACCACTGACTTCTACAATGTCTCCTGCATTTAGTGAGCCAGTATATACTAGTGAACTACCTACAACTGCATAATTATTATCCTGAACCATACGTCCGTTGACATTTACGAGCAACAATTCACTTTGAACATGGGCCGTTGCATTAGAAATGCTCGAAACGGTAGATAGTTGAACTATATCAGTGTTTGCTTTTGATCTTGATTCCTTAATAGTAATCGCATTGGACATAGGAAATACTTGAGCAACATAATATGTTTTATATGCAATAATATCTGTTCCAGCTAGACCAGTGCCCTCAAAAGTAATAGCATCATTTACACTGATTCCAGATACGTTCGCTAATGTGATTCTGTCAGTGCTGTCAGAGGTAGCTGTTACTGCTTTAGTTGCAGTATCAGGTGTCCAGCCTAATGCAAAGAATTGCGGCTGCGTTAACGTAGAAACAGCAGTTGATTCAAAGTTTTGAACAGAACGTTGGTAGAAGTAAACTTCTCCCCAATTAGTTACGCTCACGCTATAATCTTTGTTAGGTGCACCGATGAACAAGCAATCACTGTCAAAATCGGTAGAGATTGCAGTGCCAAAGCTGTTGCTTTGTGCTGATGCAGTTCCGGTTCCAGCGCCAATACCAGTAGCAGTAAACACTACCCCTACATTATTTGATGCTGCACCAACTAATGTAAAATCAGTATTTCCTAATGAAACGATTTTATATTCTTCTCCGATAACAAATGAACCGGCAGTCACAATGTCAGGATTTTCAATTATGTTTACTAATTCGTATGTAGTATTGATTGCTGTACCAGTACCAGTTCCTATTCCTGTCGCTTCAAAAGTAATACCAACACTGTTTTCAATTGCACCAATTGCAGTAAAGTCAGTAGTACCCAACTCAGTAATTACATATGTTTGTGTTGGGACAAAGTAACCAGCAGAAAATTCTTGATTGTTCTTTCTGTAAACATATACTTGAGTGTTCAACGTATCTGAAATATAGACCCAATTACCATCGCCGGAGATAGCTAATTCACTTCCCCAATCAGTCACTCCCCCTGGAGCGGCGATAGTTTGAGCTAGTAACAACTCGTTTGCTAAGGCAGTATCATTCCATGAGTATACATATACCGCTGGATTAGTAGTTGGCTGAGAAATTACAAAAGTATTATTGTTATGTACAATTTTCTCACCAAAACTATCATCGTTAGTAATAGTTTCAGCTAGATCGTAATTTGCATTTTTGTAATAATATCTATAGACTGTACCCGTAGCTGAATCAGCAACTAGGTAACCGGCACTTTCTGTAAATGCAACGCTATTACCAAATGTACTTGAAGTGGTTGTGGATAGCTCACCCTGTCTAGCGTAGTTGATACCTTTTCTGTATACTGCCCAACCACCGTCAGTATTTTCGTCTACCCAAACAGTGTTCTTGGTGAACTCAGCTTCTAGAAGAGGTAGAGTATTAATATCACCGGGCTGTGCGACTCGCTGACTGTAGATTAACATACCTATGCCTGAACCAGTGATACCGCTTGATTCAAGACCAGAAACATTCAAGTTGATTATTACTTGATTCAAGTTAACAATCTGAGTTACGATATAGTAACCGTCTACGTTTTCACTAAAGTTAACGATAGCGATTGGATCTAGATTCTTCAAGTTGTGTGGCTTACTAAATGTTACTGTCGCAGTATTATTTAGGTTCGCTGCTACTTCAACTACTTCACCGATTGGGCTCCAAGAAAAGATTCCCCACTTTTCTTTAAAGCTTGCTAACCATAGATAGTCTCTTACATAGAAATTCTGAATAGGAACAACTATGCCTTCTTTGTTGACACCGTTAGGCAATCCACCATAGTAGAAGGACGACATTTTCACATCGTTAAAGTTAGCATAACCGGCTGATGGGTACAGATTATTATATGGGTCAGTGGTTACTGCCAATACATTTGGATCAGTAATAGTATCACCGTAGTTAAACAAACTATAGATAGGTACTTCTTGCTGTGCGCCTTCAGTGTAGACACCGTTAGTTAATGACACGATGCTTGGGTTACCGGTCAAAAGATTTTGGTCAACTCTAAACTCTACAAAGTTTTGACTTAGCAAACCACCATAGTCACCTGACTTGATTGCCCAGTTTTCATAAACTTCGTATTCAATGCCGCCCTGAGGCAAGTTAACACCGTCAAATGCAGTTACAGCATTAACAGTACCCTTGTTCTTGATCATGTTCTTGTAGACATTGATTTGGGTAATGTCTGTCAAGTCTGCTAATGCGAGATAATCTCTTGGGCGATAACCAATCAATGAGAATGATAGTAGGTCGGCGTCCTGTTCTAGATTAGCCTCATTGCAGTTGTAGTACAAAGTGCTTTCGAAAGAGCGGGTTGCTGAGTTAGGTAGTAGACCTTTCTGTACATCTTCATAATTGATTAACTTCCAATCAAGGTCGGTAAATGTAGTTGTTGGTTCTGACAATCTTAGGGCAGCGTAATACTTGTTCTTATGCAGAACAATTGAGCCCTTAGGATACTTGATATCCTTTGACCATTCTTTTACATTGTTCTGATTGATGATGAAGCCCCAAGCGTCAACGGTACCGTTCCACTCGCTAGTCTTAGTTCCGCGCAATGTGATTCTATTCTGTCTCAATCCAGTGACAAGATTATAGATAACGTCATTGAATAGCGTGGTGTTGTTGAACACGATGCCATGCTCAAAGTTACTCACATTAAATTGTGCGAAAGCCATGCTATCGCCTTCGTTCAATGTATGGAGTTTAAACAGTGTGCCGTCACGATTCACGCAAAGAGTATTAATCTGAATGGGGTACAAGTCTTGGTTAAGAATGAAGTTCTGCTGCTGAATAGTTAGCGGCTGAACAATGCTGCCTTCTTTGTCAAAGACAAGGTCAGTAGCAGCAGGATTTAGCGTGATTAAGCTTCCGTCTTCCCAACCCATCTGAGTCCAATACATGAATTGCTTTACCATCAATTCCCAATTGACTTCAGTACCAGCCTCAACTTCATTAAACTTCATACCCTTGTCTTTTAGGTATGCGTTATAGCTCATTAGGAATTGTGCAACTTCTTGTATACTATAGAATGTTGTTCCGTAAGGGACAAGTACTTCTTTAGCTGAATAGTCCGTAGCTAATTTTACTGTCTTTTCTAATACAGTAACAAATTCACTTCTACCGTTATTAACAGGTGCCTTAATTCTAAAGTAAGCAAAGGACTGTGAATTGCCAAAAACAGTAAATCCACCTTGAACAGTTTTCTGAATGATTACGCTAGAGAAAACTACCTTGTCGAATGGCTGGTTATCGTAAAGAAGAACCTGATAGCTCTCATCTGGAATCAATAGCGATGCATTAGCAGTGTTTGGTGAACCCTTTTCAACGTAGAACTTGAGCAATGTCTTGTCACTATAACCAGCAAGACGATATGCCAATCTAACGTCTAGATTGTTTAGAGTCTCTTTAATTTCGTGTGTAGCATCTACACCAAACTGCTTTTCATAGTCTACGATCCAGTTAATGTAACTGGTCTTGGCAATACCATCACCGTAAATTTGAACATCACTAATAATCAAGTGGTCACGGTTGTTTACCAAATATTGATTAAATTCAGCATTGTATTTGTAGTTGTCTAGGTCAACTGCTAAGTTGTAGAACTCAGCAGGCTTTGTCATTGCAAACAGCTTGATAACGTCAAACGGATACGTTGAGCTACGACGATAGCTAAGTTCTGCGGGGCCATCGTCACCTACTTTCCAATCTTTCTGGAAAGTATTTGGATTATAGTTACCTACAATGCTAATCAACGGACTTAATAGTTCGCCGTTTGAATTGACCGGAATAATCTCTAAAAGACCTGGGCGGGCTAACTCAGGAACAATGACACTTGTGCCATCTGCTGAATATACTCTACCGGCTTCGAGGTCTCCCCACAATACTAAGTTGTCACTTGTGTATGGGGCGGGGCCATAGCGTTCTTCCCACCAAGTCGGCTTGTTGGCAAAGCCTAACATTTCCCATGGTGTTAAGTTAGGAGTAGTAGTGTCATATAGATATTGATATGCACCTCTCCAATATCCCTGCAGGATCTGAGAATTATCTAGCTTGTTGCTTGAATTGGTGTAGTTATATGTGAACTCGTTATTTCTGTTGAAGAACTGAGTCTTGTAGTCAATTCTGTTCTGACCAACCCAATTCAAGAAATTAGTTGAATACATCTGCAACCATTCATCATATGAATAGTCACTGTCTCTGAAGAAGCCAGGCAATACATCATAGAGCTTGATTGGAACTTCTGTGCTTAGCTTAACGTTGTTGTAAACTCTCTTTTCAAATTCCAATAGTGCTTGGTCTCTGAAGTCTAGCAGAGTATTAGTTTGAGGGACGTAAGTGCCATATAGCTTTGTATATGAGCCGTCGTGTCCTTTAATGAAATATGTAGGTGTAGAATAGTTGCTATCCAATACAACACTAGGCTCGTACAGATCATAGAGTCCCAACTTACTTGGGGTATAAGGAACATATGAACCGTATGTCTGATTGTATTCTTTAACAATGATTTGATCACCGGGTACCAAATCTAAAGTAACGGTGACTGTTGGACTATCAGCACTGATAGTATAGTCTACATTTCTTAGAAGCTGTCTTTGTACTAGATTGTTATTGACGGTTCTGTTCAAGTATACCAATACGCTATCATAGTTAGCTGATTCAAAATTATAAACTTTGTTTAACGGGTAGCGAGTTACGTCGGTATTACTATTAAAGTTATATGTGTTTACTGCTAGAGGTGATCTGTTTGGCAACATGTCTGACCAGTAGAATGAGCTAATCTCACTCTTACTAGCTGCAATCAGTTCAATAGCTTCGTCTAGGATTTCTGCTGGGGTGTTTCTAATAGTGAACTGAGCGTTTTGTACAGTATCAACCAATAGTTGCTTGAACTTGACATATTCATTGCCGTTAAACATCAATGCGTTTAATAGGTCGTATTTTGTTTTACGCAAGAACACGCCTGGTAGTACCATTGAAGCACTGTTCTGAATAATCTTAGTACCGTATGGAGTTAAGTCACCGCAATCTCTATAGTTGTTTGAGCCAAAAATATCACCAGTAGTATTTGGTGCATTGACAAAGATATCTTGATAGTGATTGCGAATGTCACCCAAATCTGCTACAGTCAAGTCTTCGTTGAATGGGTTGCTATTCAAGTTGTCAGGAATCTGATAGAATCCGCTCTGGCTGACTTGGTCGCTCAAGAGCAATACTTGAATTACAGTGTCTACATCAGGAACAGTGTTTAACGTAATTCTAGTAACGGTATCAAAAAGCTCAACTGTGTAGTCGGTTGGTTCTAGATATGTGTTATTGTTGTACACCTTTACTCTAGGCCAACCCTTAACATCAACTGGTAATTCAGGCAACGCAGCCACATCACAAACAAACTGAGTTGTTGGGTTGGCAATATTATATCTGAAGTTGAATTCTTGATACTGTACGCTATTTTCTACTGCTGTTACCCAGCCCAATTCTCTAGTAAAATTAATTCTGCTAATGTAATTGTGTACGTAGCCAGTGTTTACTTTCTGTGTTATTGATTCAATGCCGCGCACATAATTAAAGGTATCAGAATTGATAGTAACATCAAAGCTAATATCTCCAATGTTGCCCACATCAGTGAATCTTACAGGGAATCCTAAGATAGGATCGTCAACTGTTAATGGATTAATGCCGTATGAAAACAGTGTAGTTCCAGTAAAGCTTGTGCTATTGTAAACTGTGCTATCGCTGAAGCTAATGCCGTTATCATCAAACGCATCAAACAGAGGGGCCTGATTAACAGTTACTTTCTGCTGAGCTTGCAGCCACTCAATACCGTCAAAGTAGAATGTCTTACCTTGCTCGTTGAAGCCTCTTGTAATGACAACCTGTTGGTCAACTTCAACATTAGTATCTTCAGCTTCAATCAATACAATCTGTGGGCTACCGCCTAAAGTAGTAACAACGATATCTACAACATAGATCTTATGCTTCGTGCCTTCGTCAGTGTCGTTAGAAAAGATTATTCTTGATCCAGGGAACACTGCATAGTTGCTTACTGTAGTATCAGTACCAACGATTGATGTTGTTCCTCCAACAATGTCTTGTGGGAATGGATAACTAATCGTAAGTGTGGTAGTTGTTCCGTCATCAGTAAGATTGATAATCTGTGCGTTAGTAGGTATAATATCTAATACGTCACCGACATACATCCCGATTTGGAATATTCCAGTAACATCACTTGATGGTACAGTGATTGTGGCTTCGTCATATATTAAACGTCCAGTACCTGTGCCTGGCACTAGTAAATCGTTTCCGTCTTTAGCGCATACAATTTTGTCACCAGGAAAATATGTAACGCCCAAAGTTCCTGCTAGATCATTCCATGAAGTTTGCAAAGTACCACTAACATTGACTAGCTCATAGGTGTTACCTTGCAACATGGATGCTACACCTACTACAGTATTTGGTGTGCTGGCAACAACCGCAGTGTTGCTAGTGTAAGTTTCTACGTCAGGATAGTAATTTGCTAATCCTGCAACCTGAGACAATGCATCTGTTGCACGAGTATCAAAGAAGTCAACTGGTCTCTTACCTTGAGTACCTGCATCAAACATTTTTAAGTTAGGATAAAACTCAATGATTGGTCTCTTAGCTTTGTTGTCAAGAGTTGCATATTCTGTCAAGATATTTGGATTATCATTATACTGTGCAGTGGCGTTGATAACGTCAATGTGGAACCATCTGTTGCTTCTTGACCATGCGTTCTTGCTAATACTATTTCTAGCAATAGTGATGTAGTCGGGGTCGACAGGAACAAATAATTCTATGTCGTAGCCAGTATCATCATATCCAACAGTGTCGTATGGTATGAAGTCGCCTCTAGAGAATTTCTCAGGGACAATTAGTTCACTAACAGGAACCAATTCAATTGCTGTGCCCACGCCCTCAACATAATATTCGCCTGAGCGATATGAATTAGGGAAGACGTTACCATCAAATTGAACTTTTAGTCCGTTCGTAAACTGTACGCCGTTCGGTGATGTATAAGTTGTTTTGCCTAAGATTTCTGTTTCAATATTAATAAAGTTGTCTAAATCAGAATCATTAATTTTAATTACGCCGACTTTATTTGGATTGGTCCCGTCTTGATAATATAATACGTCAAGCGGTGCAGTAATGATAGGTATCATACTAATGACACCTATAGTATTTCTGTAAAATGATCTGCTGATGTACTCAGTACCAAATCTTGGAGAAATCTTTTCATTATTAGGAATAGTACCGTCCGGCAATAGTCTAATGATGGGGTTGTCGGGGTCACCCAAATATTGAATTCTGTAGAAGTTCTCGCTTACTACTGTGTTAAATCCGTTCTGAAACTGTCCCTGATTGATGTTAACAATCATGTTGGCGCCTGACTGAGTGAACACTGTAACAGTGTCGCCCTGAAGGTCTTGTGAAATAGTGAAGTCAGTTGAGTTGATAATGTCTTTTACAAAATATACTTGACCTTCAACAATGCCACCTAATAGCACTCCGCTAAAGGTCACAGTTTGATTAGGAATTAGATCATCTGTGGTGAAACCTAATGCCATTGAAAGTCTATTACCACTAGCGTTTGTGCTGCCAACAGTAACAGTTCTAGGTTCTGTAAAGAACGGGTCGTTAACATCATAAAATGTTTCATCGTAATAAGATGCTACATATCCTTGCTCATCTGGCACGCCAGTGTCATAGAACATTATTCTTAGACCGTCTAATCCAGTCACGCCATCAATGTTGTCTAGCCCAGGATAGCTTATACCCGTTGCAATGTCATTGATTGTGTATAGATTTCTACCATTGACTTCATCAAACGGAATATTGCAAATTACGTCAACCATATTGTTGCCAGGGAAAACAAATTGATCCTGTGCATTCTTGAATGGGACGTTGAATGTTACGATGCCTACTTCAGCACCGTTGTTGTCTACACCAAAAACTTCTCGTGTGGGTAGATTTTCTTGTGTGGGGGAAAATCCACTAGTACCTGGCTCAGTCTGAATCCAAAACTGAGAGTTTTGATTTACTTCAAATCTATAAGTTCCTCCGCGAATCACTGAGATTGTTGGATTGGTTCCGGTTCCTATGATTGAGCCAACTTCACTAATTTCGTAACTATTAGCAAAGTCAGTTACGATATAATCTTGGTTGATGAATACTGTGCTAGGTGCAACAGTAACCGCTGGGGCGCCAATTGGCAACCAGTAATATTCATAATAGTTGACTAGCTTATCTAGATTTGTAAAGCTGTCCCATGAGTAAATTTGACTGTTGAATAGTCTGTTGTTATTACCAGTGACCGCACCCTGTTGCTCTAGTGAATCAATAATGCCTGGGTATGTAATAAAATCATTAGCAATTTCTTCTTCTGCTCTTGTAAACACCACGCTTGGATCTAGCTGATAGTCTGCACGAGTTTTGGTTGGCTCAGTAACATAATAATCAAGCGCATTAATACCCGAACCAAATCTGCTTCCGACATAACCCTGCACACGAGTAGACGAAGGGTTACTTACGAGTCTATCAAGTGTAGCCGAGAGGAACTGACTGTTTGTTGGTGTTTGGAAGATTTCCGGAAGAAAGTTTAGTGTTCTAATACGTGCCATAGTTGTACTTATCTTATCTGTAATTCGTCGGGTGTGAGCGCGGGTATCACTAATACATCATTTGATGTAGCAGCGTTTACGAAAATTTCAAAAGGTCTGCATTTTATTTCATATAAGTCTCCAAACTTCATTGACGGATCATTCGGTACTAATACAGCAGAGCTAATCAAGTCTCCGCATTCGGCGTGCAAAAATGCGCTAAGTTCTGAGAAGTAGAATGTGTCACCAAAGTTCCAATTGTTAATATTAAAATATTGATCCATTGCTGCTAATACTGCACTTCTTATTTCACTGTCACTTGCATTTGTTGTACTGTCTTTAATTACTTTAATTGTCGCTCTCAGTGCTGGTACTGCCTTAGGACCAAACAGTGGTTTGAACTCTACACTATTTAATATTACAGAATCCGACAACATTTTATAGTCTTGTAATTCAGTGTACTGTGAAGACAACTCAGTAATTGTTGGTCTATTCGGTTCAGGAATAGTATTTGTTGTGTCAACAATGTATCTCTGATATTGTTCAAAGTAACTGAATGTAACTACGTACAAGTCAATGATATTAGTAGTTGCCGGATCAATTCTATTAGTGTTGTTTGAATTGTGCTTGTACTGATAGCTCAAGCCCTGTCTCCCAAACTTTACACTATAATTAAATTGTTCTACTAAATCATAAACAATATTAGTTACAGTCTGATCTTGGACTGTTTTGTAGAACTTATTTTCGCTAGTTGCATAGAACAATTGTCCAACCGGATAATCATACTTCACTAGTTCAATTTGTGTTTGTGTAGGATATTGGAATCTTACTGAGCTAGTAGGGACAATGAATTCTTTAGTGAGATTGATTGGGTCCTGCACAGTCTCAAAGAACACATATATACCAAAGTTATTGCTACCAGTAACAAACCCTGTAATCTCATTAAAGAAGTCTGGGTTCAGAATCAACTGATTGTTGTTCACATCTGTTGCTGCAACTTCAACTTCAAAGTCGTTGACGTATCCATCGCTCTCGACTGTTTGCCCAACAATGTTAATCTCGGTGTTCTTACCGATTGCAGTCGTAGACGATGGTAAAGTATTGATACCCAACACTGAAACATTGTCTTGAATAATTTTACCAGTAAACGGATCATATACTAATTCATCTTTAGCAAAAGTAAATCTAGTATCAGCGACACTACCAAAATAGTAAGACAGTGATCTATATGTCACAGTGTATCTATTATTACCTAAGCTGGTAAACTTCACAAACCAATTGGGGTCAGTAATCTTTTTAATAGACCAGCGTGGCTGATTGATTAGTAGCGAGTTATCAAATACTAGTGTAAACTCTTGATTCAGTTCAATTCTAATTACTGCCTCTTGAATTATCTCTCTAGGAATAATGTTACCGAACACAGGAATGATAGTGCTTACAATAACATCATTAGGGACATAGCCGCTAAGTCTGATAGGACCGGAGCCGTTAGCAAAGCTGCCTTGGTTATTATTTGAGCCGTCGCCTACTACATTTAGTACAGTAGTCCAAATAAATGTGCTGTCGCCTGATCCTGGAATACCTGCTACGAGTCTATTATCACTATCAAAATAGAAACCTGACGGTGCAGTGAATTTAATAATAGCACCAGTTGTCATATATTTCAAGTTAGTAGTGCTGAAGATGCCGACACTAGTGGGCTGCTCTAATGAACCAGTAACTGTATAGACATAACCTGTTTCATTGTCTGCATTTACTGTACTAGTTCTCCAATATACTACTTCGTTTGCGGGAGTATCAGTATCAGTTACAGTATATCTAGGATAGTTCTGAATATAATATTGTGTAGCCTTGTTTAGAGACAATACATTAGACAATTCACCCGTGAAGAATGCAATAATATCGCTGGTGTTGTTAATCGTTAGATTTAAAAATCCATTAACATCGTCTTGATACAATGCACCGTCGTTGCCATAACTCACTGTGCTAGAATATTTTCCAGTAGGGTCTAATAAGTCAAGGTTTTTACTGACGCCAACGCTTGATCTATTGATTGCTTTACTTTTGACAATTGAGTTGTACAATGTATATGGGAAGTTATTGTAGTCTTCACCATTGACCATTCTGTTCTGCGTATAGTAACGAGTAGGCGCACGTTGTTTGATGCTGGCGAGTGATTCTCTTGTTTGGGCAGTGGTCACTGTCTGAGTCAATGCTAGACCAACCGTTAGTGTTTCTGCTCTACCCAAACGTGAAATGTAAGTGAATGTAACTGACAAGCCATTCATGTCAGATGGGTAGATAGTGTATGTGAGCGCATTGCCTGCACGTACATATGCTCTAAAGTTTCCTACAGGGATTTCGCTAAATACGCCATCGCCAAATACATATGTAACCTGATCGTTGAAACGTGAACTTACGGAGAACGTCTGCTTGAATGAGCTATTGCCTTGCAGTGATGCATTTGCATATACATTTTCTACTTGACGCCATGGATCACGAGTACCGTCTTGATTAATCTTGTATAGCCACGTGTCGGAGTTGTTAATTCCCTGAATATCAATATCAATATTTTGGTTGCTGATTTGCTGTTGCAATGAGAAGTCAAATGTCTGTAGATTTCCCTGCTTGAAGTAGAAGAAGAAACCTGTTTCGGGGCTGCCAAATCCTAACTTGTCGTTACGATATAACATATTGAATCTGCCACTAGGAGCAGGAGGAACTTCGTAGATTGATTCGCTGTCTAAGCTAGACACACTGCACAATTCAAAGTTCATATTGACGCCGCCAACCGAACTACTAAAGGGGACAATAGGTAGATTATTAGGAGCAATCTGTAAACTATACTCGCTTGTGTTTACACCTGCGATTTCACTAACATTGCCGGGTCTACCGATTCGCTGAGTGTCTACTAGGGCAGCGTTGATGATAGTGTTGAACTGTTCTAGCCAATTTGGGTTAGCAGGGTCATTCCACAATACAGGAACGTTACTTAGATTGAAGCCGTTAAGATCATTTAGGTTCTGAGTAGTTTTAATACTTGTGACTTTTAAATAGCCCTGACCAGCAATGTTTCTTTTTGGCGTATAACTCACAAGATTGGCGAGCTTAACAACACTATCTCTGCGTTCAGCAGTATCAATAAAGTTTTCACGAGCATTCAAGTCATTGCGGAAAGCAAGACCTTGACCCATAAAGGCAATAACGTCAAGCAAGGCAACAAATTCGCTTGATTCAACATAGTCGTTATATGTTTCTGGATAATTTATTTGTAGGTAGTCGATGAATGCTTTACGTAGGGTTTCGTAGTCATAGCTACGGAAGTCTGCTTGGTTGAACGTCTGGTAAATGGTTTTCCAGTCGTTAGGACCAAATAGTGCTGATTGTCTTGAACTTGTTGCCATAGTTTCTCTCTATTGATAATATATTTATCATAGAAAAAAACCAGTTTTTATAGTAAAGCGGCTCTTTGTGTCGCTCGGTTCAAAGAAATTTTTGCTGCGATTGGCTGATTGAAGGGCAGTATTGCACACTGTATTTCTAATAGTATTCCGTTATCATATGTATAAGTTACTAGCTCTGCAAGCTGAAGTCTAGGGTCTTGACTGGCTACTCGTCGTATTTCATTTTCAACATCAATTCGTGTAGTTGCGTTATTTGGTTCAAAGATAAAGTCCCAAAGTCTAGTCCCATATCCTGGTTGTCCTACTTTAGTACCCAATCGTATATTCAAAGCATTAATAAAATCCTGTACTACTAGTTGGGCATCAGCGAGACTAAATTTATTTCCCCACGAAATGCCTTCACGGATTCCGCCCGGGCCGCCGGCACTGCCCGAAGTCATATTAGTTGTCTTTGGGTTACACGCATTTATTGTACTGAATCCTAAGTAAGTTGCCATAAATTATCCTTTTTAATATTTAGTTTACGTAGTGGTTCCGGTACCGGGTGCGGGCGTACCAGCTGCTGCCGGATCTTTTGCTGGCGCAGCTTTTCTTGGTCGTTTACCTACATTTGCTAATTCTGTTCTTAAACTTGCAACTTTAGCCGTAGCATCATTGGATTTCTTTTCCAACGCAGCAAGACTTGGGTCACCTGCCGGCAGAGTATTAAATGCAGTAATGAATTCATTACCTGCTGCGGTTTCCTCTTCCTTTGCAGTATCAAGCTGTGCTTGAATTCTCCGTCTTTCTTCTCTTAAAGTGCGTGCCCTCTTTTCTATACTATCAATAGCATCACCTAGAATGTCACCCAACAGATTTGGTATTGGAATTCTAGCATCACCTAATACTCCTTTAATTTGGGCAGTAATGCCGTCTCTGTTTGTCGTATTGACTCCCAAACTAGGCAATTTGATAGGACTTGCGCCGCCAGCACCCAAAGCACTTACTGATGTTAGAAGTTGTGTAACTTGTCCTATTGGAAGCTTGCTTGCAATAGCTGAAGTAAGTCCGCCAACTTTGCTAGCTGCTGAACTTAAGCTACCTAATCCTCCTGCTGCGCCGCCCGTAGCTCCTACTAGTTTATTTGCTGTGTTCAATGCAGATGAAGCGTCATTCAATGCATTACTCGCTGAAGTTAACGCTGAGTTAACATCGCCAAGTCCATTTTTAACTCCCGTCTGCAAATCATTCATCAGACCTGTTAACTGACCGGTACCTGGTATCTGATTAGCAGCTTCATCTGCTTTATCTAACACACTGGAGAAGGCTTTGACTCCGCCGGGCAAATTACTTACTCCGCTAGCCAGTGCAGATGCTCTAGCAGCAAGTCCGCCTCCCTGTGCCTTCTTAGCAGCATTAGCCAGACCTGACAAGCCGTTCTTAAGTGACGTTGCTCCTCCTACTAAGCTGTTAATGTTGTCAACTGCACCGCTAATATTATTTGCTAAATTATCTACACCATTGCCTGTAGTTGAGTCAATCAGTGTAGTAATTTGTTGCCCTGCATTTGCTAAGTTGTTGCCTGCGTTGGCTAAGTTACTGACGGTGCCGGAAACGCTACCGGTACTGGTTACTAATTGTTCTGTAGAATTAACCACTGCATTGTTAACAGTGCTTACACCAATTGTGTTGGGGAGAGTACCGGATGATACATCAGCAATTGAAGACAGTGTAGTGGTGATGTTATCAGTGCCAGCACTGCCCCTTGTGGCGTCGGCACCTTGACCACCTGATATCAGGGGAGTTCCGGGGCCGCCAGTAACAGTATTGATTGCATTAGTTAGACTGCTGGTAGGGCCCGTGATGCTGTTCACTGCGCCGGCTACTGCACCGGCTGCATTAGTTACAGCACCGGCTGCATTAGTTACAGCACCGGCTGCGCCTTTAACGGCTCCTGCCGCGTTCGATAATGCTTGTTTGGCTGGTCCAACCACGCTATTAATTGAATTACTAAGATCACTAGATAGCTTAGCTGCCTTGTCAAATGCTTCGCCTGATTTTTTTACTAGGCCAGACAAGCTCTTAGCAAACGCCGGCTGCGATCCTGGAATATTTTCAGTAATAGCAGTTTTAGCAGCTTTTTCTTTAGCAATTTCTGACAAGTTTTGAGGTACACCGGCTTCTAATTTACCAAATCCATCTTTGACTGCACTAAATGCAGATCCTGATACACCCTTAACTGAATCTAATAGTCCAGTTAATTCGCTGTTTGCATCTTCTAGAGCCTTGAGAGAATTTGCTATTCCTCCCAATCCACCTAGGCTATCAGCCAGCTTAGCTGCTGATATACCTGCTCCAATAGCGCCGGCAACATTTTTTGCTCCAGCAGCAGCGCCTGCCAATGCTGTGGCAGATGCTGTTGCATTGTTTACTAGGTTTGCTCCAGCTGCTGCGGTCGCTGCCGCGGTCGCTGCTGCCGGGATACCGACTGCATTGGCTGCTGCGGTGAGATTAGCTGTAGCAGTTTCTACTGATTCTGTAGGTGCGGAAGACTGTTTTACTGCGTCAACAACAGCGTCGGTGCCTAAAGCACCAGCAGCAGCTATTAAGCCGGCAGTTTGAGTTGTTGATTCACTACCGTTTATCACTCCTGCCCGAGTTAATTCCTGCTGGGCAACTGTCATTATGTTAACTGCTGCGGTTGCTTGTGCATCAGTGTTCGCTGCTAGTTGTTCTACTGATTCAGCGCCGGCTTTACCAGTAAACACTGATGTAGGAAGAGTATTAGTGAGTGTTTTTCCTGCAGTGGCTAATCCATTAACAAGACTTTCCGAACCAGGCTTCAAGACGCCGGAACGTGATAGTTGGTCAGCACTTTGTCCAAATGCTCCGACTGCCACCAGTGCCTGACCTGCTGAACTTGCGCTTGTTAACTGTCTAATTGCAGCGATCCCGCCGCCCACAGCAGCAGCAACCTTCAATGCGCTGTTGATTCCTGAAATCAATGAACTGCCTGGCTTCTTAACTACCCCTGCTCCAGCAGCAGTTGCTTCAGCGGCTGGTCCTTCTGCCGCTGCTGTTGCAGTTGATGCTAGCACAGCGTTAGTTGTTCCTGAACCTAATGTAGGGGAAGATGCCGGAACAGGAGGAACTGAGGCCACTGTAGCTACTGCCGGAGGAGTGGGTATAGTTGCTTCTGCTTGAGCATTTAATTGCTGCACTGGGGGTGACGAAGGTGCGGGTAAGTTATCAGCGGCGTTTGGACTATTTCTTATATCAACGCCCATGCCCGCATTGACCCAAGGATAGTGTGCCGGCGCTCTTGAAGCGATAGATAATAATCTAGCAGGCGCTGCTGCCCAGCCTACGGCTTCATCAAACAATGTATCTGTCTGTGCTGTTACAGGAATGATAGGTACATCAGGCGGTAACAGTGCGGGACTACCGCTATTCAAATTAACTTTTGTACCATTAACAAAGGCTTCTGCACCTGCAACTAAACTTGCTTGACCACCAGCTAACATTGCAATTGCAGAACTTGCTTTTACAGTAAAATTGTTTAGTGCAGTAATACTATATTCTTTACCTGCTCTGGATTTAGTTATCTCATCACTATTAGTATGAATGTTTTTCGCTTGAAGATTGAAGTTCTCCATAGCATGTATGTTAACATTTCTATCGGCGTGAATATTAAAATCACCCTGAGTTCTCATGTTAATACTATTTGTACTGAATATATCTACAGTGCCTTCTTTACCTAATTCAATATAGCTTTGACCATTACTGTGTAAGATTGATAATGTTTGTCCATCGTCGCTCATCATAATCTGATGGCCCAGTGCAGAGCGAATACGAATTAATTGATCACGACCAATTATGTCGCCGTCATCCATGACGATACTGTGACCGCCTCTTCGTGCAATAACATTAAGTCGTTCTGCGTTACCTTGTTCTAAATTGTCAGGTAGGGTTTCATCTGTGTATCCGCCCTCATATATAGGTCGGCCCGGAGTACTAACTCCCCATCCAACTCTACTTGTTTGTTCTCTACTAGCACTTGTACTAATGGGACCGCGAATAGGATCTCTTAATATGCCTTGCTGATTCATGACGCTAGCAGCATAGCTATGCACTGGTCTAGCGGTATCTAAAAATTCATTGCTGTTCGATACGTTCGTATTATTGGTGTTGATATTAGTTACAGGCAGTCTAGTAGCGCCGCCAAACCCGGAAGCCTCACCGGAATTTAATGTAACATTTTCTACCGCACCAATTGCTGGAACCATCTGCAATGTTTGGGGAGTGGGAATGGCTCCGATATAAAACCCTTTGTTAACATCGCCGCCGATAAAAATACACACAACTTCAGTACCAATATCGGGCGGAGCTTGCCAATGCCCGTATGAACTAGAATTATTCGTGTATGACCCTAAATCATTTGCTCCGCCACTGGCTTGTACTACGCCAAAAAATGAAGGTAAGTACTGCACTGGTGTCCAGCCACTTCGTGAATTAGGATTAGTGGGACCCTTGCCATCTTGTAGTGCGACCCAAATTTTTCCGGAACGATTAGCATCAATATTGTTTTTTACTACCCCAATGATTGGGTAATTTTTAGAGCCGCCTCCGTCACGGGTCGGTCTATTAAGTTTGCTCGTTCCGCGGGGTTTAAAATTATCTGTTGGCATTTATTTTTCCATTAAGCTCATGTTGTTGCCGGCGGCGTTGCTGGCGGCGTTGCTGGCGGCGTTGCTGGCGGCGTTGCGGTAGTTGTAGCAGCCGCATCTTGTTCACGCTGCTGTTCAGTTGGTGCAACCTGAGTTATGTCGCCGTTTAAGAACGGTTGGTTTGCCTCTAATGCCTGCGTAAACACACCGTTCTTAAAATTATGCGTAATCTCCGTAAGCATATAGACGACTCCGTTAATTTTATCACTAACACTGTCTGGGTAATTTACGAAGTTAATGCTATCATTAATTGATAGTGTACCTCCCGTACCGGTAACCCCTCTGCCATCTGAAAGTAAATCGCTAGCTCCGCCTACATCATAGTCAACTGCTTCTTTGAAATCAAGTTCAAAAAATACTTGTCCGCCGTTCGGATTAATAGTGAATCCTCCTCCACTATAAAATCTATTAAATGGAGTAGCACGGCCAATAGCATTACCAAGATTTGGGGACGGCTGCATAAGAAAATCAGGATCTCCTAATATTTCAACTTTCGCTTTTGCATACGCACCAGGATCATATAATGTCGTTCTAACACTGTTAATTGTTTCCATACTGAGGGTTGCGCCTGAACCATCACTATTAGTAGGTGATGTAGTATTAGTAGCTGTAGTGGTAAGTGAGGGAGAGGCTGCAGGGGTTGTTCCGCCAGCTGCCGGGTCTGTCCGTGTTCCAGCATTAGTCCTTTCACCCGGGGTACCTGTCGCTGCGCCGTCACCCGTAGCAGCGCCGCCGGTGCCAGTAGTACTTGTGGTATTATTGGAATTAGCTGCTGGGTTACCAGCAGCAACAATGTTGAAGAAACCTTTATCAATTGTCTGTTCAAATTTCAAAACTTCAGAATTTTGTCCAGTATACCAATAATCGTATCTTTTATGCGGACCATAATATGGAGTATTATTGTTTACAAAGGGATTATCTATACTTGGAATAAGATAAGTTTGAATTGTATATGTAATACTGTATGCCCAATCATTTATTTTTGCGTCCCATTCAATGTTAGATATTTCCGGACTAATATGAAACCAAGTAAATTTCTTATTAGGCGTTGTCACCGCATTAGGAGCAGCAGTTTCTGGATTGTTTTGATTACTGTCTGTATAATTAAACGCTATAGAATCTTGTAGGTATTTGCTCATAGCAACAATCTGATCAATAGCCTGAACGATAGGTATGTTTGCAATACTCAAATTACGTGAGGCATTGTTAGGCGATGCTCTAGTTTCAGATTCTGGATTAACTTCTGTAGTGGTTTCCGCAGTACTGCTTGTTTCGGCACCTCTGTCGGTTCTAGCGTCGGAAAGTATACTTGAGTTTGCAATACTTTCTGCATCTCCCAACCAGTTAATTTTATAGACAACGGGCTTCGTAATAGTATTGTTATTAACCAAGTCTTGTTGTTGTTTGTTTAGTTGAGTAAAAAGTCCATTAGGACCAGAAAGATAATCTCTTACCGTAGAACCTGATACTGTTATACTCTGAGGTACCATCCCTTTTCGCACATTAATAGTAGTGCCAATAGATGCTGATTCAGCTTCAATGTTGTAAACTGTAGCCTTGCCATCTACTTTAAATTTTACCTCTTTGATTATGATATCATAAAAACTTTCAAACAACGTACCATTACCTGGTGCAGACGGGTCAATTGGATTACCATCAAAGACTTCAGGACCAGTAACTTGTACGCCGTTTTGGTCCCATCCAAAAAACCTAATTCCCAATATATAATATTGACTCAATGGATCACGGGGCACAGTCGCAACTGGTCCAGTAGCGCCAGCCACCGGCGCCGCCAACGTGTCTTTGGCTTTTCTTAGTTTGGTTAATAAAGAAAAACCATATGGTTCAGTAATTTGAAATTTGTAAGAAGTAGCAGATACCGGAGCGCCAGTTGCAGTTGAGTTAACGTAATGTTTAAACGATAACCCATCTATATAATAGTCATATTCAAACCCGGGCGGGCGCTGGTCACTCCCTCCAATTCCACCACTCTGTGCTATTAGAAATGCTCCATTCCGTCCAGCTTCGGCAGTTTGTTCAGGCGTAGTAGCACTAGTCGCTAATTGTTCTCCGTACAAGTTTATGTTTCGTCTTCCGTTAGCGACAAATGCCTCATATGCCGGTGCAGTAATCATGTATAAGCTTAGTTGGTAATTATAACTTGCTAATGATCCTAAAGGATTTTTAAGGCGTCTTCCTGGTCTACCGCCAGGCGTTGTTATTGATTCTTCGGTTACCCTAGTGAAGGTTTCATTCTCGTAAGGAGGATCACCTGAAGTGTTTGGGGAGGGGGTAGTGCCGGCTGCATCTGTTCTTTCAGTTCCTGGCTGGGGAGGTGCGCCGCCAGGTAATACCGGTGTTGGGGGCGGAGTAGTCGAAGTTCCGGCCGCTGTTGTAGCTGCTGAGGCGGGAGTCGTTGGTTGTGTGCCGCTATCGTCGCTTGCGGGACCTGATAAAGTATTAGTACCGGTTGGCGCAGCGTTAGCTGGTGCTGCGGTATTATCAATTGTGGGAGTAGCAGGTGGAGGTGGAAATAGTGCATCATATTTCCGATCAAGTTCTGCTATATCTGATCTTCCCTGACTGCTGAGATAGGTACTAGCTTCTGCGGCTAGAGGATTATTTAGCGTCCCTAGTCTACTTATTGCCTCAAGTATCAACGCCTGCCCGGCAGCCTGTATACTGCCTCCATCGTCTCTGCGGTTGGCTTGAGCGGAGGTTAAGAATTGTCCGGTTTCGGCATTATACACAGAAAGAGTATATCCTTGACTATCCAGGTCGCGGTCATACACATATTGTATGTTGCCTACCGTTTTAGTAATATTTGCTGTTGACATAAATTAGGTGCCTAATACTCTCTGTAGTGTGTTTTGCGTAGGTACATAAATCTGTAGACCTGCTACCATGTTAAAGTATGGGTCTGGTCCCAGTAAGTTAGGATTTCGTGCAGCAAACACCCACCATAATCTAGCATCGTTATACAAGTCGTATGCTAATAGATCAGGTCTAAACTGATAAACTGGCGTAATAGTCATGAATACGTCCTGCGGGTTAAACGGTATAGGTCTATAGGTTGTAATGTCTAAAAACTTATTGTCAACGACAGGAGTATTATAATACGGACTCGTGCGTGGGTACGTTGATTGAATTGCCATTACCAAAATCCTCCGCGGAATGTATCTACACCATTAAGTAGTGAGCCTGTTGCATATTTTTCAAAACTAAATTCATTTGACACTTGATTTCTACTCATCATCGGCACACACTGAATTGATAATTGTATTTTGCTAGGTACCCAAGAAATTGTACCGGGTTCTGCGACTGGGGCAAATTGGGGAGGCGGTGGTACTCCTCCTGGGGCTACTCCGGTACCGTCAGTTCTATTTGGAGGGGTAGTAGCAGCCGCAGTTGATGGGTTGCGACCTCCCATAGATGTTTGTATATAGTCTACGTTGTTGGGTAAGTTATAACTAAATCCTGAAATCGCTAAGGGCTGACCCGCAAACTGATAGCTTCCCATACCATATATGTAACACAGGGGAGGTGGTGTACCTCTTCTTGGATTCTGATCTTGACCATAGAACATTTTTGTAGCAGACCTAAAGAAGTGAATCACCGCTAGTAGATAATTAGCCTCGTACTCATCTTGTGCTGTAAAGTCGCATTGAATACTGACTGAATCAATTGAGCTACTGGAATATTGAAATGCTTTATAGTTACTGTGTACTAACTCAGTTGGACTATAGCTAGCCGCATAGTTAACAGTAATAGTAGGAGTATAAGGGAAGAGTACTCCGCTAGTAGCGTTCAATGGTTTAAGAATGCCGGGATTAGGCGCTTTATAAAGATAATTTACACTAGGATCATCTGATAGCGCAAGTCTAACTCTCCAATCTGCTCTAGCGTCATACGGAACTTGTGATAGTACTGCTTCTTGGGAAGCGATCGCCGACTCCGCCGCAAGTTCCTCTAATTCAGCTTGGTCAAATATTGGTGCGGTTAATGCCTCGTCACCAAGAGTAGTAACCGTTAATGGAATATCGTCTAGCTGAGAAGGGTCTGTCGTAGTTGGAGGAGATGATATTGTAGTAGGTGTACCGGTTGGTGTAGTTGATGTTGTATTAGATGTATTGGTTACTGATGTTCTAGTAGTAGTGTTGGCCGAAGCTGCTACACTCGTAACAGGGTTTGATGTACCATTGCCAGTGGTAACCGGCTCAGTTTGACCTCTAGAAGTACCGGCTGATTGAGTAGTTCCTATATTTCTTTGTGCGGCGGCGCCTGCTGATTGCAATGAGTCTAAAGCGTTTCGATAATCAATCAATCCATTACCAGCATTTAGACCTATTTGCGCTCCTACCTGCGCTAGCTCTCTCTCAGTAAGATTAGCAGGGTTGGGCGGACGTCCTAACGCTGCTATTTGACTGTCTCTGGAATTAACAATTGCCTGTGCTTGCCTTTGCAACGCTGATAGTTGTGCAGTTGAATTCGGATTACCGGGATTTAACGCATTAAGTTGCGCGGTAATGGAGTTTAGCTGGCTAGCGGCTTGCGAGTTGATGCCGCCTGACCGCCTAACCCAGTTAACATATGCTTGTACCGATTCTGCTGACATTTTTGGTGTTTTCTCCGTAGCTAAATAGTTTAGTCTACATGTATTTATCGCTGAAAATTTGGTGATTTTTTACCCTAAACTGTTGTAAATTTACAACGGTGTAAGTATAATGTTCTCTCTAAAGGAATAACAATGGCAGCTAAACCAAAAAAAATTAACTATCTAAATAACAAAGACATTCTAAAAGAAATTCACAAAAGCAAAACCACATATTGCTCATTCGTAGATCCGGAGTACCATAGATACGATATCATCATTGATATGCCCGACAGCGAACTAACCACTAGTTTAGAATATGCGCTGAAACCAGAACAGATTCAACAAGCAAAAGAAACAAGAGCAATTAGGCTAACACAAGAAACCGGCGAGAAAGTATTAGCCGAAGACATTCCAACTACTGATTTGATTTTTCGTGTAATGACATGGGAGCATGTTCCAATGTCACAGAAGCAACCTAGAAAAACAACCAAGAAAAAAACAGCCAAAGATATTTTTGTCTTTGAAGATGATGACGAAGATATCTTCTCTGATTTGGAAGACAAGACCACTAAGAAAGACGTTGACGATATGGTCCATGTCAAGGTCAACTTCCCTCCTTTCCAGCACTACAAGTTAGACGAAACTAACTCATTCATCTGCGTTGGTAAGAGTCACTGGGAAGGCGGTATGGAGAACGGTCACTTCAACAAAGATCATGGGCAAATCACTAATAAGTTAGCGAGAATGTATATGATGCTTTGTGAGAAGTATTCAATGAAGTTTAACTGGAGAGGTTATACTTACCGTGATGAGATGGAAGCAAGTGCTATTCTACAGTTAACATATGTTGGTCTTAGATTCAATGAAGCAAAGAGTGCTAATCCATTCGCATACTATACAGCAGCAGTAAACAATAGTTTCTGTAGAGTGTTGAATACTGAAAAGCGAAGCCAAAACATTCGTGATGATATCTTAGAAATGAACGGGTTCAATCCAAGCTTTAGCCGTCAGATGAGCGGCAAGAAATTGGGTCAAGGACTCGCAGATTAGGTCACCAAACTGTTTGCTTTTTACGTTCATACCTAGTATAAGTTAGAGTATGAAAACTCTATTCAAGAAGGCAGCAGTCTTCACCGACATTCACTTTGGGCTTAAGTCTAACAGTGTACAACATAACCAAGATTGTTCAGACTTTGTTGACTGGTTTATTCAGAAAGCAAAAGAAGAAAATTGCGAAACTTGCTTTTTCTTAGGTGATTACAATCACCATAGAGCAAGTATCAATATTCAAACTATGCAGTTTGGTCTTCGTGCTTTAGAAAAGCTAAACAACAGTTTTGAGCATGTCTATTTCATTCCGGGCAATCACGACCTCTATTATAGAGACAAGCGTGATGTTCATAGTGTTGAATGGGCGAAGCATCTACCTAACGTAACAATCGTGAATGACTGGTTCATTCAAGATGACGTAGTTATTGCTCCTTGGTTAGTCGGTGAAGATCATAAGAAGCTGGCTAAGCTATCAGGCAAGTATTTGTTTGGACACTTTGAGCTTCCTGCATTCTACATGAATGCTATGGTTCAGATGCCCGATCACGGCGATGTGAACGACAATGACTTAGCTGGCTTTGAGAAAGTATTCAGCGGTCACTTCCATAAGCGTCAAGCACGTAACAACATTTGGTACATCGGAAACGCTTTCCCCCACAACTATGCAGATGCTGGCGATGACCAGCGAGGCATGATGATTCTTGAATGGGGCGAAGAGCCTGAGTTTCACGCATGGCCTGGACAACCACTGTTTCGTGTATATAAGCTTAGCGACATACTAGATAACCCAGAGGGCTTGCTTCTTCCTAAGAGTAGTGTTAGAGTGCATCTTGATATTGATATCTCATACGAAGAAGCTAACTTCATTCGTGAGACATTGATTCCAAAGCACAACATACGAGAAATGTCACTTATCCCAATGAAACTAGACCAACACAGTCAAGACTTAGCTCCCGGCGAAGTAACCTTTGAAAGCGTTGACCAAATTATTGTTGACCAAATCTCTGCTATTGAAAGTGACTTCTTTGATCCTAAGCTATTACTAGCTATATACAAGGATCTATAATGTTTGATAACAGAATCGTCTGGTTGTTTAGAGAACCTAGGTCAGGAAGTACTTGGCTCTCCGTGTATCTTGCTAATAAATTAGGCAGGCAATGGCACATGACAGACGATAAAAAGTTATTTGAACAAGAAAGTGCAGAGTTGTTCCCAAATCCTGGGGATGAACGCTTAGTATTGAGTACTCATTCTTTTGGACTACTATCGTCAATGAAGAACTATGATAACCCTATTCTTATACGATGCTATAGGAAGAATATATTTGAGCAGTTTCTTAGTACTGTTGTTATGGAACATACTAAATTTCACAATATAGTAAATGGACTAGGCAGTGGAAAGTTTGAATTAATAATCCAAGAGTTAGAGAAGAACCAATTACACATAAAAAAATCTCGTCTTGAAGATTATATCATGGCTAAAAAGAGCTGGAATGAATGTTGGAATAGGTATGCAACACTATACGAACACTACGATGTTTGTTATGAGGATTTAGTTGCTGGCTGCGAGTTGTTTGACTTTGGTAAAGTTACCATGTCTAATCACACAAAAAGTTTGCCAAAAAACTATAAATCTAGGGTGATTGTGAACTATAATGAAATTAAAGAGTGGTGTGACCAACTCAGTGAAGATAACGGATTAACATGATTGTATTAAAGAACATTACCCTACGAAACTTTCTTAGTATTGGTGCAGTAACACAAGCAGTAAACTTTGATAGTAAAGAACTTACACTTATTCTAGGTGAGAACCTTGACTTAGGCGGTGACGGTGCTAGAAATGGTACTGGTAAGACAACGTTGATTCAAGGCTTGAGTTACGTATTGTTTGGTAACCCTATCAATCAGATTCGTAAAGACAATCTAATCAATCGCACTAACGCAAAGGGTATGATGGTTACGCTAGAGTTTAGCGTAAACGGTACTGAATACAAGATTGAGCGCGGTAGAAAGCCCAATGTTCTTCGCTTCTACGTAAACAACAGTTTGCAGAATAACAAGGAAGATAAGAACGAATCTCAGGGCGAGAACAGAGAAACGCAGCTAGCTATTGAACACGCTATTGGCATGAGTAGTGATATGTTTAAACATATCGTTGCTCTCAATACCTATAGCGAACCCTTCTTGTCTATGAGAGCCAATGACCAGCGTCATGTTATTGAACAGTTGCTCGGTATCACATTGCTATCTGAAAAGGCAGACCTAATCAAAGAAAAGATTAGATTGAACAAGGATTCTATTCAACAGGAAGAATTCAGAAACAGAGCAGTTGAAGATGCCAACGTGCGTGTTCAAGAACAGATTGATGGTCTTAAGCGCCGGCAGAGATTGTGGCAGAAGCAGCACGACGAATCATTGAACAAGCTTGTGCTTGATTATGATGAGCTTAGCAAGATTGATATTGAAGCCGAACTTCAAGCGCACAAGGATTTAGCAGTCTATCTTGACTTGAAGCAAAAGCAGGAACGCTATGAAGCTATCTTAGCTCGCCAAACTGCTTGGAAACAAAAGCTTGATAGTGATGTTGCTGCATTGCAGGTTCAATATGATACGTTAAGCCATATTGATATTACGGCTGAGTTGCAATCTCACTTTGACCTAAAGGTCTATGAGGCTAACAAGCTAGAGCTTGCAAATATAAACAAGACCATTACAACGCTTGAGTCTTCTTTGAAGAAGGATAAAGCACTTGTTGATAAGCTTGAACAAGAAATCAAGACCCTTGAAGAAAACAAGTGCTACGCTTGTGGTCAAGACTTCCACGATGAGAATCATACCTCGGTCATCAATAGCAAACGTGAACTTCTCGTTAGCGCAGTTGAAGAACTTGCCCAAACCCAAAACTCTTTAGAAAAAAATAAAAATTCTATTTTCGTTTTGGGCGAGAAGCCGACTACGCATTACAAGACTGAGGCAGAAGCAATCAAGCATAGTTCTGAACTTGAAAGATTGCAGCAACAGATTGAAGCAAAGAAGAACGAAGACGATCCTTATGCAGACCAGTTGATTGAAAATGCTTGTGTGAGCGCAGGCATTCGTCCAGTCACACATTATGACACTGAGGCAGAAGCAGTTGAGCATCGCACAGTCGTTGACAATCTAGAGAAAGCTATTGCAACTAAGGCAGAAGAAACTGACCCATATCACGAACAGATTATTGATATGGAAAGTCGTGCGCTGCAAACAATTACATTTGACAAGATTAACGAGCTAAGTAAGTATGGTGATCACTTGAAGTTCTTACTTGATATTCTCACGAGCAAAGATAGCTTTGTTCGTAAGAAGATTATTGACCAGAACTTGAGCTATCTGAATGCAAGATTAACTCATTATCTTGATAAAATAGGATTACCCCATACCGTTGTCTTCAAGAACGATCTATCGGTTGAAATTACCGAACTCGGGCGTGAGCTTGATTTTGACAATCTATCTCGCGGTGAGCGGAACCGACTTATTCTTGGATTAAGTTTTGCGTTTCGTGATGTGTGGGAAAATCTATATTTCTCAATCAATACACTATTCATTGACGAACTTATAGACAGCGGTATGGATAGTATTGGTGTTGAAAACTCAATGGCTATTCTTAAAGATATGTCACGTAGACGCAACAAGTCTATTTGGCTAGTAAGTCACAGAGAAGAACTAGCAGGGCGTGTCCCGAGTGTTCTTAAGGTGCTGAAAGAAAATGGGTTCACAACCTACAGCACAGCTACAGATGACGTAGAATAAAATATTACAAGACTGAATGAAAGATATAAATTAGAGTATGCCAAGTCCACAGAAAGCTAAGGGTTCTTCTTTTGAAAGAGAGATTGCAACCTTCTTAACAAAGACGTATAACGAAAGTTTTATTAGAGCGCCCGGAAGTGGTGCGTATGTGGGAGGCAAGAATCAGTCTCGTAAAGAATTTCTTCATGAAGGACAAGTTAGAAGCTTCAAGGGCGATATCGTACCTGGACAGTCTTTTACTAAGTTCAACGCAGAATGCAAAAGTTATGCTGACTTTCCGTTTCACTTGTTGATGACAGGTGAATGTAAAGTTATTGATGGCTGGATCAAGCAACTAATGGATGTTGCTGAAACCGACGATTGCTCTATTCTTTTCATGAAGTTCAATAGAAAAGGCAAGTTTGTTGCTGTAGAATCTAAGTTTACTTGGATTGCAGACAACTTCATCCACTACAACTCTGAAACAGCAGGTGAGTGGATTATTATGGAACATGAACACTTTTTTAAACTCAACAAAGACCTTCTTAAAGTTTACTCAGGCTCAAACGACACCAAGTCAGATGAAATCTTGACAATCAATATTTAAACTATTAACACAGAACCCTTTTACATCGACATGACTGTTATTACAGTCCTCCTTGAGGTTGCACCACGAATGAATGCGGCCGGATTCTGGAGTATGCCTAGGAGCGATCCTAGGGAACACCGACAAGGCTCTCGCACGGTAGGCGAACCTTGAATGAGTCTATAGATATTCTGTCTTGATGCTATAGAACATGCGTTGCCGAAGAATAGAGTGAGTTCCACTTTATAGCTTCACTACAACCCAGTAAACTTTACAGGGCAACCGGTGGCGTTATACAGCATGTAAAGCTAGTATGACGGGGAAAGACAGCAAAGGATGACGGGCCATGGCAAGGACCTCAGCTTTTGGTAGTGCCCTCAGGAGCACTACCATGGCTTCTAAACCGGCAATGTATATCTCTTAAATGTTATAATGAATTTATTGTTAAAAAGAATAGACCGAACGTAGTGAGTGTCTAAGTTGTTCGAAGAACAACTCCCAAGCTTTAGAAGAATGGAAGTTGTGATTTCTTCGTTATTTCTAAGTTGTTCTCAATAATATCGTTAATTGCTCTACGTTCCGTCTCAGACATATTCATAATGTCTTGGTAGGAAGCTCCCCCTCTCATGTACCAGGCCATTGAGAGGGCGGACTTTTTAATTTCAGCTACCTCTTGTTCGTAAGTCTCAATAAGCTTCTTGATGCTTTCGGCGTTAGCAGTTAGAAGCCTTCGCCGAAAAAATCAGTTGGGTTCAATGTGATTGGCTGATCATATTCGTGTTCACAAGATGGACACGTAGTATGAATTGGTTTGATTTCGGTGTTTTTCTTTAGTTCAGCATTGAAGTCACGAATTGCAGTGAATGTAGTACGATCACAGCTTCTAATGAACTCGCTGATGAACTCCGGGTTATCAACACGCTCACCATCGGGAGTTTCAACATAATCAACAGTCTGGGAAATCAAATCCATAGTAACTAAGGTGACTTTCTCAAGTGCCTCAATTCCCATCTTATTCTTCTTCTCCATGTCTTCTTCGGCTTCTATTTCCATAAAATAGCGTTGCATTTCAAATTGCTTTAATGCACCAGCGTTCATGTCCTTGTAAGTCAATGGCTTGAGCTTAACCTTAACATTGCCTGCTTCTAATACTTCATCATAGTTACCGGGAACAATAGTACTGAGTAGTCCCATAAGATTTACGTTATAATTGCTTTTTTCTGTACAGGATGGGCAGATTGATTCAACCTCTAATCCGTCTCCGACACTAGCTGCACGAATTGCAATCAAAATTGCATCCATATCATCGCTTGATATTTTCCACGGATCCTTAATGTTAGGAATACAACTCTTGATTAAGTCTGCTACAGTTGTGCCGTTGAAAAGTGCGTCGGGTGTTCTAGCACTAATTTCATCAATAGCAGTCATTGGAAATACGGGCAGTTCGCCGGTTGGAGTCAAATCCAACACATCTTCGGGGTAACCTTTTCCCCCGCTGGGTAATTTTAGATAGACTGATGGTCTTCTGAAGTATTGTCGTAGTGGATTGTTTTCCATGTTGTTCCTCATAAAATTTTAGCGGTTAATTAACACTAAATAGCTAACAGATATTTAGTGGGCAAAAAACCCATTATTTTATTTTATTACCGGAATTGAGCATGGATCCAGAAATTCAGAGAGACTACGAAGAACATATGAGAACAATGGTTGACTTGCTCAACCAGCAAGCCACTGCTACTTCAAAGTTACTGAATTCCCTACAATCAACCTCAAAAGCTGCGGATGCAGTAAAAAGCAACACTGAAGCTACTAAAAAGCAAACTGAAGTCCTATCTGGGTCTACAAAGGCATTAGAAGCCGGCGCGGTTGCCCAACAAAAATACGCTGAAGCTGCTGCTAATTTCTCTAGAGGACTAATCAGCGGTCAGGCTGCTGTTACAAATTTTGGTAAGGCTCTCATTGATGGTCAAAAAAATCTAGAAAAATACGGCAATGCGTTTGATAATGCTGGCGATGCAGCGTGGGACATTGGTAAAAACTTTGGCGTTTTAGGCATGGTTGTAGGCGGCGCCGCAAAAGCTCTTGGGTTTTTCGCTGCTGGTATCTTTAAGTCAGTAGACAGTGTTGTACAATTTAGAGACGAAACTTCTAAATTTGCCGGTATCTTACCTACAACTCTCTCTGGCATACAAGAATTAGGATCTAACGCTAGATTCTCCGGCGAAGAGATAATGAAGCTCAGCAAAACTATGTCTGGCTTCGGCACAAACATTCTTAGCTTAGGTGGTTCTGCTGGTGAGGGTGCATTAAGATTTATGGAAATGGCGGCGGTAACAGATGATGTTCGTCGCAAATTTGGTAGATTGGGTGTTGACCAAGATAGATTACTTGAAATGCAAGGCATGTATATCCAAATGCAGGGTATTTCAGGTAAAGCATTAGAAAACAGAACAAAAACAGAAGGTCAGCTACAACGTGAATCATTAGCCTATGCTAAAAACTTAATCATCATGTCTGACCTTACTGGTCAAACTGCTGAACAGATGCAACAAGAACGTGAAATTGTTAAAGCTGAGTTTGAAGAACAAGTTAAGATTCGTCAAGAAAATATACAGATTCAACGTCTTCGTGCTGCCGGCGAACACGAAGCTGCGGATGCTATTAAGAAAGAACAAGACAACAGAACCCAGTTAATCCAAACGATGACTGATACTTATGGTAGAGACATAGGTTCTCAGTTTGGACGTTTAGCAAGAACCGGCGTATATGACCAGTTCACAAGTGGATTAGCAACATTAGGGGTAAGTGCTACCGAAGTAAGTAACATCGTTAAGACTTCTGGTAATATTCAAGCGGATTCTCTAAAGCAAGCTCAAAAAGTAACAGACCTTCAGAACAATATGGTGGAAAGAGTTGGTGATTCCTTCCAGTTTATGGGTGAGGAATCTGCTAGAGCATTGCTTGGCTCTACTGAAGCAATTACTAAAGGTAACAACTATTTAGGTAAAAATCTAGAAGAAGAAGTAGAAAAATCTAAAAAAGCTGCCGCAGCAAAAGAAGCTGAAGGCGATGCAATGGCTGATGCAGTTGAGCAGATCCGTTCATCAGAACGTGAAATACAAAAGCTATACTATGACAGCATGTATGCATTAGCTGAAATCGTTGTTCCAAAATTTGCAGGAGCACTAGAGTGGGCAACTCAAAAATTATTTGAAATTATAAACACTGTCAAAGATAATTTTGATTGGTTTATTGGAGAAGTAAAAAAATGGGCCCCTATTTTAGCTGTTATTACTGGTGCTTTCATCGGAATGAAAGTAGCAACAACTGTTGTTTCACTATTTAACGGTTTAGCCAAGGGTACTAAAGGTCTAACATCAGTATTTTCAGGTTTACGTAATGCCCTTAGCGGTGCAATTAATTGGATTAGGGGGCTAGTTGGCGGCGGCGGTGGCGGAGGCGGAGCACCAAAGAAAGGTGCAGACGGTAGATATCGTGACGCTCAAGGAAGATTTGCTAAAGCACCTAAGGGCGGCGGAGGTTCTAGAATATTGAACGTAGCAAAAGGCGCGGGAAGAATATTAGGAAAGTTAGCTCTGCCTTTAGCAGGTGCTTTTGCAGCATACGATGCTTACCAAGGATTTAATGCTGATCCTAATGCTTCGTTTGGTGGTAAAATGGCTAATGCAGGTAAAAGTGCATTAAGCGGATTAACGTTTGGGCTTAGTGAATATATAACAGGTGGAGTCACAACGGGTACTCCGGAGCAAAAAGCAGCCACTGAGAAACAAGTAACTGCGGCAACAACTAATAAAACCGCAAGTGAAGGAATGGCGACTGCTAGCGCAGACTTCAAAAATACGGTGGCTGAACTTGCTAAAACTAACAAAGAAAGTTATGAAAAAATTGTCAGTGCGTCTACTGGCGGGCAGACAACTGAAGAAATAGAAAAGCGTAAAGAAGCCACCACAGAAAACAACGAGGCTCTCGCTAGCAATACTAAAAATTTCGCCAACAGTACTGATCAAACAATCAAGGATATCGAACAGCGTAAGATTCTATCAAAGAATTCCCAAGAACAAATGAAGCAACAAACTGCATTGTTCAAAAAGTTTACCGACGCTATGGATTCTGCTGCCTTAATGGTTACAACCTTAAAGGATGCAATGAAGGGTCTTGTAAATCAAATTGGAACAAGTTTGACACAGCTTCAAGGAGCCTCAGTCGGTGGCAGTGCAAATTCACTCGCTACCGTAGAAAGTATGATGGCGTTTAATAAAGCACTAGAAAGTGGAGGAGGAAAACACCTTAGGGCGACTAAGTTGGGTGGCGCCCCGACTATTGGCGGCGCATACGGTATGGGTCAGGCCGCCCGATCGGACGCATTTACGAAATATGCGACTGATCAAGAAAGGGCTGAATTAGCTAGGTTAGGATTTACATCTACACCTACGTTAGATCAACTTGTTAATAAAGAAGGTACTGCATTTTTGAGTCCTCAAGCAGAACAAGCTGACGAACTATTAGCTAGAATACACGCTAGAGGAGCTATCGCAGATGTAACAAGCAGATTAGGAAGAGCTCCTACTAATGCAGAAATGAGAGGAGCACATCACTTAGGTATTGCCGGGTTCACAAAATTTCAACGAGAATTGACGACGAATCCTAATATGACAATGGAAGCCTTTATTAGAAACAACCCAAGCATGTACCCCGAAGACACTAACATTAGCCAATTTGGTGGCAGAAATTTATCTGAACAAAGTGCATTTTTTGGTTCTGAAGTTGATCGTGTTTTAGGTGGTTCTCAACAACAGCGAATCAGACAATTGGCTATGACATTAAAAGGTGAAGGGTTTAATGTATCGGGGCACCCAGATTTTAATCCAACGGGCGGTCATAAGGATGGTTCATTACATTATAGTGGACGAGCCCTTGACATTAATATAGATGGGCAAGGTCCAGAATGGAATGATCCACCTAGAAAAGCACGATTTGATGCCTTAAGGGACCGTTTAACGGCTCAACAATTTGAAGTAATTTGGGGAACAGAAGATCATAAAGATCACTTACACATTGAATTAGCTAAAGGCGGAATCGTCAGCGGCCCTGCTAGCGGATATCCAGCAACGTTGCACGGAACTGAAGTAGTGACTCCGCTTAACATGGATTCAATTTTGATGAGATTAGCCAAGACTCCTGCCGCAGCAGACGGAACTGACGGAATGTTGGGATCTAATGTTACAAGAGAAGCACTTGACCGTATGAGTTTCGCACAAAAAGAAATGATAGACGTTCTAACAAGAAAGCTTGATAACATGATTGATGCCTTAGATGACGGCAATTCTACTCGCACTAGAATATTAAGGAACAGTATGGTTTAACATAAATACTAATTATAAAGTGAAGAATTCTACCTATGTCATATAAGAAAAAGTTTTTAAACAAGTCAGGCGTATCAAGCCCTATCTCTGGCATGAACAGCAACAGCGGTGCTTGGAACGGCCAAGATGGGTCAATGTCAGGCGGCTATAGCAACACTGATTTTGGTTACAAGAACTATATGTCCAGACTTCCAGAAGTCTATACAGGACACCCAAACAGAATTGAGCGTTACAACCAATATGAAATGATGGACGTTGACGCTGAAATCAATGCTTGCTTAGACATTATCTCAGAATTCTCTACTCAGCGTAACGAACACAATAAGACACCATTCAGCTTTGAATTCAAAGAAGATCCTACTCCTCATGAAGTAGAACTATTGACTAAGCAATTGCAGCAATGGTGCAAGCTCAATGAGTTTGATGTTCGTATGTTCAAGATTTTCCGCAACATCATTAAGTACGGCGACCAAGTATTTGTTCGTGACCCAGAAAACTTCAAGCTTTACTGGGTTGACATGGTTAAGGTTATCAAAGTAATCGTTAACGAATCAGAAGGCAAGAAGCCCGAACAGTATGTATTGAAAGATATCAACGTCAACCTACAAAACTTAAGCGTTGCACAGAAAACGAATACAGACTTTGCAGCTAACCCTGCTACTGGTTTAGGCGGCACTGGCGGCGGAACTAACACTCCATACACAGTTCCTGCTATGCCATACAACACTACAGGATCACGTTTCACATTAGGACAGAGCGAGTCTGCGGTAGACAGTAAGCATATTCTTCACTTGTCATTGACAGAAGGGCTTGATAGATTCTGGCCGTTTGGTCAGTCGATTCTTGAGAATATCTTTAAGGTCTACAAGCAGAAAGAACTATTAGAAGACGCTGTTCTAATCTATCGTGTACAGCGTGCTCCTGAACGTAGAATGTTCAAGATTGACGTTGGTAACATGCCAAGTCACTTAGCTATGGCATTCGTTGAACGTGTTAAGAATGAAATTCACCAGCGCAGAATTCCTTCAGTATACGGTGGCTCATCAATCGTTGACGCTACATATAACCCACTATCAATGAACGAAGACTACTTCTTCCCTGTAACAGCAGAAGGTCGTGGTTCAAGCGTTGAAGTTCTTCCAGGCGGACAGAATCTAGGCGAGATTGACGACTTGCGTTACTTCAACAATCGTCTTGCCCGTGGTCTACGTGTTCCGTCATCATACTTGCCAACTGGCCCCGATGACAACACTACACCGTTGAGCGATGGTCGTGTCGGTACTGCGATGATTCAAGAATTCAGATTCAATCAGTATTGCGAACGTTTGCAGAACTACATGGCATTGAAGTTTGATGAAGAATTCAAACTGTTCTTGCGTTGGAGAGGCTTCAATATTGATACAAGTCTATTCCAATTAGTATTCAATCCTCCGCAGAACTTTGCTGCATATCGCCAAAGCGAATTAGATAATGCTAGAGTTGGTACATTCACTAGCATGGAAGGTCTTCCATACATTTCAAAGCGTTTTGCACTTGAAAGATTCTTGGGTCTAACAGAAGAAGAAATCAAGCGTAACGAAAAGCTTTGGGAAGAAGAAAACAAAGAAGAAGTTACTGAAGAACCAGGCGGCAGCGATCTACGTAACATCGGTGTATCAACTGGTGACTTTGAAGCAGATATGGAAACTGCTGATGAGATTGAATCCAGTGAAGAAATGGGCGCTGAGGGACTAGAAGCAGCGGGCCCAGTAGGTGACGCAGGCGGAGCAGCAGTTCCAGGTGGAGCAGCAGGCCCAGTAGGTGGCGGCGGAATGCAAATCTAAAAGATAAATAGTTTTATGAATCTATTAGAAATGTTTGACGCCCCTATTAACGGGATGCAAGATGTTAACGCTGATAACAGCAAGCCTACCTATAGAACATCAAGAAAAACAAAACTAACTCTAAAGCAAATTCGCAAGCTTCGTAGAATGCTAGACGTAAGAAACTACGAAAAGCAAAAATACCTAGAAAATGTTCGTAAGCAATATGGTGCAAAGCCTGAGCAAGCTGCCGGCGGCCCCGCAGCCTAAAATACATATCTATACTAAAAACTCAAAAAATACATAGTTATTGAGTACTTTTTCTGACTACGGCATAAGTAAGTCTACACAAAGCCATTTGTATCAGGAGAACATTTCAATGGATATTAAAAAGTATGAA